ATTTCACTGGGGTGGAATCTTCGGGAATCTGATGTTGGTGGGGGTGCGGTAATTCTTAAGGGGACACCCAGAATTCAGTGTATACAAAATGGTCTTCCTTATTCGCTGATCCTTGGGTCTCCTTCAGTGAAGATACCTCTTAATAGATCTACTGTTTTTAACTTCAAGATAGTACAGGGATCTTTTGGGTCCTCAACTTTTACTGGCACCGGGAGAGCTCTTCAGAGCTTTAACTTACCCTCCAAAGCTGGTGCACTGATAGATCAGTTCTATGTTGATGTATATGTGAATGGGAATAAATGGGAAAGATATGAATCCCTTTATGATATCCCGCTAAACAAAGAGGGATACTTGGTTAAGAGTGGTATACAGGAGGGAATAGATATCTACTTTGGTAATTCTAATTTCGGTAAAGTTCCTCAGCAAGGGGCTACGATAAGGGTAGAGTATTTACAAACATCTGGATTTAGCGGAAATCTCCAGAGTAGAGAGGACCAGATACTTACCTATAAATTTATGGATAGTGGGGAGGATTTATTTGGGAATACTGTTAACTTAGATGATTATGTTAGGGTGACCGGTGTACTCGATCCCTCATTTGGTTCAGATCCGGAGCCTATTGAAGTTACCAGGTTAGTTGCTCCGAAAACTAGCCGTGCTTTTGTGTTTGCCAATGCTGAAAATTATGAGATCTACCTACAGAAATTTAATATATTCTCACAGATACAGGCCTTTTCTACCTTTGATGATGAGTATTTGGATGATGATAATGTGGTTTACATATTTCTTGTGCCTGATGTTACTATTACTATGACTAGTAACCAGGATTATTTTGATATCCCGGAGACAAGCTTCCTTCTGACCAATTCACAAAGGCTTTCGATATTGAATCTAATAGAGGATTCTGGAAGGATGATAGCTACCACTGTTGTTAAAATCATAGAGCCTAGGATAAGAAGGTTTATCGGGAATGTTATTATCTCCATATTCGAAGGAAATGACCCTGAGATTATAAAGGATAAGGTTAGGACATCCATTTCCGAGTATATGCTGAATAATAAAAGAAGGGACAGAATACCAAAGTCTGATATAATAGCAATACTCGAATCTATTGAGGGTATTGATTCAGTTTCTTTCTATTTTATTGGAGAGGAAAATGAAAATTATCACAGAACTATTGATGGTCTCAAAAATGCAAGCGCTGCACAAAGGAATAGACAGATCGGTCTTGATGATTTTGGTGATATAATAATACAGAGGGACGAATTAGTTTTGATGAGAGGAGGATGGCAGGATCGTAATGGTGTAGAGTACCAGGAGGGTATTGTCTCGGGCAAACCGTCTGCTCTTAACATCTCCATCGCTTCTGTTAATCCTAGAAATTATATGAACGAACTTAATTCACAGGCGAAGGCAAATCTAATAGCTTCAAATAGGTAATATGAAAAGAGATTATAGCCCATATTTGGAAAGAGAGAAGGTATATTCGTTCACTACGAGTAATATAGCATTTAAAACGCAGACCCCCGTTTTTAAAACCCCCGATGACCTTTACAAAACGATATCAAGGGCACAGGAGAGATCCTATAACATTGGATGTAGTGGTTATAGAAAGGTGACGGTTAGCTCAAAGGGTGATACCCTATATGGTCCTTGCTCTAGCAATGATACATACACAGGAATCATGAAGAAAATCCAGGGTAATAATATGCAGAGGAGGTACTACCAATTTGATCCTACGGATAATCTATTCGATATACGGGACTCTTCCTATGATAATATAAGAAGTGGCTATGATTATAAGGAGAAGATTTTCCAAAACACCATGTCTAATGTGATATTTAGAGATCCTAAGAAATCTGAGATACTCTATTATCTACAGAGGGTTGTTTTTGCTTTAGTTGAGTCCGTAAAGCAGATAAGAAATTCTTTCAATTACACGGTACCATTTAATAATAAGAGAGTATTCTAAAGATGGCAAATCGGCACCTTAAATTTTTTGATAAAAAGGGAGAACCTTTAAATTTTGAGTATGTTGGAGCTACTGCAGCTGCACCGTTAACTTATAACTTCAACTACGAATCTAGGTCCACCGATGCTAATCCTCCCCAAGGGAGGATATCCTTATTTGATATTTCTTCAAATGTTCTTTATATGAACAAGAAGGATATGAATGGTTATGATTTAACTGCTTGGGCTAATTCGGTTAATTCTAATGTTTCCCAGGGAGGAAAGCTAACCCTTAAGGTAACTTTTTATCCAGCTAATATTCTGCAGGGTGATATATCCTCGATTGTAATATCTGGATCCATACTTAAAATAAATCTATCCAGGGTTATTGGGGTAACCACCATATCTAATGATAATACAGCTTATATAGAGTGTATAACCTCAGATTTGCCTGGCGGATATTTCACTGGCTCCATATTCTTTGACCCAGTTTCTGCTGGTCTTTATGAGAATGAACAGATATTCGTAGTTCAGCAATTTAAAGATAGCGTAACCGGATCTGATTTTCTAGGAGTTCCTCACACTGGCTCCACAGGTTCATCCAATGATCCTTTGTGGAGAACTAGATGGGAAAACGATACCTACGGAAATACTGACGTTACGGATGTCTTATTCACTTACAAAATAACCGAGAATGACCCTGATTTAGGCGGGGATCCATCAATAATAAATTACGAGAATATAGCAATTCCCATAATTAAGGATGTCACAGATTCTTATAGCAATGGGTATATTGTTACACCGGAGGCGGGTACACCATCTAGAGCTATCTCAGTTAATGTTGCACTTAGTGCCCCTGATTTTGCTGCTGAAATATATGAGAGGAAGTTAATTATAGAGGACATAACCTCGGGGGGTGCAGAAAAGATTGCGGAGGTTTTATTTTATGGGCAGGTAATAGGTGAGGACTCAAGACTCAATGTTTTGACCAATAATTTGGGTAGGGCTTTTTTCGGTAGCGACTCACCCATACTAAGAGAGCATGATCCCTCTGAACCCTTGCCTGATTACGTTGAAATAAATGAGAAGAGGAAGGAACTCATGGTTGCCGGGGATGATATATTCCCGTACATAGGAAGCTATAAGGGACTCATAGGTGCTTTAAAATTCTTTGGCTATCAAGATCTGAGAATAAAAGAGTACTGGCTCAATCTAAGATACAACAAGCTAAATCTATCTCCTCTGGAGGAGAATAAGATGTTTCTTAATAAGTATGGTAATACTCCAGTCCCTAATCAGTCTAATCTTATTGCTGATGTTTTTGATAATGAGAACACCGGGAAGTACAGATTGGAGCAGACCTATGGGCCGAACTCAGATGGCGAATATGTGCTAGATATTTCGTCTGAAAATACCTTGGTGCCTAGCAGAACTTACAAAAAGACATCTCTTTTTGGTCTCTATTATAATATAAACACCACTGCACCTACTGAGGATGATTACGGATATCCAAATACACCGGAGGCCTTTGCTTTTACTCAAGAGGAAGTTCTTGTTAAATTATTTGCTCTCAAGGAGAGGCTTAAGAATTCGTATTTGCCACTTAATGCTAGAATCATTGATATTACTGGGGAGGGTGTTTATTACAATGTTTATAATACCAAGGCCTGGACGGATGTACTGGAAAGGGAGGATATAGACATTGGTAATAATATAGAATTTACCCCAAACCCAGATTTTGGGTTTATAGAGGATCTTAGAGCTTTTGGTACGAGACCAAGCAAGACTTCTGTGCAGGCTCCTATGAACTACTACGATGTGGTTGATTTGAATTTTGCTGCAACTGGTCCATCCGGGAATGCTTTCATAGTTAATGGTATTACTGGTTTTAACCCAGCCCTCTCGTTAATGAGAGGTAAAAAATATAAGCTAAACCTTACCCAGGGTTCTTATGCTTATGACTTGTACTTGACAACGGATCCAGGTCTTACCCAGATAGATCCCCTAGGTGTATCAAATAACGGAGCTACAGGGGGAACTGTAACAATAGATGTTAATCCTCAGGAATCTGACAATTTATATTACTATTCCACTACTAGTTCCTTGCTTAATGGATCAATTAACATTATTGATTCCAGTATATCGGACTTTGGTAACGATGTGAATCCTCTCTCTAATGGTCAGATATACACGCCGGAGCAAAATAGAAGGATGATCAACGCTATCTCTAATTTTTACTACATAAAGGAGAATGAGATGCTAAAAAATCTGGGTGATGACGTTAATGATCCCGTGATTGATTTAAATAGAACCACTGGTAATAAATATCTAAATCCTCTGGGAATGCCAGTAATTTTAGAGCTAGGTGTAGATAGATGGGTTTGGGATGAGATGGGAATGACATGGGATGCTTTAACCCTTCCGACATTTACATTTAGCAGTAAAGCTTTAACTTGGTCATCTATAGATTTTTCTGCATATAATGAGATAGAGTGGGAGATAACAAAATCACCCACACAAGAGGGCAGCCCATATTATTTCTCCAGGAGAGGCTACGCTATGGATTATTATAAGTTAGCCCACTTCTTACCTTATGTTGGAACCTATGACGTTACATGTAACCTTTACGATTCTTTTAATTTTAAGAATGTTAAAATAAAAAAATCTACCATAGAGGTATCCCCGAGGAGCATATTGATAGATGGTTGGACCAGATATAGAGAAAATGAGAATTATCTCTGGGATCAGACTATTAGGACATGGAACTCATATAATTCAATTTGGGAGTATCCTTCAGAAGGTAAGACTTTTGACCAGGTTGCAAAAGAAATCCCTGAGGAGATATTGGATTTTGCTGTATATGGTAATAATGCTATAGATGGGCAAAAACTTAGCGTTAGTAAATATACTGAAGGAGTAGGTGCTTCGGGTAACTTTACCATCAACCAGGAAATTTTGGATATTAGATATGTGTATTCTTTGCTAATTAGCGGGGGTCAATACGGATATGCTACTGTACATACGGTTCAACCCCATAATTTTATCGGAGGTCAAACTGTTTATATTAGTGGATCGATAGATGATCTAAATAAATCGTGGGCAATTACCTCAATTCCCGACGGCGCTACCGGATACAGTTTTACTGTTCCTTATATCCTGAGCAATCAATCCGGAGTTGGTGCTACCTCCGGTACAGGTTCCCTTATAGGTGCTACTGCATACTATGTCTTACCTGATTCATACCCAAGTCAAAAGACTACGGGTGGGGGTCAAATAGAGGTTTATATAAACGATCGCATAATAGGTGCAACGTCTTCCGGATCTAACTTGCAATCCACCGTCAATGGAATAATAACGGAGATCAACCGAGTTTATACTCAGCCAGATTATTTTGCACAATCTTTTTATCCTGATAATATTCCTGCTACAGTAAACATAGTAGCTGATGCTGAGAGCGGAAATATTGGGAATGGCGATAAATTACGAGTTAATCTATCTGGTTCCCTATCCCTCGTATCTAGCGATCCCAATTTGGGAGGCGGAATTACTGGAGGTACAGCTTATGTTTCCTGGGATCCTGCAAATGGAGATTTACCAGTTGAGAATCTCAAGTACTTTGGTACTAAATTTCTGAATTGGGAAACTTTTACTGATTCGTCTTGGAATGAAGCTTACGCTCACTCTTGGGCTGATTTTGGATATGAAAGCGGATGGCTAGGTGGATACGAGATTCATAGTATTAAACCTGGAGATCATATTGAATTGAGTATGGGAGCTGATAATTATCCGCTGCCCACAGGGGTCACATTTGCTAAGGATGGTGGCACGGGTTCCACGTCATATCTTACCCTAGGTTCTGCCTCGTCCCAGCTAAATTCATCGAATGATGTAAACATAACCAATTTTTACTATAGAACAATTCCAACTGGAGCCACTGCTTATTTGACCACCTCTGGGCCAATAGATCCTGCATTTTATGATGCATCGGTCTCTGGTGGGACTGCGCCAGCTCCTGCCACAATGCCAGGTGCACCTCCTCCGTTGGTAGTTTCTTTCACCTATGCAACCGGACCTTAATAATAGAGAAGAAATATGTCTAATATAACCATTTACCAAGGACAACAGATAATCTTTACTGACACAACCTCAGGAGGAACTCCACCTTACCAGTATTCCTGGCAATTTAGTGGTGGAACCCCATCCTCTGCTACTGGAGCTACTGCTTCAGTTACCTATGCTTCAGCTGGTGATTACAACGTTAGGCTGGATGTAACTGATAATGCTGGGGTTAATTCCTATTTATTGCAGAGTGGTTTGGTGACAGTTAACCCTGCTATAATGAACGCAAATTTCAGCAGATTGTATACCTCAAGGTTGATGTCGCAGGTGAACGAGTTTTATGATACGAGTACAGGATCTCCTAATGATCCTGTTGCGTGGGCTTGGTTCGTAGGTACTGACGTCTTTACAACACAAAACGTGACTGGGTTTCAGTATGATGATTGGGTTGATGTACCGGGTGCTTCCCCTTTGGATCCGCCAGGAACAACAAGGACTGTTACTGTTCAGCTAACTGCCATTGCTTCCTCCCCCACTGCTTTTGATACTGTTTCTAAGACCTATACCGTATCTAAGATCGGTCCCATTGAAAATTACTATATAAATGCCAATTATCCAATTATTCCATTGACAAGTTATACGGAAGAATCCCCAGTTTATAGCACTACATACAGAACATCCGCAATAGGACTTTCTCCTGACGAGGCTATTATGTCTATAAAGCCTGGAGCTAGCGGATCTGGAATTCAGCCGATCAAGTTCTTTCATTCAACCCAGGAGGACGTCAAAATAAGATGTACGGGTATGGCTACTATAGGTACCAGTATGTATAGCAAAGGATGGGGAGATATTACTGATTGTTTTACTTGTCTTAATCCCCCCTTGTATGGTGGCACTGTCCCTACTGTTGCAAGCGGAAATTACATACTAGGATATGGAAGTGTGGATACCATATTTTTCTCCGTTGGTCCATTTGTGACCAATTTAATAGATAACTATGGGTATACTGAGGATCTTGTTGCTGAGATCATCGGGAGCAGATATCCGATTATGCATTCTGCTCAGTTAGTAACGATAATCAGCAGAGGGTTCCCGGGTACTAATTTTACGTATACGGGTCTTTCTGGGAATGATCCAGTTGTATATTCTACTCTGTTTTTTACAAATAGAGGATTCTCTGGCACATCTTATGAGATAACTTTTAACTATTCGTTGGCTAGCGGATCTACCGGAAGCTTTACCGTTACCATGAATGGAAACTCTGGAATTGGTAATGCCCCAGGGACAGCGGGAGAATTCTATTCCATGCAGGATGTTGGTCCTGATTTAGGTGTTGCTTCTCAGTTGAATTCTGCCTTTGTTTCTAATTTTCCGGGGGGAACTGGGGATATCGAAGCTGTAGCACTAAGTAGATTTAATGTTGATTCTGGAGGTGATCCTTTTAATTTCTATGGGCTTAAGTTGTTGATAAAGAGCACTGATATAAATAAGTTAGAAATTGACGATAATTCCGCCGCGTTGACTGCACTTTTAAGTGGCAACCCTAAAATTTTACCTTTCGCTGGTACTGTAAGTGCAGCAGCTACTTGTAGCGGGTGTCTTAAAGTGGTCAATGACCTGGTTAGTTATCAGCTAACTGGTTCTCAAGTACAAATTGGGGGAAGTATTTTTTAAGATAAATATGAATAAGAATGGCTAATTTGAATCTTTATATAAACGAGGCTTCTCTCGATTCCGATGGATCTGTTTGGGTTGTTGGTAGGGGTCTAAGCAACTATGACGGGAACCAATGGAATTATTATAATTCAATAAACTCCGCTGTTCCCTCTAATGCTTCCTATTTCAAGGACACTAGATCAATTTCCATCGACCCACAGAATAATAAGTGGGTTGGTTCAGCTGTCACTACAGGTGTGGATCAGAATTTGGTTTTCTATATTTCTGGAGATGATGTTAATTCAGGCAATTCCTGGGATAAATCGGAATTTGGCGATATAATTTCGTCTGAATCTTCTTGGGACGTTCCATCGATTTATGCCTGTCCCTATGGTAATGACGTATTAGCTTTTATCTCCCCTCTTAATGGTGGGGGAGGAACGGGGGCTAGCGGAGATATCGGTGTAACCGGTGGTTATCTATGGAGATATGATAAAGTTGACGAATCCTGGTCTGAGGTTGCCCCAGGCTATACCTGGCCACATATTTACGAAATGACTGCAGTAGGTACCAAGGGTGGAGATTATGACTATTATCTATGTACTGATGATGGACTTCAAATAATACCTGATGGAAAAATAGCAACGGATGATCTGGAGGGGGGTATAATATCAATCCCCGAGATGGTGAAGAAAAACACCTCTAATTCTAATATAGGATCCGATGTTGTTTACTCCATATCATTTGACGAGAATGGAAACTACTGGCTTGGTACCTCTGATGGATTGGTGTATTGGGATGGCGAGAAATATTATCGGTGGTCCATTGGTGCTGGTGTCGGTGTAACCAAAGTGGTGTCCAGAAAAAATGGTCATGTATTTTTTAAGATTGGATCTCCTAACATGGTGGCAGTTCCAAACACGGATGGCTTTTACCACTTTAACGGGACAACATTTACAAATTATACGCAATCCAACTCTGATTTGATTGATGATAGGGTTATAGACCTACTCGTTATCCAAGAGAAAAGTCAATATACTAATAAAACCGCGTATTCATCGGACCTTTGGGTTGTAGCTGGAAATTATATAACCCTCTTTGATTATACTATACCCCATGTATATGGGACCTCTAAGTACACTGGAACTACCGGGTGGAATTTTGTATCGTATACCCCAACTACCGAAGGCGGTACTACGGACACCGCAAGATTACCAAAATCTAATAAATATACTTGGGAATTTCCTACCTGGACTAATAGAGATCTTTCGCCTTTGCTAAATAACCATCCTGGAATGGACCCAAGGAATCTATTCCTTGAGACCGACTTCAAGGATATAGCTAACAACTCCGCTGGTAATAGGAGCTATTGGAGTAATCCACCGGTTCTAAGTTATACTGATGTAGACAGAATGAAATTAATCCCTGATGAATATTCTTGGCTTGACGATATAGATAGCTTTACTATCACATCATCTTGCAGATATAAGGGTTATAATGTGGTAACTGGATATTCGAGCGAATCGTCTATAAATCTAGGAGAGCCATCAAATTTAGAATCCGCATATTCCCTTGTAAATCCAAATCCTAGCGGAGGTACTGGAGGAACTGGGGAGGTTGGATTCGTGGCTTTTTATAGTGATGCAGGGCAAATTATGGGAGCTATACCATTTAGAGGAAAATCGACGAGGGCTCTCAGAGCTTGCCCCTCTCTGGATGACTCTACACTCTTCGTTGCTGGATCATTTAGTAATTACATAGAGGCAGGTAAATTTGTATATGGATCTAAGTTTCCTGGTGCTTCTGAGATGAATGCCACTGGGGTTAGCGGTCCAACTGGTGCCCCTATAGGTTTTTCCAATATAGCTACTCCTGGTATTACAGCCAGCTATGACTACCCTTGGATATTAAATGGGCCCACTGGAGCTACCAGCGGTGCTTATATACCAGATGAATCTGTCTTGGACGGCAGTTCTGGATATTTTATCGCTGAGGTTGACTATGATATAGGAAATCAGGTTAGCTACGGTGGTATAGATTTTTCCCAGCCTAACGCTATACAATCAAGCTACTGTCTAAGTAACTTTAGGTACTTCCCAAGGGCAAGTTATTCATATGATGTCAGGCCAGGATCTCCTACGTCGAGTAATGACACCTCGGTGGGTATTTCTGACTTATCAATATCTAAGAATTCAGTAAGACTTACCACTAATATAGAAGGTGGAATATCGACTCTCTCAAACGGGTATGGCCGAACTGAGGACATACCAAATTCTCCGTATTTTCTTTTCTCTGAATTCGAGGGAGGGAGCTATTACAGCAACGGATTTGTGATTGATATGGATTCTTACTTAGATTTGAAGAATGGATTTACATTGGGATCCACAGGATTTCATCTTAAGGAAATCCAGTCGCTGAGAGATAGTTCAACTTATGTCTTGAGTGGATCCTCTAGTTCGAGTTTTTCTTCAGGCGGGGTCAGTCTTAATCATCCTGGACCCACCGGAGTATCTAGACCCTTTTTCCTACTGAACTCTTCATCTAATCTTGGGATTACAGGTGCTTTCGTGAGAAACTTCAATTCTGCTGATCCCCTGTATTCAGATTGGAGTTCTACTGGTCTAGTCTATCGATCTAATAGTCAATATTATTTTGATTTCCTATATAGTGGAAATGCTACTATCACACCTCCTCCAGCAGGAACTAATGGGATTGTAACTGGAACTTCGGGGGGTGTCAATCTAGGAACGATCTCGTTAAGACCCGGGGGTGGATATTCACTTGCATCTAGCTATAATTTTTTACCTTCATCTTATGGGGAACCATACAAGGTTTCCTTGACCCAATGTAGCAGGGTTGATAGCGACGGAGACTATTACGTATCCCTAAAATATCCTCAGGATCCTGCGATTGTTGGGGATTCTTATAATATTGTGAAAAGGAATGTCACTGGGACATTTATAGATTCTTTCTCGACCTCCCAGAGAAGTCCGGAATCATTTAAGAGCGATCTTTTCCATATAGGGGGTGTTGATCTTCCTGGCTCAAATCAGGCTTCGGTTTATAATCTGATCCCTTTTGTAGATGTCCTCTTCATAAACTCTATACAGGAAGGAGCCGATCTAACAGATCAGTTTAATGACTTTCTTATTAGAAATGGAAGAGCCGAATGGACCGATATTGGTGGAAATTCGGGATACTATGATGACCCAGGTGTTAGCCTGGTTAGCCCGGGTGTTTATCAATTTAGTGTTCTTTCTGGTGGTGTAGTAGGGACGAAACCAGAGGATCTTATCCTTGGTGAGGTCTCATTCAAGCTTACCCCTTCAGTTGGTGAACAGAGCGATTTCACATTTACTATATCGGGAGGGAATAATATGTTTTTAGCTGGCTCACATTCGGGTGTTACCGGTCCAGCAAATCTCCCTTATGTTTCGGGCGATGGCAATTTCACCTCGATGTTTAAGGGATATAAGAAATCCCCTGGTAAGGCAATGGGCGATATTATTTCCAGAGTTGGTTCTGGGTCATGGTCCTGGGTAGATGTCCATAATAGCAATTCTGACCTATACGTTCCTATGCTTTCTACCCTATTTTTGAGTAATTATGATTCCAAGATATTTGGGAAAAATAATAACAGGTGGATATTAACTAATGCAGGAACGGGCGAGGTTTTGCTTGATGTGAAATCCGTTCCCTATTTTATCTATACCTTTGCTGAAAGTGGCTATTACTCGATTGTTAACTCGGTGGAGGATTCTGCTGGAAATGTATATGAGGTTTCCAAACCAGCTTTTGTTAAGGTTGTAAATCAGTCTATACCTCTTGCCAACGACCCGAACCCTGAATATGTTAACTCAGCTGATTACGGGTACATACCTGCTAATCTGGATAGAAATTCTAAAGCTCTTGAGCTTGGTAGAGACATGAATTTAGATCAACTTGAGATTATGCTCAACCAAAGAGTGAAATTCGGATCTGGTATAGTGATACCAAATAATCCGGATGCCACTTTCAATCAGTAACTATTAGCAAGTAGCCTAAGTACCTCGTCTATTGATTCGTGTCTATGGTTGTCCTTAAGTGAAATCGTATAAACAAAGGATGAATCCTTAAGTTTGGGAACCTCATGTATTGCTGAGTCGTTATTGAATTTAAGATCTATTTGTTGCCCGTCCCCGCACAACATCATTTTTGAGTTCTTTCCAAGTCTACCTAGTACCATCCCTAGCTGCTGTTTAGTGAGATTTTGGAATTCGTCTACAATCACGATGCAGTCATCAAAAGTTCTGCCCCTAAAATGTGTTAGAGACACAAGCTCTATGTTCTCATCTTTTTCCATTTTTTCTAGTATATCCGGTTTATTGTAGACCTTTCTCATGTTGGATCTTATAGGAACTAGCCAAGGTTCCATCTTTTCCTCTAAAGAACCTGGTAAAAAACCATTATCCTCGTTAGATACCGTGGGTCTGGTGATTACTATTTTGTTTACCTCCCTTTTGAAGTATGAGTCCAGAGCTATTTGGACCGCTAACAGAGTTTTGCCACTACCTGCCTTCCCTGTTATAAAGCTAAATGGATGGTTTCTAATTTCTGCTTTTGCTAGTTTCTGCTCCTCTGATAAGGAGATTGTGAACTTTATATCCCCTTTGGGTACTCTCTTTTGGGTGTTTTCAGGCATTTTTTTAATTATTTTTGAGTATGCTCCATCCTAGATCTTCTATCAATTCGGCTAGCATGGTTTCTTTTTGATCTTTTACTATATCGTTCAGATTATACTTATCTGACCCGTTCTTAAATACTGTGGAACTCTTTAGTAGTTTATATCCTTTTTTATGACTTGAGAAGTATGAAAGCCAGAGATCCTCTATAAACCAGTATTTCTTTGGACATTCATAGAGACCTTTTTCCATGAATATTTCCATATCTGCTACCATACCCCCAGTTCCACAGTGGTGAACTTCTTCGTGTGGGTCAACTAGTATCCTGTTTTCTCTTCCGAAGTATCTCGTTGAATTAAATTTCCAGGACCACTGGGAAAGTATGGTCTTAGGTAGGGCCTCTTTTAAGAATTTTTCTATCGTATCTTCCTCAAACGTTTGGTCGTCATCTATGAAGATGCAATACCTGCTCAATTCTGGATTTCCATATAGGTGATTTGCAAAATAGAATCTACCAAACCCTCCTATATTAAAATCGCTTTCGAAAATCTCTGAGCTAAAGGATGCTTTTTTTGTTAATATATCTAGTATATCCTCGGTAATATCCGAATTGTTGTTCCATATAAACAGCTTGAAGTTCTTGTTTGTCTGTTTATTTAGGGCTTCCACCACTTTATTGAACCCTTCTACCCTCATCCAGGTACATATAATGACCGGGACAAGCTTGGGTTTGTCCGAATCAATCAGTCTCAATTCGGATTTATTAAGCTTCAAATCATATACTCTCCTATGGGAGTGTTTATTTCCAAGCATATTTTAGAGTTTGAAAATGGATGTGATATATATTTCAAAACTAAGGAAATCAAAAAATTTACATCAAATGGCCACAGTAAGCACAACAACGATTCTAGGATCTGACTCGATTTCTTCCTCAAGGACAACACTTAATTCTAATTTTCTATTATTGGAGAATTGGATTAATGCATACAATAACACCTTTGGTATAGATTCAACCAATGGTATATTGGATCTTACAAATGCATCCACTGGGAGAATATCAGCGAAGACTGGTAAATTCGATTCAATCACGATCCCAAGCGGGGGAACAGCACTAGCACAGATAACATCCACTGGAGCTGGTAGTTTCCAAAGCATTAGCACTACAACCCTGACAGGTAGCGGTACCTTCACTCTGTCGGGTAACTTAAATCAGAGCGGAACAACAACTTTCTCTGGTTCTACCAATTTAAATGGAGCTTCCTCTCTAAATTCTTCATTAACTTATGGGTATCTAACTGGTAACATCAGGAGTCAGAACACCACGGTATCCCCCGGCATCACTGCAGGAACTGCATTCCCTAATTCTGCCACTGGTGGGGGTGGAATAACGACTACCTCAGGAACACCATATGCTATTACGGGACTAGAAGATGTAATTTATGCTAGTTGTAGCTCTGGCCTTTATTTAAGCGTAGGTACGACAGGTGGAACTGCATCCAATCTCCCTGCTGGTTTAAGAGTAACCATAGTGAACACTGATAATACATCGGGAAGTATTAAAACTGGTGTACAAAGTTCAGCATATACCGGATTTAACACGGTTAGCAGTTACGGGGAATTCCCGTCTACCGGAATTACCGTAGATGGTGGCAAACCTTATCAATCATCAATTCAGCTCCAGTGGGAGCCTAGAATTGGTAAAGGCACCGGAAATCAGGAAGGATCGTGGGTAGTACTCGGATCTACTAATATGACCTGGTAATAATAAAAAAGCAAAGATAGATGGCAAAAACACCTTTTATAAGGCCTCTACAAGTACAGGGCGGAACGTTTTACGCCTTCTCTTCTGCTGCGGAGGATTTATCCTTTACGTTTAATAATTCGGTAAACAAATTTAAGTTTTCTAAATTTGCTCTACTCGATATACCGCAAATAAATTCCGGAGATCCCCTCGGAAACTCCATTAAACTGAACGCACCTGATGGTGCTTTCTTGGACAAGGCTACTAGCGCTGGTAAAATTATTACAGGTAATGCTAATATCGACTTTTCGCAGAGCTTTCAAAGCTACTGTTTAAATTTGGAGACCACCATCCTTAGTTCTGATGTATATGACTCGGATTTAAAGCAGAATGTTTCTGAGAGAGTATTCTTTAAGTGGCTAAAAGAACTCGGGGCTATTAGATTCCAGCCTGCTTCTAGCGATCAGGTGGTTTCAGCACTAGACCAAAATACGGTCACTGTAGTTGATTCCCTCCCGGTTACACAAAAGAGGTACGTTGAGGGGGACCCTTCTGGTGGGACTGGATCTTATGGTTTAACTGGATCCACTTATAATAGAGTTGTTCAATACATAGGGAATCTTGATATAGTTAACTCGGTTAAAAATAACAATAACACATATTCGGAAGTATATGTGCATGTACCTACCAAGGACGGTAACACTCCAACTGTTCTATTTAAGAATGTGGTTGATAGTAATTATTATCCTGATTACCAGTGGACCAACAGTCCCTCGGATCCCTTAGATACCGAGTATCTGACTGGTAGAGCATATGACGAATTAAATCCAAGCGGACTTACCAACTTAGCCATTTTTGATGATGATGTCTTGGGATCACCCACGGTAACCTTTGAGGATACCTCAGATGGGGCTACTGGTGATGGAAATTGGTATAGCCCAAGAGATACCGCTAATACTTATTTTAGTGATTCCTCATTTACCGATACTACTTCCCAGATACTTTCCAAATCATATAGTGGAGCTACTGGAGGTGCGGGATTCCAGAAATATGTTAGAACCAGATTAGATTCCATTGGTATAGACTTCGACCCTGACTCGTATAAGCAGGTCGTGGATGACGCTTCCATAAGCACCATAGAGGAGTTTAATTCCACCTCCATATCTGAGGATTTCGATTTTAATTGTGTCTTGATTTATTATGATGTTTATGATCCTGCAGTACCTTCGGATTCCGCTACTAATTTATATGGGGTATTATTTTTGGATGATGTCCAGTCTGTCGGTTCTGACATATACAGTATACCAGCATTTAAGAAATTTAAACCAAATGTTGTATCCAAACTCAATGGAAATTCCTATGGTTTAAAACTTAATATCAAGTTCGATGTAGATATTGACCAGACCGGGGTAGAACAGGCTATAAACGATTATTCACCTTTTTCCTTGACCATGTTCATGGATGCCATGAACGTTCTTCAGGATGCTTCCTCTACCCTGAACAACAGTGCTTCCACTTACACCCAACTGGAGAACAGAGTTTCTAATCTAGAGAATCTCACTCTTTCTACCGATACAACTGCCAATCTAGATAGGAGAATAGCTTCCCTGGAAAGCTCCTATGCTTCCAATCAGGCCCTTTTTAACAATACTCAAGCTGTTATGTCTCTAATAAATCAGAACTACGAGCTTATAAGAGCCATAGTTAATAATGAGACCTCAGTTGAGATTTCATATAATCTTGATGGCATAAAACAGGGATCTGGTGTTATCGTAGATAGAAGTGTTCCGGATCAGGTCACTATATCCAATAACAATCAGGATTTTAATATCGGATCTAATCTTGGCACAGTAACTTTACAAAACTCCTCCCCGAATGTGGTTACGCTGGTTAATTACACAAACTACTTGAAACACGTTAATGACGGGGTTCCTATTACTCTCTCATCAGATCTTGTTATACAGGTGAGTGATCTTACCTCTAGATGGCAAAGGGGTCAGGTTATGAGATTTAGCTTCGGCGATCAGATTATACCCGGGGATTTCAACATAACCTTCCTTACTGACGCTGCCGGTAGATATCCACTGTCGAACCCTAGCGGGGTTAGCTACTCGTCGTTGATAATTTCTCTAGTTGATTCGGATGTTAGCACCTATGACTATCTGCCTGTGATAGACATTGTTTGTGTCGATCCAGACAACTTGGTTTTTCAAGCCGACATAATAGGAAAAAGTTTAACTAACAATGGGTAAAATTTTAAAGTAAAAAATGGCATCTACACAAAATTCAATTAGCTCTTTAGTAGCTCAGTTTTTAAGACTTCAGAAGAATTCCATAGAAATAATAAATGGACTAAACGAGGTAGCAACATCGACCAGCGATAGTGTGCAGATAGAGGTTTTGGACGAGGATGGATTACCCTCTTTTGCCAATCTGCCAGGCTATGGATATCTCAGATCTCAAATACAAAGATTAGATTCCAATATACAATCTTTGGCTGGATTAGGTGATAACTTTGCTACTGTTAGAAACCCTGATGGCACATATTCCCAGGTTTATAAATCCCAGCCGGTGAAGGATCCTACACCTCTCCAAAACTTGCAGGTTCCTAGCACTTTTGATACTAGGGACAACTGGTTCTTTGAGAGTTTTCTAACTCCTCTTCTGTACATAACTGTAGATGTTACTGGTCAGATCGAGGATGATGCAGATCGGGTAAGAGTAAAGAGGATCATAGCAAACACCGATACTGAGGAGAAGAAAAATTACTTTGATCAGTCTTTAAGCGGACGAAACGATCTAACCGAGGAGGCATTTATAGAAGCCCTGGATGATGCTGGAATATTATATTTTATCGATGAGGATAATATAGATCTTCCACTTAGGACCATCAGGAACAAGGGTAATTTCGGCGTGATATCATTTTATGATGATGTTGTGACCCTTACTGATGCTAATGGCAGATCCACTGAGGAAACAAGGAGAAATTATAAGCTTACCACGGTAAATTACACGGATACATCCACTAATGTAACCGACGGTAAGACATTGAGAGTCGGTGATACCCTCCTAACCGCTGATGGTTCTAGATACCGTATAACGAGTGTAAATATAGAGGAAACTTCTGTACAGTTAAAAAGGACTTCTGGCTATCAGCCTATAGAAATAGGAAGTGACACTCTGACTCTCCTTTCCACTCAATTTAGTGAGAGAACTATACAGGTTAATATTGGATTTGACGAGAGACAGGGAATATTCTTTAAAAAGATCGACGACAACTATAATATAGTCGGATCTACCTGGTCTACTGGTATAATTTTCTTTAGTAATAATCTCAATATAAATACACAATCTGGGGTTAGAACTCTAGAGCAGTTTTACCTAAGTAACGTGGCTGATATAGGACAAATTTTCCTAGGAATGGCTAAGGAGAAAAAAATAGCAGCTATTAATGCTGAGCTTCCCAACCCACCGGTTTTATCTGCGAGCAACTTCAAGGTAGTACAGATAAACAAGCAGTTAACTCAGGGAACGGATGTTCAAACTTTGAATGAAAAGGTTGCCCTAAAGTCTACACTCCAGAGCGAAATATCCCAGATAGATAATTCCATCTCGAGAGTGAGATCTTCAATCAACAGTGCTTCTAATTCTGCCGTTCTTGGGTCTTCTAATGCGATTTCGCGTGCTAACTCCTCTAGAACAACAGGTAATTCTAATCAATCGCAACAAGCTAGTTTAATCTCCCTTACCGAACAAAGGGTGCAGAAACAGCAATTGCTGACTTCCGTTGTTTCTGATATAACAACTTTATCCGAATCCACCCCTCAAATTTCAGTGGCTCCGAAATATAGGGCCAGGGGGTTTTGGGCAATGCCTGCAGCTAAGGATAGCCCTCTAACTGGTCCTCAGAATGTTATACAATTCCTGATACAATACAGGTATCTTAGCGATTCTGGGGCTTCCCCAGCAGTGGATCAGATTAACTATGTTGATGAAAACGGACAGGAGAAAACCGGGGCTTTTTCCAATTGGAATGAGATAAAGAGTGAGATCAGACAAAAAGTATATGACCCCAATACTGGAACATACGTATGGGTCGAGGAGCAGCCAGATAATGCTGATAATATAAATATAAATCAGCTTGATATTCCCATAACTAAGGGAGAGAGGGTGGAGGTCAGAATAAGATCCATCTCTGAAGCAGGGTGGCCAGATAATCCTGCAATGTCTGATTTTAGTGAATCTGTAATTATAGCTTTTCCTGAGGATGCGAGTACACAAAGTACTGCTGCTAATATGAATAACAACCTTAAGGATGCTGCAGTTTTACAGGTTCAACAGGATCTTTCCTCAAAAGGAATCGATGGCCTTCTTTCTCAACAGTTCACAACGGGTGATAAGGTTTATTATCTCGGATCCGACTCGATTGCGAGTGGATTCTATGATAGCTCAGGGAGTCCGGTTGATCTACTCAGAAAGATAACAGAGTTACAGGACCAAATTAACTCATTGAGTGCAAGACTCACCAGTGCAGCAGGAATTCTGGAGGTCTCAATTGTTGACTCGTCGGGTAATTCTCAGATTGTGGAGAATGGATCGACTATCAAGATTAGTGGAGGTTTCTATAATCAGATATATGAAACACCAACTACAGCTGGTGGGGACGCTGGTAAAATAGCTTCCTCTATCTATGAGATCCGGATCAGTAATTCTTCTGCGGGTGTGCTGGAACTTTCCTCCATTTTGCCCGGTGGATTAAGTGTTTTGGCAGGAACTGATAGTACTTATCCTCTTCCTTCCGGATACAGCACAAATTTAAGATATGGTGAGGTTCCTATATCCATCACATCACTCAATCCGTCGGACATTGTTGTTCCAGGTTCATCCCTGGCTACTGATACCTCTTTTCAATTATTCAGGCAGGCACCACCGTATGCTTCGGGTAATTCGAGTAGCCAGTATTTATATCCCAGATGGAGGAGTGTAGGTCTAGACAACGACCTCTATATCCAGCCATCCGCTTTTAATTCTTCATATGCATATACTGGGGACACGGACGGTTTACCTAGGAATGGAAGCCAGCTTTTGCCCTTCGATCCCGTGGTTGCTTCAGTCCCCACAGCTTCTGGTACGAATGCTAACGTTTGGAATGGAACATATAGCGGAAGTACCGGATCATACACCCCAGCTGGCAATGGAACACTTTCGGAGTTCTGTATACATAAGAATCACCCTATTCTAAATACCGGCTCTGGAATAGATTTTGAAAATCTAGTTAAACCAGATTTTAGTAACGATGTGGTAGTTTACCCGTATTTCAGGCAATCTGATTATTTCTATGTCGACACAACTCTACCAAGTAACTTTATGCAGCTAGGGTATCAGGAAGTCTCTGAAGATTTTGTGACTGGCCCAACAGCTTCAGTTAGAGATGATGGTATGTACCCACAGAAATTAGGATTTACTGAGGATGATTTATATCTAATCGGGAGATACACTTGTGGTGCTTACCTCTTTCTTGGACCACCAACTGCATCTCTTATCCAGGTCGAGGGGTCAACACAACTAGCTACCAAGAATATAGCGGATTCTTCCGGTTCCATAAATGTACCTCTCATATTTCAATTTAGAGCTACGGATGCTCTTGGTAATATAGGAGGATTTAGAGCTGATGGTAACCCAACTAATATTACATACACTAAAAAAGCGGGGATAGATATACAGGTTAAAAACCAGAGTCCATTCTCATTTGACGTTGAAGTTACCGGAAAATATAAAAATGATACCCTTTCTTCTCCAAACTTTACTTCCTCACGGATTATTGGATAAGATAGGATAAAGGGAAAAATATGTCTTCACCAAAACTCTTTGACTATAATACATCCTTCGGGGTTCTTAGAACCAATCCTCTCCTGACTGGGAATCTCAAGATCACTTTAGATTCCACCGGGGGAGTGTGGTTAAATTCATTTAATGCTAACCCGACCCTTAGCTCCCAAAGGTTTAAGAAATATCAGGTAACTGGTAATCTTCCATACGCTAAGGATGTTTATAATTTTTTCGAGGAAGGGGCGGTTCCTAATGATATAATCTTTGAAGTTGGTAAGTTTACTGACGGTGAGAATAAAGCGGTAGATAACTTTGATCTGCAGTATGATTTCTTTTATGGATCGGGTGCTTCCACTTTAATAGATAGGAATTATACCGAGAATTTTAGATATTTCCAGCCCCTTTGGTTAAGGAAGGAGCTTCCGGAATTCTTTGTTGTCTTCAAGGTTCCTGAACCCCTCTCATATCCATACAGCACTAACCAGGAGACAATAGTTGTAGGAAAGGAATACAAGCTTGTGCAGGACCCGGATTCCCCACAGACTTTTTCCATATCATACTCGATCGATAACTTCGGTGATCCTATATCTTATGTAGCTGATGACATGTTTACTGGTGTTGATAACTACCCCACGTACTCCGTTCTTTCTGGGACTGGAAAGGTAGTTGAAATGACAGAGCTAAAATATCAGCCTGATGTTGATAATGTGGAGGAATTTTTTAACAGCAAGATTTTGCCAAATTGCTCTGTAGTAGCCACCTTTGACTTAAGGGAGGATACACTTATAGGAAGCTATATCCGTGGTATAGTGAATGATCCAGGATTTAAGTACAACCCCATAGATTTTTCCCTTGAGAATAATACGTATACCTATTATAATGGGGTATCGATTAAAGATGGAGTTTATACCAGGTCTGGTGAGTTTTACTATGATTATCTCTCCTCTCCTAATTCTATGATTCAGTCGGATTTTGAAGATTATGTAACCTCTGGGTTTTCTAGAAATGGGATCATATCACCATCACTCCTAAATTTGGAGTTTCTTTTCAATGACCAGGATTCCGATCTCTATACTATAAATAGGTATTTTGGATTTTATGTTTCCCGTAATGACCTGGGTGAATTTAGGCTGAATGGTGATTATTTTTATAGGTTCAAAGACGCTAACAATAACCTGAATCTTCCTAAGCCTTCTAGAAATAATACGGGTTACTACTATAATAATAAGCCACAGTTCCAGAGCAGTACCGGTGGGGTTAGATTATATTATGAAGGCGCCAGTGGATGGATACCGGGTTCCTATGATGTTAACGTAAATGATCCTCAGAAGTTATACTATATCACGGACAAAAGAGATAAATTTTATTCTCTAAAAAGGACAGAGAACTATATTTCTTCTAATAAAACATGGAGTAATAACACTCCCGAATATGCCAAATATGGTCCCTATTACAATGGGGATTTTGGGATAACGGGTAATACTGGTGCAAGTACTGGTAGCTTGGTTGTTTTTGATAAATCTGTGAATTTGTCTAACTTTACTGGGGCGGACGAGCTTATAGGAAATTATGCAGGAATTTTACCCAGGACTAGGGGTAAAGCTAATTCCTATGTGGAATTTCTAAAAAAACTTGATTTACCCTCCGAGGTTGTTTTTAAGATATTTTGGCCCAACGGCACATATTCAGAAGATAGCGGGAGGTATGATCTAATACGAAGCGGGAACTTTTCTGGTAGCGTTCTCGGATGGGGTAAAGGGAAGGCTTATAACTCTGGAGATTACCATTACTTCAATTGGATGGACGGGAAAAAAACCGACTTTGCAGACTCTTTTGCTGAATGTGTAAAGTCGATAGATACCTCTGTCTGGGATTGTGCAACCTCAGATAATTCGGTTGTGATTGCCTCTAAATCTTCCGGATATTCCCTAAATAGGAATTTTTCTATAGTTCTGTACGAGGACTATGATTCATTTAATAGCTCCTATGCTGGTGTTTGGAATGGGACATCCGCTTTCTCTCTAGGTGACATAGTTTTCTATGCAGGAAAATATTATGAGGTTACGGAATCTACCGGTATACCATCAGCTACATCATCATCTCCTAATAATCCCCCTAATGTAGATTCCAACGATTGGTCTCCATATTCGACTTTCAGTAGTGAGGGATACGTCAAAATAGGAGGCGTAGATGCTTCCGAAACTAATGGAGTTGTTTATTTCTCAGGTGGAACTGATTATCCATTATGTCGTGTGGCCTTTAGTATAGACGACTCAGATAAGGTTAAAAAAGACTACTGGATAGAGGTAGACGAGGGAACTGGAGTTACTGGAGGAATAGGTATGATTGAGTCAATATCAAGATACGTTGAAGATCCCATTACATCCTCGGGAACTGTAACTGGTTTTGGTGGATTCCAGGACCTATTGGTTGCTAATCTTAGTAATCAGAAGATCAAGATAGATCTGGGTAGTGATTCTAGATTTAAGGTTTTTGATGTAGCTAAATCTTATAGCGGTGTATTTTCATTCTTTGATCTTAAGACTCTTGATTTCGATCTTTGGAGTTCTTCCTATGGACAAACACCTACCGGGGAATACCACAGATATTTTGACCTTATTCCGGGAGTCTCCGGACAGATAGTGGAGAATGCCAAATATTTGGTGATGAAAGGATCTGTTAGGGTTGATCGGGGACTGCCGTCCGAAAGGGTTTTAGGCTCAGGATCTGCTTTTATAGGTTCATCTGTTAGTATCTTTTACGACGAGGGGATAGCTATAGACGGGACTCCTTCGGTTGTAGTTCCTGCCATTTTTACCCAGGTCTTCTGGGATAATCCTAGTACTATTTATGATGTTGGCTCCATTAAATTTGAGGAAAATCTAGATGCTTTTGATGGATTTTATGGTATTCAATCTATAGATTCGGATGAACAAGTTCCATCTGATGAAAATAAGGGCGCTCTATTTGAATATGGAAAACTAGAGAGTGAGTATGAATACCTGAGAGAGAATTACACGCAGAGGAGGGCTAATAGATCTAAAATAGTCCCGTATATCAATAAATGGGGGTATTTTGGTGGAACCGACGCTAGAGGAAATTCTTACAGATTGAACGTATCTCCAGCTTTTAGCCCCACTAATTTTTCTCCGAGTTTCGAGAGGGAAATCCCGGATCCTAAGTATCTTACCCACGAATGGATGCTACTTGAAGGTATACCTCCTGGGTATCCCGTAGATAAAATAAATGACCAGAGGAATTATCTACCTGGTGCTGTCGATCTGGATTTAATTCAGAGTGCGGACCCAAGCGATTATCTTTATTTCTCGTCTTTCTTCACTGTGGATAGTCTTGATTATCCATCACCCTACAATTCTGGAGATAACTTCACAAAGGAGCTTTTCACACCTTTTTTCTATAATCAGGCCACAGGATATTACGATACTGTGTTTAGAGGGGTAAAGATGTCTTTAAAAAGGAAGAGTAATGTAGCTAATCCAACTACTGATTCTGAGAAATTTATCTCCAATTACAGGGGTTTTGAGGATTATAAATTTTCTGCAGTCCTGAGAGTAGTCGACGAGACGCCTGATACTATACAGTCTCCGGTCAGTTATGAATTCATAGAAAATACCCAGCAGAAGTCGATACTCTTTATATGCAATATTGTCGTAAATGACTATAGAGCATTTAATTTAAATGATCCCGGACCTACTGGTGCTTTTGTTGACTATACATTATTATACAGTATGGTTGATAAAAAGAAGGATTTGCAGATAGGCGTAACCGCAGGAGTCGCCGGCGGGCTTCAACTTTATGGACTAAGTGATGTAAAACTAAGTTCAGCCTTGGATCTCTCCGTGGTATCTCCGAGCTCCGTGACGGAAACGACAAATCCCGGGTTTATCTACATAATACCAAATCAATCTTACGATACCGATCTAAGAGAGGAGATAAACCTTATCTACCCTGTGGGAGGAACTGGATCTCTTGGTTTAACCGGCCCTGGAAGTTTCGACGTTCCAGCTATTTCCAGTAAGTATCCTTGGCCGATAGGGAGATCTAAAAATCTTGTGTCTTTTGGTCCTATAGGCACCAATTATGAATTTGATATCCCTTTTGCTTTTAGCAGTCCTGCTACGGTTCCGATTGGTTCTCAAAGTACTTATCGAGGCAACCCAGTTTTCCAGATTGGTGGGGGGGTCAATAATATGGCTTATATAATGAGAAGAATCTCCCTTTCCCAAATATCGGAGAGAGTAAATTCTGAAAGTCAATACATCTCATACACAACATACTACTGGGACGAGGATACATTATCAACAAAGTCAAGATCCAATAACTTTCTTATGCGTCTCGAAAAGCCCACTTCTTTTTTAAGGAACTCCGGGCTTGCCCCGATAAAGTCCTATGCAGGTCCACAAACTTTAGGACAAACTGAACCAACTGGATATCGTATATCTGACGGAGGCCGATCATATGCATCCGATATATTAAGATATGCTGGCTCCTATGAGCCGCTATTTGATAAAGTGATCAGGTATAAGGGAGACAAGGGTGATACGGTTACCGGATATACAGCTGCTGATCTATCTTATAGAAACTGCACATTTGCCCCAGAGAAAAAAGATTTCGGACTATTAAAGAATCTTAATTATAGCAAGGTAGATAGAGGAAGTAACATTCTGAGTGCATCTGAAGAACTCCCTAGCGGTCCTGTTTATCCCCTAATTGGACAAACCCCCATAGATAGGAAAAACTTCTCCATATTTCTGTCCTCTTGGGACCCTGGATATTATAACCTTTATTCCAATTCCACAACTCAGACACCAGTTGCTGGCACCAGATCTATGAGGGAAAATAAATCTTTCCTTGGATCGAAAATGATGCAGACCCCTTACTTAATAACATCTTACACCTTCATTACTTTGGAAATATCTAGGATCTCGGGATCTACTGATATACAACTCATAAATGATAATGCCAGAGCTTCGGTTTCCCAGATACAGAATATCGGTCCTTCCAATTCCAATAAAGGCGTAGGTCAGTTGGGAACTGCTTTTAGTAGTGTGGATTTACAATCTGTGGATGAAGGAATATACCCGGATGTTGAGGTTTTCTGGCAGAAGGATGATCTTAATAATAAGCTCGTGGGATCTATTAGATTGGATAGAATACTCAGAAGGTATTTGCTCAATGCGGGTATAGATAAAGTTTTCGTTGATAATATCATTTCCGAGTATGGCGTGGGTGATCCTAACAGTATCGAGGATGATATTAATGCTTACATCGATAACAATATAGCCCCGATATATCAGGGGATAACATTCGATATGTATGTTAAAAAAACAGGTACTGATTTATCCTCCACTGAGATACTATTAAGGGGTGATTTGATAAATCCGGATAGGGTAAGGTATCGCTATTATCTAAACGATAATTACCGTTTAACCAGGAGGAATTCGCTCTCGTACACATTTGAGTTACCCCTGGAGGCTGGCAGCAATTATTCAACAACATTTACATTCCAGATTGAGAAAATTTGATGACAGTTAAATTTGGAATATATAAACAAAGATAAGATTTCAACATGCCGAATTTGAATATATCGAACCTTAACCAGGGAGATTCACAGGAAGATATAATTAGGAAGGTTAATAACAACTTCGATTCCATAGTCTCCAATGGAGGTGGACCTCAAGGTATCAGAGGTAAAACTGGTCCTCAGGGTCCTGTGGGTGCTGCTGGTCCTAAGGGAGATCCTGGGCAACAAGGAACTAGGGGAACGAAATGGTTTATTCAAAGTACTGAGCCTCTTGGTGGAGTATCAGACCCTATAATTGTCGGCGACTATTGGGCGGATCCTCTACAGGATAATAAGATTTTCCAATATAGTAGTTCTGGCTGGGTTGATACGGGGGAAACCCTAAAGGCTCAGGAATCATTTAAGCTAGTAGAGGGTATATCAGGACCAACTGGAAATAAAGATGCGATAGTTTTTAGTACGCCATTCCCCGATAAAACTACGATGGTTCTGAGCGATTCCATATCCACAACTACCACTGCAAATCCTACTTATTCTAAGCTTCTTATTTCGACAAACGGTGCTAATGATTATCCTCTGGTTGAATTTGCTAAAACCAATGCATCCGGTATCGGAACCCCAGCAGATTATAATCGACATCCGCAATTTAGATGGTTAACACCAGTAGGAACAACATATGATTTATTATTCACGGTTCCTCAAGATTCCCTTACCCTCCAGTCAGGAGGATCCCTGGATCTCTTGAGTACCAATGGAGATCTAAACATCACGTCCGCTGGTTCCACAACTTTCACTTCGGGATCGATTATGAAGTTTCAATCCACTAATGGTAGTATCTTCGGTGAGGCGAGCGTGTTTACTGTTAATTCCAGTAACCTCTACATAGGACTTGGTAATCTTGTAACTAATTGTCCAGTAACGGTTAATGCACCTTCTAATAATTATGTTATGGAGATAATTAACACCAGCACGGGCACCGTTGGCGGTGGCTTATTTGTTGATGTCTATACCACTTCTACCACCTCTTACTTATTGGATCTTAAGGTTTCAGGAACAAGATACTTCGGAGTAAGAGCGGATGGAAGAATAGAGGGGAGTAAAATGATACAGGGAACATCCACATTTACTGGAAATTCTGGTAATGCTTATGGTAGTGCCGGAGGAGGAGGAACAAATAACCAGTGGCTCATAGGTTATACCAGAGCAAACAATGGTAACTTCTTGCAGGTTGACCTCAACCCTGGTACTGGGTCTGTTGCATATCTGGTTTTTAATGCCGCCGGACTCACTGACTCTTGGGGTGATTATCTTAATCCCGATACAGCCATGCAGCTTAGAATTGTATATCCAGGTACAGGTGCTCAGAAAATAAACGGCCTTTATGTAGTTAAATCTGGGTCTGTGTCAGGGCAAAACCCAGGGGCAAGTGGTATTAATTTTGATAGCGTGGCTTTCAGCTCAGGAGCGGTCTATGTTGATCTGGTTCTTTATAGAGGTACCACTTCTTCTGATCTGTCCATATTCTATAATAACGACCAGGGGGACGCTGGAATTATCTCTGTAACATAATACCTAAAAAGAAATCTGATGTCTCAATTTAATACGAAATATATCTTACCTGGAGATTCTAAAGACGTTTTGTTGTCCAAGCTAAACCAGAATTTCAATCAAGTTTATTTCAATGGAGTAGGTGAAATGGGACCAGATGGAGCCATAGGTGCTACTGGTATTATAGGTCAAGCCGGTGAAGATGGATCCCAAGGTTCTACCGGGGATAGAGCAGCAAATTGGTACTTCTCGCCAGATCAACCATCTGCTGTCATATCACAGGCTGGTGATATCTGGATAAACCTGGGAATTACGGGAGGACAGAAGGTTTACCAATATACAACTGATTGGGTTTACACCGGAGAAACTATACAAACCACGGGTATTTTTGGTACCTTGACTGAAATATCTGGTCCCGCTGGATCTGTGGAAGATAATGCGGTAGTCATAAATTCATCTCCGGGAGACAAATACATGGTTATTTCCGATTCGGAGGGTACCACCGGGGATATTAATCCTAATTTTGCTAAACTTCTTATTTCTACTGCTAATTCTTCATCCCCAATCTTCGGTATGGATAAGCCATTTGCTGATAGAAGTAATATAGCGGGTTTTTACTGGGCGTCATCGTCTAGTTCTGACTATTCCCTGGTATGGAAGAATCCGAATCTTAGTAGATATGCAGGTAGCTCGGTGTCCATTGGATCAACTGGGTCTAATGTGACCGCCCAGAGCAACAATTTGCTAAATGTAAAATCTTCTGGCTCTATTGAACTTGGTGCTACTGGAACTAACTTACAGCTCTATGCATTCTCAGGAAATGTAAACATTGAATCGTCAAATCTAAGAACAAATTCTGCAGAGTTTTCTCTGAGCTTTAGCGGAAACTCCGGACTTACTCCTGATATTGCTTTTAGTAACAGAAATCTGATACCTTTTTACGGCTCAATCTATCAAGCCTTTAGAGGATACAATACCAACCACAGTAAGGGTATAAGTGTTAATTTATCAGGAACCCCATATAATGCTGTTGCTGACTTGACGCAAGCTTACCTTGCTGGGACCACTGGAGGTAGAGGTATAGCAGTAGGCGGTGATGGTACCATTCCGCAGGTTGGCCATAGCAGGGAGCAGTCTTTCATGGTAAGATCCATGGGAGACGCTTTTCAGATTGGATCCCGAACTGGAGCTTCTGGTATTACTGGTGGAACCCTAACTAGATATACCCAGCTTGTTACGAGCCCCTTCACTCAGACATTTACCCTTTCCGGTCAGTCTTACCATTATGTTTCGGTGGCTGCTAATGAAGATGTGGTAGTCATAGAACCAGCAGCAATAGCCACTTCTCCTTCTTTGATATTTGCGGATGGGAGGAAAGGTAGGTTTTACCTCAGTATAGGTAGCAGCTACTCCTGGATTAATTACACGACTGGAAAATACAGGACCATTGAATATCTGGTAAATGATGCCAATAGATCATTTGGTGGTATAAGGGCAATATCAGCAGGAACTCTGAATAAGGCTTATATTTCAATCCCGGACAACTACGCTGATGGAATTAATCCGCTGAAGAAAGGCTGTAAAAGGATAAGATTGACTTTCATATCAGGAAATAATTCTTGTTTTTACGAAGCTTGGGCTGATTCCGAGAATGTCGCTGCCGGATGGCTTCAGATTAGTGGTGCTGAGATATTTGTTCCTGGCGGCGGCGGTGGAGTGGCTATTTAAATTGTCGAATGTTTTTAAATTTTGGATAAATATGATAAAAAAATTAACTAAAGTGGAGCTTAAAAAGGCACAGTCGATTAAATCTGAATTTTCGAGGGTTAGAACGGAGATAGATGTAGTCCGGGAAAGAATGGATGAACTAAACTTAAAAGCCGGAACGCTAGTTAGAGAATTGGAAGATCTGAGAGAGTCTGAAAAAGATTTTATTGAGTCACTAAATAAAAAATATGGGGATGGGAATTTAAATCCATTTGAGATGACGTATGAAACTTTATAATGACATAATATCTTTTCTGAGTGGTAGGGTTTTCCCGATTGCACTATCAATTGTGCTGATATTTCTACTGTTTAGACAATGTGGAATTGCAGAGAATGCAAAGAAAGAGGCTAACCGCAATTTAGGTAACTTTCTTGCTGAGCAGGATTCTGTTAAACACTTGGAATCCAGATTAAACTCAGTAGTGGCTGAGAGAGCTGCCTTCCAGCTGAAGTATAAAGAGCTTTCACTTGAGCAAGAGAATTTGGTGGGGAGATTGGAATTAGAAAGGAAAAAGAAACCCGGTGTAATAATTAGAACTGAGATAGTCTATAGAGATACCACAATACTGGTTGCTTCTACAAACCACAACAGAGGAGATTCTTCTTATATAGAATTTGAGTATAATCCGGATTTACCTGGTACAAACCGTCTCTTGATAGGTGGGACTATTCCATATAGATTTGATACTGATAGCACAATTTTTCCAGGTAAGGTCTCCCTTGACATAAGTCAGAGAATAGATCTTGTTACTGGTTTATATAGTAATCCCTCTGATGGCTTATTATACATAAGGGCCTCTACTGATTTTCCAGGTATAAAGTTCAGAGAATTACAAGCTCTTAACATGATAGACGATCCTGAGACCAGGAGGGCTTTAAAATCTGCAAGGAAACCTTTTGGTGTTGGAATATCAGCGGGTTACGGGATTGGCTTAAATAACGGTGGATATACGGTTGGACCTTTCGTAGGAATTGGACTAAGTTATTCTCCCAAATGGCTCCAATTTGGAAAATAATAAATAGATAGAATGGCTTTTACAACGACATCTAAATACGTACAACTCTCTCCATATCTGGTTATGGAGTATATGTATGCAAGTCCTCCAAATCCTGAGGATTACTTTGTCAATGTCGGTAGTCCTACAGTGGGTTATAATAGACTTGTGAATGGGATTCTCAAGGACTCCGATGGACAGGTTTCTAATGATGTTCAGATTTTTAATCTGGATGAAAATGCATCAATAACACAGAATACCTCTAATAATAGCGTTGTACAGACCAATCTTACCACCTTCGTAACCCTTAATCCGAACCTGATAGTACCTTACAATGATTTTAAATCTGAGCTGACTGATACGGCAAACCTACCTATATCGTTCTCATCAAATCTTAATGTTGTTTATGACTCCGTGAGATATCATATACTCGCCGGATATAACCTGGACAATCTGGACGGACTAATCCTTAATGTCAAGTACCCGGATGTTGATGGTTCTTATGTGACTTTTTCCCAGATAAAGCTTTCGAAGGGTAATTCACAGCAATACACACTAAACCCTAATCCTTTAACCATAGGGGCTAACATATATGATAAGTATTTTGAGGTGAAGATACCTTCTCTCTCAGATATGATCAATAAGTATAACGCAGCTAGTCCATCAAACAAGCCTCTCACGCTTGCTGCTAAAACCTCTAAGAGCGGAAGAGGATTTTTAGCTGCCCAACCTCTAAGGGTAAATGCATATTCGATCACAGATACCTCCGTAGTTAGCGGATATGAAACATACGGGACTCAGCTTTTGGCAGCATTATCTCTGGAACCCACTGATCCGTTCAATAACATAGGTGCCTATATCTCCCCAGCTGATACCGGAGATTTCTTTGAATATTTTGGTACGGATGATGGCGGGTTTATTGAGGATTTTATACTGTTTCAGAATTCAATAGGCAATAGCTATTACATAGAAAATAGGATAGAGGTTCTTGAGCAGGTTGGTGCTGCTTGGCTGGAAACCTCTAACTTTACAAGCATCCAGACATCTGCATATGACGTTCCGAATCTTTTTAGACCAATAGTTAGATATTCCAATGTGGCTACAAGCTTCTCATTGAGATATACTATGACCCTTATAAATAGCAAGGATCAGACCAGAATTATGAGGGTAGCTACATATACATCGACAGATCCGGGTAAGTATGGTTCTACAATTACCCCGCTTCAACTTTCAGTTTTGCCGCAACAGCAAAAGATATACAATAAACTAGCCGGAAAAACAGATATATCCGTTCCTTTTAATCAAATGTCACCTAGAGAAATTACCAAGTTTGCTAATGTATTCGTTGATAGAAATTTGGTGAATACATCATTGACTAATCTAGATGTTAATGGAACTAATATTACGGAGAGAAGCAATTCGAGTGCCCCTTCTATTTCTTACGGGATAGGGAAGGCATATATTAGGGTCAGTCCTTTTGATAACTATTATAAGTTTTCATTCTTTAGAAAGGGACCAGATGGTACAACACAGGAGATAGATCTTAGCTCCTCTGGTACCTACAATATGGTATTCATAAATAATATGGATAAGAAGGTATATGCCCCTTCTATTGCTGATGCCAATATAGCAAAACCTTCTAAGGGTGAATTAGCTTTTAAAGTGGATGAGTCCATATCTAACCAGATACTTCAGTTTACAAACAGAAAGTTCTATATCACCAATAAACCACCAGATCCTGATGGGGACAATACTGATACCCGGGGGATTTCAAAGGTTAATAAAACTAAGTCCCTATTAGCAAAGAGAGCTGTTAGTCTAAGAGATTCTTCTAGAAATATTATACTTGCTTCCAAGAAAGACTCCAATACTAGCAGAGCAGTAAATACAGCTAAAATAGGGGGTAATTCTTTCTCTACTCTATACTGGGGAAACTGGTTAAAAGATGATGAGCAAATTCCGGTACAGGCCAAAGTAGAAGCTGACGTTAAGGTTCTCCCGACTTCTCCTGTATTTAAAGCTCCACCGAACAAGCCTGGAAAAAGTTCCTGGCAGGTCTCGGGTATTCAGAGCGGAAACTTGGGAACGAGTGGTAATGGAAAGGTTAGCAAGGGTGGAAGCAACAGTAGTCAGCAAAAACTAAGTCAAGCCCAGCTGAAATCTGCCATCTCCTCCGACGTACAAGGAAAGGTAGCTACTGGGTGGTCTACGCCTGAGATAATTTCTTACTTCCTGGATCCTAGTTCTACTGGGTATAAGCTCTATGTTGGAATTACAAAAGAGTTGTTCATACAGGCGGTTCAGGGTATATTCGGAAGTGGAGATATGTCCTTAGTGTTTGCTTATGGCAACACCGGTGCAGGCAGAACCACTGGTGGATCTGCTAGTTCCAATGGGGGTACTGCGAATCAATCGGGGAGTGATAACGGGTCTTCACTGCCTAACCCAAAGGATGTGATTATCGATCCAGATCCGGGCGGAAGAAGCTAATTCTAGTTAATATTGGAATACAGTAGAGGAAATTTTACATACGATGGAATTTTTAAGAAACCGACTAGGGATCTTTTCGATGACTGGATTTCCTCCTGGCTGGATCATAACGGAACACCTACTGTCGACTTGTACCTTTGTGGTGCATTTTGCTCTAATTACTTTCTAGGAACCGAGATAAGTACCACCGACATAGATGTCGTGCTCTCAGGTAATATGTTCAGATACACCGAATTAAAGAAGCTTCTGGATTCCGGGGTTTCTATGGGAATGGATAGAGGTATCTTGGTTGACATTATATGGAGGGAAGACCCTAAATCATATGCTGCCAGAAATACGAAGATATTGAATTATAGAAAAGTCGAGTTCTTTGATCGAGATAACAGGACTGAATATATAGTAGAAGGAGACTGTAAGGAATTAATTCCTGGGCTTTACCTGTACTCTAATTTTGATACAAGTAAAGCTATAGCTAAATCCGAGCAGAATAACTATAAAATAAACCATATAAAGATAAATTATGAGCATGTTAAACGCAAGGGCTAATAGCTTTTATTTTGTTTTTCCTAGAGGATTTTTCCCAGATGTTGTCCAAGAGAAGTATCTTGATTATATCAAGAGGCAGCCTACCCCCTACGATACAATAACCTCGTTCATGAATAGTTCTATACAGTCGGTAGGATTTCCAGGATTACAGATGGACCTGGTGGAGCAGACGAGGAATCTTGGCAAAAGGATAAACTACCAGAGTGCAACACCTGTTCAGGATCTATTCAGCAGGGAATTTGATGTTTCTTTCCGTATATCCGAGGGTTTCATAAACTACTTCATTATGTTGGAAACTGTACTGGACAAGTTAAACTTTAAAAATCCACAAGTTTTCATTCAGAATCTCCCGCTAAGAATATTGGACAATGACGGGAATATAGTTACCACTGTTACCTTTAAGGAGGTGACATTGACTTCGATGAATAATCTAAATCTCAATTATACCCAGAATGCTCCCTCGGTTTATACATTCTCTGTAGGGTTTAAATGTAATTATTTGGACATATCTCTAGAAATTGGTAGGGAGAAGTAAGATATATAAAACAGAAAAAAGCAAAGAAAATGAAAAAATTCTCTGAACTAACTCAGTTAAATGAAATGAAATATGGTCAGCCCATGTATGGGGAGGATGACCTAAAACAGCATATGAAGGATCTATTAGTAGCTGCTTCAGGTAACGATCAAAGGGTATTGAACGACCTGGTGGATTGCTTAAGTGACGACCAGATGAAAAAATGCTACGACAAGCTTGTTAATGTTTATAACTACACGGGCAAGAAGGGCAACGTGGTAAAACCATCTCTAGATTAATTATGGAATCCCTCTTAACTTACGAATCTTTTAAAGATCGAGGAAATTCCTCTATACAGATCAACGAGAAACTGGAGGTCAAGAAAAACAGCAAGGGAAACATCGTTTTGAATGGTGAGGAGTATCAGCTGGAGGCTAATTTTAATCCCGGGAATTATCTAAATCCATTTGGTAAAAAATGGAACAGGGTTCAGATTGTTGAATTAAACCCGTCGGGGGAAAATCTGAAGGTAAAAATCACGGAGCCTACAGAGCTTGAAAGCTCCATAGATAAGGAAATAGTAGGCAAGATAGAACAAGCTGTTGGTAAAGGGGAGAAAGAAATTGAGATCCCAGGACTAGTCACTAAGAGATTAGTAAAGGTCTAATCACCAAAAAACCTAATTATCTAAAACCCCGGAATCCCGGGGTTTTTTGTGGTGATATATAGAGTGAACTTTTAAATAAAACTATTTTGAGAACCCTTATAGGAATAGATTTCTCATTGAATTCCCCAGCATTTTGTTCGTTTAGAGATAATCATTTTAGATGGGGATCACTTACAAGGAGTGACAGATCTGAGGAATCCTTGAAAAAGTCTAAAAATAAGCCATTTGCTTTCTTTTCGGATATTGATGAATTTGATCTTGTGTTCATGGGCAAGGAGAAAATGCCTGATGAATACACTGAAAGAGAGAGGATAAAAATTGATTATTTTTCGGATCTGGTGGAAAAATTCTGGGACTCTGTTAAGAACCACATTGAGCCTGGAGATGATGTGTTTATAGCTATAGAGGGCTTAAGCTTTGCTTCTAATGGCAATGCACTTATAGACATATCAATGGCAACTGCCTTGCTCCGGAAAAAGATAGTAGATTTCGTAGGAAGCTCAAATTTTTTCGTTTTCTCCCCAACCTCTGTTAAAAAATTTGCGATTAAGGGGAATGCCAAAAAGGATCAATTGTATGAGGCACTGATTAATACCGAAATCGTTGAAACCAACCTGAGCTATTTCACTAATATACTAAATGATAATAAGGGTGAATGGATAACCCCCAGTGGGAACGTGAATAAGCCATTGGATGATATTATTGATGCCACCTGGATATGTCTGTTTTTAGATGAGAGACTCAAAGAAGATTAACATATTGATACCTCTGGGGGGAATGGGAAGAAGGTTTTCTGATGCTGGATACAGTGAGATAAAACCCTACATCAAAGTTATAGATGATTCCATGATAAGGACAGTAATCGATAACCTCAGAGACGGGTCTTCACACTTCATATTTGTCATCAATGAGGAGCATATTTCTATCGATGAATTCAGGGAACATATAGGTGATACTGGAATCTCTTTTGATGTCGTTTCTACTCCAGCATTAACTGAGGGCCCAGCTTGTACCGCACTCCTTGCGAAAGACCTTATTAACACTAAAAATCCACTTATTATAGCGAATTGTGACCAGGTAATACTGGATTTTAATCTGGGTATTTTAGCCAAGTTCGCTTCTAATACCAATTGTGATGGATTTATAGGATGCTTCCTTTCCTCGTCTAAAAAAAATAGCTATGTCAAGCTTGACCCTAATGGAGAAGTTTGTGATGTCAAGGAAAAGATAGTTATTTCGAATATAGCCACTAACGGGCTACATTACTGGGAGAGGGGTTCAGATTTTGTTGAATCTGCCCTTGAGATGATCGACAATAATGATCGATATAACAATGAGTTTTATGTTGCCCCAACATACAACTATCTTATAAAAAGGGGTAAGAAAATATTGCCATATTTTTTTAACCTTCATTTCCCGATAGGGACGCCGGAGGATTTGGAGATATACAAAAATAAAGTAAGATATGGAAGTATCTAGAATAGAAGAATATAAGGGAGGTTGGTTTGTTGGTGATTTCTTACCTTCATCTTATGAAACCGATAAATTTGAGGTCTGCTTTAAGGAACATAAAAAGGGAGAGGAATGGACAGCACATTACCATAAGGAAGCGGACGAAATAAATTACTTACATAAGGGTAGAATGATTATACAGGATAGAGTCCTCGAATCTGGTGACGTTTTTGTCATACGGAGATATGAGATAGCTAATCCAGTTTTCCTCGAGGATTGCGAGGTTTTTATAGTTAAGACACCCTCTAAACCGGGAGATAAATATGAAATCTGATTTATTTAAATTAAAGGAACAAATAGATAGCGAGAATTATTTCTTTGCTAAATACTATGTTGAATGTTCCAAAAATCTGGCATCTGCTGCTTGGAATATAGCGATAGGACAGAGTGTAGGTAACCCGTCTTCCAGGAGCGTATGGGAAACTGAGGAGCTGTTTCGGGATCACTCCTGTATCATAGTAGGAGATATGGAAAGCATGCTGGATAGCACCTCTGGGGAGGTTATAATTGCATTCCCTGTTGTAAATATAGATTTTAGAACAGATGGTGTATCTCACCTCTTGGTAAATGTGATGGGTGGACAGATGGATATTGAAGAGATCAAATCTTGCAAATTATTGGATATTGAATTCCCTGATTGTGTTTCGGAATGTTTTCTAGGGCCCAAGTACGGAATAAATGGTATCCGCGAATACACTGGGGTATATGATAAACCTTTACTCGGCGGTATATTAAAACCTAAGACCGGAGTTTCCCCTAGGATAATGCTTGAGATGGTAAAAGAGATGGTTGAAGGTGGTGTGAATTTTATCAAAGAGGATGAAATACTATCAAGCCCCTCTTTTTGCAGGATAGAGGATAGGGTTCCTCTTATAATGGATTACCTGAAAGATAAAAGGGTTGTCTATTGTGTTTCCATACATTCGGATCCAGCTTATATACTGGAAAGGGTAAAGCAGGTTCATGAATTAGGTGGCAATGGGGTGCATGTCAATTTTTGGTGTGGTCTCGGGTCTTATAAAAATATCAGGGAATTGGATCTTCCCATATTCATGCACTTCCAAAAGAGCGGGGATCGGGTTATAACGAACCCGGATCACAATTTTAGTATATCCTGGCCCTTCATGTGTAAACTGGCAGGAATGATGGGTGTTGATTTTATACACTCTGGTATGATTGGCGGATATTATCCTGCTGATGAGGAAGAAGTTTTAAAAGCGATGGAGGAGTCAAGAAAACAAGGAACCCTTCCTGCTCTAAGCTGCGGATTTCATCCTGGTCTAGTTAACAATATAAACGAGCAGGTTGGCGTAGATTATCTAGCTAATGTAGGTGGGGCTATGCACGGTCACCCTAGTGGGACTAAAAGTGGAGCCATAGCAATGAGGCAGGCAATAGATGGAATTGTTGGTAAAGAATTCAGGGAAGCTGTTGGTAAGTTTGGAAATCCTAAATAATTGATGATACTTATATCTCACCGGGGTAATGTAAACGGGTCATCTCCTGAGAGGGAAAACTCGACTGATTATATTTTGAAAGCAATGGAAAAATATGACGTTGAGATAGATTTATGGTTTGTTGATGGGCTTTTTAAACTTGGCCATGATAGACCGCAGTATGACACACAGTACTCCTTCTTGGTTGAACACTCCGAAAAGCTTTGGATACACTGCAAGAATATCCCTTCCTTCAGGGAACTTTCCGTTATGGATCCTAAGGGGAACGTGCTGAACTATTTTATGCATGATTCTGATGATGTTGTCTTTACTAGCAAAGGATATAGATGGGCTCTTGTTGGTAACCAACCTATAGAAGGAAGCATAGCTGTTATGCCCGAGATCCACGGGGAGGATATCTCCCTGTGTATGGGTGTCTGTAGTGACTATATAGAAAGGTATCAATGAGGGTTGCTTTACTTCTTTCTGGTCAATTTAGAGAGGGCCTTGAATGTTATCCATATATAAAGAGCAGAATACTCGATGTGTATTCACCCGATGTTTTTATCTCGTGCTGGAATCCTTCGGATCATATAAATTCTACAGTACAAGCAGATACGTCTAATCTTAGTGATAGTCTCTCGGTTGGTGATATTATCTCCATGTATAAGCCCAAACTGATGCTATCCGAGGATTTTGATTCTGATTCCATAACAAGAATCCTCGAAAGATCAAACTTATATGATGAGTATTCTCCGATGAATGGTGAAATGAACCCGCAGTCGGTATTCTGTATGTGGTATAAAATAGACTCCTCATATTCCCTCATGGAAAAATACGAGAGCTCCGTGGGAAAGAAATATGACTATGTTATAAAAGGTAGATTCGATATAAAGATCCATAACGATCTTTTTTTCGACCCTGACAAGTCAGTAATAAATATTCCGCATGGGTTTGATTGGAGGGGTGGAATTAACGATGTAATAGCATATGGGGGTAGAAATCCTATGTCTCACTACTGTGGATTGTATAGAAGCATAGAAAACTATCTTTCTAGAGATTCTGTTTTTTTCCACCCTGAAACCCTATTAAGAAACCATTTGCTTATATCCGGATATAAAATAATAAGGAGTGATCTACAAGTTTCTCTCCGAGGGAATATGCTATCTCACAAGGAGGTAAATAGGAGTAACAATATGAAAAAAAGTTCGGGATATATACAATCTAGGGGAAACTTTTGGGACACTTAGAGATTAAATAAAGGATTTTAAAAAACAAAATTAAAGGAACAATGAGTAATTTAGACATCTTCAACTTAGACGTTGAAAACTTCGTAACGAAGACCAAGAAAGAGGATTCGAGGGATTTAGAGTTTTACAAGCCATACCCGGAAAATGGAAAAGACGGGGTTTATAAATCTTTGATTAGATTTTTGCCAAACCACGTAGATCCGTCTAAATCCAAAATTCAAAAGTACTACGTGTATTTAAACGATCCTGCAACTGGAGAAGGGTTTCCAGTAGATTGCCCTTCTACCGTAGGTAAAAAATCAGTGCTTAAGGACATTTTTTGGAAGCTTAAGAATTCCAATTCCGCTGCCGATCAGGATCTGGCAAGGAATTTCTCAAGAAAGGAAGACTACTATTCGCTGATTCAGATTGTTCAGGATAAGAATAATCCGGAACTAGAGGGAAAGATCATGACTTTCAAATTTGGAAGGAAGATCAATGATATGCTTGAGTCTCAGCTTAAGCCCGAGTATGGAGATCCATGTAACCCGTACGATCTCTTTGAAGGTAAGCTATTCTCAATTCATTCTAGAAAGGTGGGGGAATGGAATAACTATGATCTATGTCAGTTTGTAGGAAACAATGCTCCGATAGAAATTGATGGCAAGAAGATGGATAAGAATAAGGAGGATATGAATACCATTCTGGAATATCTGAAGACAGGTCCGGATAATCTTGCTAATTTTGAATACAAAGATTGGGACGATAATACTACCGAGAGGGTGATGAACATTATCAAGAATACCGTCCCCGACGGTAGAATGGTTAATGAAGTGATGTCTGGAGCTAACGTTACGACCTCTTCATCGACCCCGACTACCAAAACATCGGATGATATCTACAATGAGGTATCTTCCACTAAGGTAGGATCAGTCAAAGAAGAGCCTTTGAAGCAGCCTTCAAGCCCCGAAACTGCTTCCTCTCTGGACGATCTTTACTCTGACCTATAAGGTTATAACACTTAAAGAGGAACAGCCACAAAGGAGCTGTTCCTCTTTTTTTCAAAGAGATTTTTTTAAATGGATTTAGGGAGAATTGAAGAGCTTATTGGCGGGGTATTAATTAAGGGATTTCCTAACGATCCCAACCGCAGGAAAATATACAAGGCTGGAAATAGGCTCAATTTTTCCTGTCCTTATTGTGGGGATAGTAATAATTACCGAAAGAAAAGGGGTAACTTCTATTTGGATACATTAACCTATAAGTGTTACAACGGAGGATGCGGGATCTTTAAGGACGCATTCTCATTATTTAGGGATTTTGGTGAGGTATCGAGACTTGAAAAAAAAGAGAAAGCTGATATACTTGATATCATACAAAATGGGAAGGAAAAGAGAAGAAAGATATACGGGGATGTGGATATCTCCCTTTTCTTTGACACTGATTTTAGCAAGGTGGTTATTCCTAGAGCCATTTTCATGGAGAAGATGGGATTGTTGGAGGTTGCTGGTAGCAAGATGGAGAGATATCTTAGAAGAAGAAACCAAATACCAGATCAAAAGTTTGCATGGAGCGAAGAGGACCAGAAGCTATATCTTTTTAACCTGACAAGGAATAATGAGATACTGGGTCTTCAGTTTAGGAATATGTCTTCAAACTATGGTTCAAAATACTATACATATAAACTCAGCGGGATATGGGAAAAAATGTTGGGTGTTACCGACAATGAATTTCTTGAAGAAGCCAGGAAGATAGATCCTGTATCCAGCGTTTTTAATGTGGGGACTGTTTCTTTTGATCACACAATAACGATATTCGAGGGACCGATGGATTCCTGGTTGTGGAAAAATTCGGTTGCTTTGTGTTCAGTCGAGAATAAATTTCCCTTCGAGATGGAGAATATAAGGTATTGGTATGACTGGGATCGTGCGGGAAGAGCTAAAAATTCTGAGCTCCTTTCCAAGGGATTTAGTGTTTTTAATTGGAAGAAATTTCTGACTGATCACGATCTTCCGATAAATAAGAAATGGGACCTGAACGATATAGTAAATTATCTAAGGGCCAAGAAAATAAAAATAAGAAGATTCGATAATTATTTCACTGGCGAGGTTCTCGACCTAATAGATTTTATCGATGCTTAATTTTGAAATGCCAACAATAGACAGAACTGAAGAATGGGAGGAATCGCTTGACGGAAGCAAGACTGGTAGCTTAAAATTTCCGATCTCTATACTAGATAGGGAGTCCATATCGGATATCGGTGAGGTTAAAGGATCTCTAAGTATTTCTAAACCAAGGATGGTAAATTCGAAGGTTAGAGAAATTAAACTTGGTAAATCCCATATAAATAGGAACAAAGGAAATAAACTTTTTTAGGATGTCGGAACAACAGACGGATAAGGTTGATTATGCTAAGCTATTCGAGAAGGAAAGGTTCGAATGGAGGGAAAAGATTCAGATTATATCGCTGAATCTTAAAAACATTAAGACTGTAGCGGAGGCTCAGGTCGAGCTGTTTTCCACACGGCAAATTCTATTAGAATACAGCTTCAAGCTAGCTCAAATAGTTAGTAAGTTGAGCTCGAGAGAAAGACAAACAAGAGCAGCTAAGCTTAAGGACTACAACCAAAACAGCGATGTTAGGTATGGATCCAATGAGACCAAAGTCCTGATAGAGGGAGACGTGGCTGAGATCGTTGGTAAAATTGAAATGGTGGAAGGACATAGGAAGTTTATAGACCAGACTATCCAAACTGTGGACCATATGCTATATGGGATAAAATCCAGGATAGCTCTGGAAGATTACCTCAGGGGTAGCACTATAAAATAAAATAAATGCATGCTAAAATTCAACGTCTCTGAAGACAGACAATGGCTTATTTTAGTTCATTCACCAGACGAGGTGGAAAAAAGACAGATAGAGCTTTCGTTAACCAAAAAAATACACAACTGGTACTTTCACCCTCTGGTTAAGAAAAAAATATGGGATGGGAGTATATGCTTCGTTGAGAAAAAAGGTGCTTTTTGGAAAATCCCGATAGGACTTTGGAGAGAGGTTCTTGAGATTGGTAAGGAGTTTAATATAGAGATGGAGATAGAAGGATTATCTGATCTCTTGTTGAGCGATTTAAGTCTAGAGGATTTCCAGTCGTGGGTGGATGATTTTTTTAAGGATAAGGAGATCGAACCCAGGGACTACCAGGTGGAAGCTGCTTGGAAAATAGTAAAATATAGATATTCAGTTTCCGAAATTGCTACATCCTCGGGTAAGACCCTTATATCGTTCATGATATTCGCTTATTTGAAGCAGATGGGACTGATCAGGAAGTTTATGGTAATAGTACCAAATACCAACCTGGTTTTCCAAGGAAATGACGACTTCATAGATTATGGAATTGATGACCTGGGAGTAAAAATACAGCAGATCGGTGGAGGAAGCAAGATGAGAGAAGGGTGTGATCTCATAATAGGAACCTTCCAGTCCCTGGTAAAGAAGGATAAGGAATTCTTTGAGGAGATTGATGGTGTCTTTGTAGATGAGGCTCATCACACCAATTCCATGTCGATTAAAAAGATAGTGTCAAAATGTATGCACTGTGGATGGAGATTTGGACTTACTGGTACCCTTACTAAACGTGGATCTGCTGATCATCTTACTATACAGCAATTTTTAGGACCTGTAATAGTGGAGATTTCTCCGGATTTTCTGTTTAAAAACAAGCATGCTACCCCGGTGGAGATAAAGGTCGTTATGCTGGATTGGCTTGATAAATCGATCAAAGAAAAATTGGCCAATTTAAAGTCTAATTCACAGAACCTGGAGGGTAACGAACTTTATAATATCGAGAGAAAACTCGTAATAGAGAGCGAGAAGAGGTTAAAGTATATCGTGGACTTTATAGGGAGGACTTCAAAAAATTCCCTGGTCTTATTCCAGTCAGTTAAGGATGAATATGGGAAGCAGATATGGAATAGACTTAGAGATATTACTAACAATAAGGAGGTATTTTATGTGGATGGAGATACCGACGAATCCCTGAGGGAGGAGTACAAAAACCGGATGTCCTCTGGAGAGAATAAGGTTCTAGTTGCTACGTATGGAACCTTTTCTACTGGTATTTCCATTAATAATCTTCACAATATATTCCTGGTTGAATCCTATAAAAGCGAGGTACTGATAAAGCAAAGCTTGGGCAGGGGGATGAGAAAAATGGAAGGGAAGGAAAAGGTTAATGTGATTGATTTCGTGGATGATTTCAGCACAGCTAAATACAATAACTACCTCATGAAGCACGGGGAGGCTCGAATCCAGATCTACAAGAACGAGAATTTCAGGTATAAGATATTCAAGGTAAAGCTTTAACCTTATCGTGGGATATATAGTGTACAAAAAATGCGCTATCATGAATAACTTGAAGAGCTTTTATTCATTCCTGAACGAGGATGATTACTCATATTCACCTCTCTCCGCTGAAGATAGAATCAGAGCAATCAGAAAGAGGATTGAGGCCCAAACCCCGGAGGAAAAGGTATACCAAACTGTTTACGACGAGGGCGGAGCAGCAGGGAGGTTACTTTCCAGGACTATAAATGCTATCACTGGAGTTAGCAGGGGTATTGCTGATGTTTTCAAAAAGGAGGATATCTCCAAAATGGATGACGGATCGCTGGAAAAAAATAGAGACGAGATACTCTCTAAATGGGGTGATGGAATTAGGACTTCTGGTAGAAACAAGCAAAAAGATTACGAAGAATTTTACACCGATGCGGTAATAAAAGGAAAGAAAACCTTCGGCGGTAAATATGATATTAATAACCCAAAAAATAGGGAGGAGAGAATATATTCCGACTATATCTCTGGAGCTGAAAAATATTTTGACGTATAAATGGACAGAATATATTCTTATAAAAAATTCATAGCACTATTCGAAGGCGGAGCAGCCATAAAGTTCTCCCGGAGAATAAAAGAGAGGGAGGTACCTGGTACTCTTGAATCTATAAAGGAGGTACTTTTCCCCCTTATTGGTGATGGTGAGATTGGTAAGGATTATCTGGTTATAGGAAGTGTTGGTAAAAAAAAAGGTGGTGATGAAACTTCTGGTGATATAGACCTCGGGATAGATAAGAGTTTTATAGCTAGAAAGTACAGCACAAACGCGGACGGTGTACTAGAATTTATTTACAATAAGCTTCTGGATGAGCTTCCGGACAAATTGGGCTTTGTTCCTGATATGAAGCTCATGAAGGGTATAAATGTTATTTCGATAGGGTGGCCTATAGAGGGAGATCCTAATTTGGGCATAGTACAGCTAGATCTTATTCCTCTATCTGATATGGATTGGGCCAAGTTTATTTTCTATTCTCCTGACTATAGGAAAAATGAGAGTAAATATAAGTCTGCACACCGTAACTGGCTTTTTCAAGCGATATTATCTTCGTTGAAGGAGGTAATCTCGGAAGATTCCGATGGTGAGATTGAGGATTATTATTCATACGCACTCCGTCTCAGTGATGGGATATTTAAGAACAAGAAGAGTTTTAAAGGAGCGACCAAGAGGCTCAAAAACCCCAAAACTGTGAGCGGGAGCACAGAGTTCATAACAAGGGATCCACAGGAGTTTATAGAAATGATACTCGGTAAAGGTTTTAACGAGAATGACGTAAAAACATTCGAGGATGTATGGTCTATAGTTTCTTCCCCTGATTTTATACACTCTGACAAGATGGAATCAATAAAGGAGGACCTCATTCGATATCTAAAGAATGGTGGTTATGAAATCCCGATGGAAGTTAGATGATGAATTTTACTAGCAAACATAACGATTTGATGTACGGAGCTCTTGAGGTGTTCCTGGAAAAAGATTCACCTTTACTAGTGGGAAGAGACGGGGATACGATAGAATTCTCTACCATATTGGGTAACCATGGAGTTTTGTCGGAGAACAGCGATGGCGAATGGGATATTTTATTAGAGGATGAGATTGTTTATACCATGGAGAGGGAGATATTTGATCTCATAGCGAGTGAAAGGGAAGACACCGATCCGGATTTGGACAAGCTTCTCCTAGAGCTATCAGATTTGTATAAGAAAGACCTCAGAAATAAATCGAAAATTCTTTTGGAAACTCTCATACAAGGTATAGGTTATCTAATAGTAATTGGGAAGGCCAAATCCGAGATGGATTTGCAGTTTGGTCCTCACTTTGTTAAATCTAGCTCTGATAGCCCGGATATAAACTATAATTAATAAGAATGGCAGGGATTAATCATCTATATGACATGTACAATAAGAAGGGATCTGATTTTATAAATCAACTCTTCAACCAGTTTGTGACTATTAACGAGAAGATGGACGGGTCTGCATTTTCTTTCGAAAGGGATAGGGAAAGCGGGAAGTTCAGGTTTTATAGAAGGGACCAGAGAAATCCAATAACCTTAGTGGATAGGACCCTCATGAAGTATTATGAGAAGCCTATACAATACATAGAGTCCCTCCCTCCCCATATCCTAGAGAGAATACCAAGAGGATGGAGATTTGGTCTTGAATACTTTGCCAATAAATCCCCAGTGGAAATTGTGTATGATCGTATACCAAAGAACAATCTGATACTTTCCTACGTACACCAGATGGGTGACGGGGGTAAAATCAAGAAAACCGTACAAGATAAGGACGAATTAAACAATTGGGCGGATCTCCTGGGTGTTGAAAAACCTCCGATTATATTCCAGGGAAGACTTGACGAAGAGCAAAAGTCGGAACTGATGGAATTCATGGAAACCCCGTTCAAGGAGTTGGTCGAGAAATTCCGTACAAATAGTTTTGTCCGATTTATAATAAAGACTCTAAATCCAGGTCTTACTAAGACAGCTCTGAATGATGATCTTGATAAGGATGTTGAGGGAATAGTTTTTAGATTTGGAGAACCTGATAAGGAAAATGACACTGTACTAGCCAAGATGGTGGATCCGGTTTTTACTGAACTGGCTAAGCAGAAAGCCCAGGAGAGGAGATCGAAGAAACCTAGCGATTTTTTGGGAATCACTATCATGGATGTGATGAATTTTATTCTCGAGGAGGGTATAGATTCATTTGAGGTTGAGGGTGAAACTGACGATGAGAGGTATATTTCATTCATGTCCGAGGTCTTTGTGAGGTTTTTGGATCTGTATTCTAAGAAATATAGTGGTACTGATTTTGAGGAACCAGATTATCTTAAAAGAGATGAATTTAGATTGAATCTTGATATGATTAAAGATAGCAGGGTTCTTAAGCTGGTTAAGAAGGATGATTCTTTTGAAGCCCTATTTAAGCTAATGCTCAATTCATTCAGAAAAATTAAGACCAGAGCAGGAGGTATCATTACCCCAGGGATGAAGGATCAACTCAATTCTCTCATCAATCAGATAAAGGAACACATCAAAAAACCAAAAAAGAAGGTTAACGAGTCTCAATTTTTCTCTTTTAATGAGTTTAGAAAGGAGTTTATAGCACCGGTTAATTATTTAAAGGAGGAAGACGATTTATCCGATAGTGACGAGGACCACTTCCATTCTTATGATGAATTTATAAGTGCCTTGGAAACTATCGATACTAGTTCACCTAAGGAGGTGGGAATTTCTGAGGTGAGAGAGGATAATGAGGATGTGTCGAGAAAGATCAATGTTATTATGGGGAGATTCCAGCCATTCCATTCGGGACATCTAAAGATGGCTAGATATATGATGGATAAGAACGGTAGCCCTTCTTATCTTTTGGTGGTTCATCCAGGACATAATAAATCTGGCAAATCTCCATTCGACCCTGCCACGGTTAAAAGATATATGGATTCCGTTGTTCAGAATAACGAGGAGATCGCTGGATATGAGATGATTACCAGAGGACTTTTGGGATCTGGAATTGCAAAACTTATCTCTATGGGATATGATCCTCAATTGATTGGTGCTGGGGAGGATAGAATTGACGATTATTCAAAGCAGCTCGATTACATAAAGGTATCCGATATAAAGGACAAACTAGGTCCGGGCTTTTCTTTAGAGGAGACTCCTAGAGGAACATCAGGGACTAAGGTTAGACAAACCCTAGCAGATAGGGATTTTTCTAAATTTAAAAAGCTAGTCCCGAGAGAGATTTCCAACCTTTATAACGATCTGATAAAGGATGTATGAGATATATAAAAAAATAACTATTCAAAGTGGAAAAAAGAATTAGAAACTTCGCGGATTTCGTAGGAAGCAGAATAGACGAGGGAGATGGTTTTGGAACATTGCCATTCCTGCAAAAGAGAGATGGTGATCTATTTTATTATTTCTTCCAGCTGGAGCTAGAGAATGGTGGTCAGAAGGGAATTATGTTCATGATAGGCAAATACTCCCAATATGAAACCATGGAGGGTCCTAAAAACTCATATGCTGTTTTAAACGTAAATGAGATTGCTCCTGAAATAATAGAGGATATTGCGATGGGTAAAGCGGAAATCCCTGAGATGAGTGACGGTAAATTCAGATTGAGAGATAACGATATGTCCAGATACTTCGAACAAATTTCTAAAGCTATCCTGAGTTACCTTGAGAAGAATCCTAAGGTCATAAGAATATTTGATGAAATGCAGGATCATCTGGAAGTGGAAAATTACGGGGAGAATATGAAGTCCATATTGTTATCCTTTATTGGTCCGGAGTGGTCAATACAAGAAGGATCTCACGAAGGAACTTTCATAATTAGCAGATAAGGTCGAAACAAAAATAACGACATCGATATAAATTTTAAATCTTAATAAAAAGGAAGATGGAAACATTTGATCAAATTAAAGCAGTTCTAGAATCTGCTGAAGCTGACGTTGCTAAGTTTACTGAAAAAGGAAACAAGGCAGCAGGAACGAGAATTAGACAAGCAATGCAGGAAGTTAAAAAACTTGCGCAGCAGGTTAGACTCGATGTACAGGAGATGAAGAATAATTCTTGATCCCCTTGAGGAAAAGAAGGAGAGGCAACCCAAGTGGTTGCCTTTCTTGTATTAGAAGGATATATAAACTGTAAAATATTAGAAAATGGGATATTACGTTGCAAAAGTAAGTTTTGAGTCAACCGAGACCAAAAGAAATGGTGATCCGGTAATTCACAAATCTGAATTTTTAGTTGCTGCAGAGTCTGTGCTTGAGGTAGAGACAAAAGTAGCTGGGTTCCTAGAGGGAACTACTGGATTTTTTGAGACCACACAAATCTCAAAATCCAAAATAGAAGCTGTAATAGAATAATGGCAGAAACAGGAAGCTATATACCACCCCAATCCCCCATCGCCATACAACCAGGTGACAAGGGCTTTGAAATAGTTGGTAAGGGATACAATAGATGGCTCTGGATGTATCCGGAATGGAAGAAAAGCAAGAAGAAGATCATCGATCCCAATGCTAACTGGGGCCTGAATGCTAAGCCGATGAGTCCTGCAGAAATTAAAAAAAAGATGAAGGGCCTTTATCTACAGGAAGATTCTGACGAGAAGATTGAAGGTGGGATCTCATCGGGTAAGAACTTGAGGGATATCGCTATCTTGCACACATACGATGATTCGATGGACCATGTTGATAGGGATGCCATAGAAAAGATGCTTTTACACTTAGAGAGACAGCTTCAGATTGGCATTGAGGTAGAAATGGAACATACCGAGGACGAGGAGATAGCTTCTGAGATAGCTAGGGACCATCTGGCAGAAGATCCCAACTATTACACTAAACTTAAAAAAGTCGAAGAGGGTATGAAAATTATTATCCCATTCGAAAAATATAGAATTTGAGATGCCATCAGTAAGTAAAGCACAACAAGCAATTATGGGTCAAGCTTGGGCTCTAAGACAAAACGAGTTAAAGCTAAAGGAAATCGATCCTAGATACCGAGAGGAAATTGAAAAGATTGCTTTTGGATACAAAGATAAGGACGGTAAGTTTATTGCCCCTATGACTGACAAGGAACTTAAAAAGTTTGCAAAAACAAAATCTAAGGATCTACCTGAGAATGTAAAGGACGGTAAACCACTAAATGAGGAGGGTAATTCTCTCGGTGTTATTGATTCTAAGGATATTCCTTCCTTTACACCTAAGATGAATTTTGGTGATGGTATAAACCCGATTATCCCTTATTTAAGGCCAGATGCTAAAAAGAAAAAGCCTGGTGGAAAGAATCTTGCTAACTTGAAAGATTATCGGGATTGGATAAAATCTAGTAAGGGGTAATGTCTCAGATAAAATCATATAAAGATTACGAACCTAGGGAGGAATACCTGGAGGATAATAGGAGAGATATAGATCTGGATAAAATTAGGAAGGGAATTGAGTACCTTGATATACTAGACCTCGGGTTTGATGATATAACCTCTCATCAGCAGGAGCTTAATAATACCTTGAAATTTCAGAGAAAATCACAACCTGACGTAGATGGATACGGGGACGTCTTTTATACAATACACCCTACTGGTGTGGTTAGAAGGTATAACCCGGTTGAAGTTAGAGGTAACGAAGAAACCCCCGAGGGTCAAGGTAATCCTATCCGTACATATCCCGGTCCATTTAGGAATTCAACCGAATATAAGAAGGGACTTAGATATCTCTTCAATTATTTAAGAAGGAAAGAATTAAGGGGAAATTACAGATAAATAGAAAGTAACTAGAAATATTTAAAACATGGGATGTGGTTGTAATAAAAAAAGAAATCTATCTTCTGCTAAACCTAGCTTGTCTGCGGAAAAAAGCGGTAGCGATCTAACCGGGAGCTGGGTGATTGATAATAAGGATAGGAAGCTTTTGGTGATCTCTCCGATATACGACTCTTATAATGATATAATAGGGTATATCACCAAAGACGAATCCCAGAACACTGTTAGAATATTTTCTAAAAACATAAAAACAACATTATAATCGATATGGAAAATCTATATTATCCCACAGGACAATCCCCAGCAGGTAGAACATTAGTTTGTCTCTGTTGTGAAGATGATACCCCTGTTATGGAGTCTGGATGTTCACCCGAGATGGTAGAATCCGCATATAAATCATGGCTAGATGAAAATGACTATTGTGTAGAAAAATGGCAGATTGAGGAAGAGATTCTGGAAAAATGTGACTGCGATTCCTATTCTCTCAAGGAAATGGACGGTGGAGCTCCTGCGGGAGATATGGGTGGCGGATCCTTTGCTACGCTTAATACTGTCTCCGGTATGGGCCCGGTGGAAGCACCAGGAGCTGGAGGGACTAACGCTGATTTCTACAACGGACCAGTTGGATCGGGGGATAAATTCGATACCTTAACCGTTGGCACCCCTGCGGCAAGGAAGGGATTAAAGAAAAAGAAGAGAGATCGTGTAGTGAAGGACTTTGGAACCTTTGTGGAAGCCATGAAGAAGCTACAGCTCAAGAAATAAAGACAAAATTTCATACTCACATTAGAAAAGGTGACACAAAGTCACCTTTTTTTGTGTTCTTATTCATTGGAACATTTTTCGAAATAGTAGTGAATAAAAAACAAAAATGATAAGTACAACTATTTATTCACCTTTAGAGATGATGGAGAGAATCCTAGAAAATCGAAACGGACTTGTTAATAGCAAGGAATATTTCATTCGGGAGGAAGATAAATCATATCTTATAGAAATTCCAGTTCCTGGATACAAGAACGATGACATCGATGTGGAGCTTGATGGTAGCACATTGGTTATAGAGGGAAGAGGCAATGATTCCCACTGGACCGGAGATTTCACCAAGAGGTTTAGAATACCCAATGAGGTGAATTCTGATAAAATTAAGGCTGTTATCACGGAGGGAGTACTAACGATTTCTTTGGATAAGAAAAAAGAATCGCTACCTAGGAGAATTAAGATCTCATAAAGACGAAATTTTTCAACCACCTACTAATAAAAAGCTCGCCCGAAGGCGGGCTTTTTTGTTAAATGTGAATTATTTTTAGATGTCAAGAGAAATTGAAATGTTACAAAGGATAGCCAAGGAACATGCCTCGGAGCTAGAAGAAAAAATGAAGAACCCTCAGTATAAAATGATGATAGATCGGGATTCCTGTATAAGGAAGCTTTCGATAATACTGGGCACCAACTATCTGAAGACCACTGCACTCTTTGATAAGGAGGTAAAGAAATATCAGGATATTCTTAGGAGAAATAATTTCTAGGTTGGAGAGGTTAATTCAAGAGGATTATGTAGATAAGCCATGGGAAATGGTCGTAATCTGCATACTCCTTAATCAAACGACCAATTTGCAGGTCCGGAGAATACTGCCGGAGTTATTTAATCTGATTAAGGATCCTGTTACCTGTTCCAAGATGGATCCTGACTTGATCGCAAAGGTGATAAGGCCCACCGGATTTTATAACATTAAGGCAAGGAGGATAGTTGATATGTCAGGTGTGTGGATTTCCGGTTTTAAAGACCCCTCAGACTTGCCTGGCGTTGGTAAATATGCTATTGAATCCTGGGAGATCTTTGTCAATGGAAATTTTTCAATATCACCCAGTGATAAGAAGCTAAGGGGATATCTGGAGAGTATGAACCACTAGAGAGATCTTAACATCTGTATCATTTGTTGTGAAGGGTAGCAGTCTCTGATATCTGCCCTTACGTTGGAATGTGACCACAGTCCCTGAAATCCCTGTAAAGCTTGTGGTGAGAGATCAAATGGATTACTATTGAGATAATCGATTGCTTGCAAATATCTGGTATCCTCTTCGCTATTTTCGATTAGCTTTTTCCCTTTGCTATCGGTTATTCCGTTCTTGTTCATCCATTTCTTCTGATCCCTTACTGATAAACCCTCGGGCATTTGGATTTCGCTCCTCCCGATCTCCTTTAATAATCCCCTCTTTAGATCTATATCATGTTTTTTCGCTAGTAGCAATATTAGGTACCGGAGTGACTCTATTTGATGATCCGAATATGAATGGAAATACCTTTCCCCTTTGAATGGATCCTTTAATATTTCCACCTGTCCTTTGGGTATCTTTATATTGCCCTTGGTAAAGAATTCTCCATCCGTGCTCTTAGTAAGCTCCCCGTAATTACAGATCTCGATAGCTATACTTTTTTGGTTGAGAAAGGTATTGCTTTTGTTTTTTATGAAGAGGTGATGTGACCAATGTTCTGAGTTGAATGCCTCTAGTATCTTACCGTCGTGTTTTTTATTCTTTGCGTTAATTGGATCGGGACCACCTATTACGTAAGAAGCTCCGGATCTTATTTTATTTGTTGATTCCTTTCGGTCTCTGCCCCAGCTATCTATTGTCCAGTCTGGTCTATGGTGTCCTCCTGTGTGATGTATGAATATCGAATCTTTAAAGTTGGGATCCGAATAATAAGATCCCTCATTGATGGGATGTTTGATTATTTCCACTTTACCAGCTCCTTATTTTTCCCCCTTCTGCTGAGGTAGAAGCTCCTCGTTTATTCGTCTCTTAAGATATTTAATTATTTTCTTCGGTTCTCCGTTATTCTCTTTGACTATCCTATTAAACTCTTCCTCCTCGGAAAGGGTATCCAGATAGTTGTATAGGTCGGTTGTTTGGAACATTGAGTCCACTACTTGGGGCATTTGAGTATATGCTGGGCGGTAGTTCCTGGAATTAACGCTGTCCTTGTACCATTCACCCGGTACTACAACGCTACCTGGAGCTTCCGAAACGTAATATTCTAATAAGAAATCTTCGAAACTTTTGATGTTAGCTTTCATATACTTCTATATATCCTCCAACCTGATCTGGTTAGGATATAATAAATCTAAATATTTGATGATAGTTGATATTGAGAATAAAGGAACCTACTTGAAGGTATCAAGTTTTTCTGAGGACGGTGATTTAATATTTATTAATGTTCCGGTCCCTGATAAGGAGAGATTCATATGGGAAAAATGCTCACCATCAGATAGTAGAAGGGAGAAGGAATGGGAGAGCTGGGACGGGTTCCCAGTTAGAAAAGCAAAAACCCAGAAATATGACAAGTATCGGATGATACAGATCTTGGAAGAGGCTGATCCGGAGTTAACTAAGCCCCTTTTTGAATTCCAGACTCCCAAAAAATATTTTGTCGATATAGAGGTAGAGATGACCGACGAGATGAGGGATTCACTCGATACAGCATCGGCAAAGAATAAGGTTCTTTCAATAGGTATAGCCACTGACCGATGTAAGGCGATTATGCTTGGTCTAGACCCACTTACCCCTGAAGAGCAAGCCGATATCCATAGAAGGACTAACGAGTATCTGTCTCCAATGGGCGATGAGTGGAGTTTTAAGTATCATAAATTCGAGAGTGAATATGATATGCTTTATACTTTCTTCAAGAACCTAGCACCCAAAATGTCCCTGATTACTGGATGGAACTGGTTTGGATATGACTGGCCGTATTTGGTTAACAGAGCTAAGAGGTTGGGCATAGATCCTAAGATAATATCTCCTTCCAATTGGCTCATTGGAAAGAACAACCTCCCCATGCACTTGCTCATGGTCGATTATCTGGAGATATACCGGAAGTGGGACCGAGTAATAAAAATTAAAGAAAGTAATAGACTTGATTACGTAGCGGAAAAGGCCACGGGACTTAAAAAGATAGTCTATAATGGATCCCTAAGGGACCTGTATCAGTCCGATTTTCCAAAATTTATACTGTATAATGTTATTGACTGCGCTCTTGTTCACTATATAGACGTAAAGCTTCAAACAATGCTTACTTATCTCAAAATTGCCAATTTAAATGGCGTTGAGATAAGTAGGGCTCTTTCTCCTGTTTGGTCAACGGAAGTGCTGATGCTCCGCAAATTCTTAGAGAGGGGACAGGTTTTTGTTAACGAGAGGAAAGAGGAAAGCCACGTTAAATTTATAGGTGGATATGTGAAAGAGCCCATCAAAGGTCTACATGAATGGGTGGCTTGTTACGACTTTGCCTCTCTGTATCCTAATACGATTGTTCAATGGGGAATATCCCCTGAGGTTTATAAAGGAAAGGAGGGAATAAACTTATCCGAAGTTAAGGAAGGATGGGTGAGAACTTCATCTAAGGCCGTTTTTGGAGGTGACTCGGAAAATCCAATACTTAAGACAATAATTAAAGATCTTTATGCCAAGCGTAAAGCAACTAAAGATCGAATGTTAAAACTCCAGATTGAAATTGATCAGATGGAGAAACAATTAAAAAAAATGGGGTAGAAAATCCTAAAAATACTCGACCTCTATAGACCACTTGATATATAAAAAACCTAGTGTCTAGAGGATTAAAAATAGATCAAACAAAAAAATATGGCAAACACTGATAATACTTGTGCAGAACTAGAAATTAAGGATCTGTATTCTGAATCTTCCGATACACTAGGTGAAATTCTTGAACTTCAAGCAGACACTCAGAAGAACGTTTACGGCTACAATTTTCAGGACATGACTCTCAGGGATCTAATGGATTTCTGGCATATGAATAACCATGCTATGATTGACGAGATCCACGAAGCTACTGATGCCTTGGGTGGTATTAAGCAAGGCGGGGGAAACGCAATCTGGAAAAGATGGAAGCAAGCGTATAATAGTTACACGGAGATCCGATTTAGTGATTTATCTGAATCAGACCAGCTTGAGTGCAAGTTCGAAATAGTTGACATGCTTCATTTTTTTATGAATTATGCTGCCTCCATAGGAATGACTTCCCAGGAAATGTACAATATGTACATGAGTAAGAATGAGGAGAATAGGAGGAGACAGGAGAATAACTATTAAGAACAAAGATCGATTAAAAATTAACCAAAAAATTAATACCTATGGAAGGATATTCGTTACCTGAACCGATATTAAATGAAAATCCAAATCGCTTTGTGATTTTCCCAATAGAACACCAGGAGATCTGGGAGATGTATAAAAAACAGCAAGCATGTATTTGGACTGCTGAGGAAATTGATTTATCCAGTGATATTGATGATTGGAGAAATAAGCTCAATGATAATGAAAGGCATTTTATTAAGCATGTCTTAGCTTTTTTTGCTGCCTCTGATGGTATAGTTAACGAGAATCTTGCTGAGAATTTTGTTAGTGAGGTACAATATACGGAGGCTAAATTTTTCTACGGATTCCAGATTATGATGGAGAATATACATTCCGAGACTTACTCCCTCCTGATCGATACTTATATCTCAGACCCTGAGGAGAAGTCCAATCTTTTTAATGCAATTGATACTATCCCAGCTGTTAAAAGGAAAGCTGAATGGGCTCTTAAATGGGTGGAATCAGATCACTTCCAGGAAAGACTTATTGCTTTTGCCGCGGTGGAGGGCATATTCTTTTCCGGATCTTTTTGTTCCATTTTTTGGCTTAAGAAAAGGGGTCTAATGCCGGGTCTTAGTTTTTCTAACGAGCTTATCTCCAGAGACGAAGGGATGCATTGCGATTTTGCTGTTATGCTCCACAATAGATTTGTAAATAATAAGGTATCTGAAGAAAGAATAAGGGAGATCATATTAAGTGCTCTTGAGATAGAGAAAGAATTCATCACCGAGTCCCTTCCAGTTAAATTGATTGGTATGAATTCAGATCTGATGAAGCAATATTTGGAGTTTGTTGCTGATAGACTTTTGGTTGATCTTGAATGCTCTAAAGTTTTCAATGTGGAGAATCCGTTTGATTTTATGACCAATATATCACTTCAGGGAAAAACCAACTTCTTCGAAAAAAGAGTTGGGGAATATCAGAAAGCGGGAGTTATGAACTCCTCAGAGAACACGTTCGATATGGACGTGGATTTTTAAAAATAACCAAAAAAGAACAATGTACGTAACTAAGAGAGACGGATCTAGCGAAGCGGTAAGATTTGATAAAATATCTAACCGCGTGAGGAAAATGACTTATGGATTGAACACAGATTTTGTGGATTCAATGGGTATATCACAAAAGGTGATCGCCGGAATTTATGACGGTATCACCACAGGTGAACTTGACAATTTAGCAGCCGAAACCGCTGCTTCACTTATACCCATTCACCCGGACCACTCAATTCTGGCTTCAAGAATAGCGGTCTCGAGGTTACATAAAACAACTAAGAAGAAATTCTCGGATACCATAGAGGACCTATATTCCTATATCGATCCGGAAACGGACAAGCCTGCAGGTCTTATCAGTGATGAGACGTACGAGGTTGTTAGAAAAAATAAGAACAAGTTGGATTCCTCGATTATACATGATCGTGATTTCAATTTTGAGTATTTTGGTTTCAAAACATTGGAGAAGAGTTATCTTCTAAAAATGCATGGGAATCCTTCAGAAACCCCTCAGCACATGTACATGAGGGTTGCGGTAGGAATATGGGGAAGCGACATAAAGAATGCCATTAAGACGTATGAGCTTTTGTCAACTCATATGATGACTCACGCTACTCCTACCCTATTTAATGCGGGTACTAGAAAACCCCAATTATCGTCCTGCTTTCTTCTCACGATGAGTGATGATTCAATTCCGGGTATCTATAAGACCCTATCCGATGTTGCTTTGATCTCTCAAAATGCGGGAGGTATTGGACTAGCCATACATAATGTGAGATCTACTGGTTCCTATATACGAGGAACAAATGGTAAGTCGAATGGGATTGTTCCGATGTTGAAGGTCTATAACGAGACCGCCAGATATGTTGATCAGGGTGGTGGAAAGAGAAAGGGATCTTTCGCCATTTACCTTGAACCATGGCACGCAGATGTGGAGGATTTTCTAGAGCTAAGAAAAAATACGGGTAAGGAGGAGAGGAGAGCAAGAGATTTATTTTTGGCTCTCTGGGTTCCGGACCTGTTTATGGAGAGAGTAGAAAAGGATGAGGACTGGTCATTAATATCTCCTTCTGAAGTTCCTGGTTTACACGAGGTTTATGGAGAAGAATTCAATAAGAAATACATAGCTGCTGAGAGAGAAGGGAAAGTCAGGAAAAAAGTTAGAGCTCGCGAACTATGGGGAAAAATAATAGAATCCCAGATAGAGACTGGTACACCATATATCCTATATAAAGATGCTGCAAATAGGAAATCAAATCAGCAAAACCTCGGTACTATAAAATCTTCTAATCTGTGTACCGAGATAATCGAGTATACTGATAAAGATGAACAAGCAGTTTGTAATCTTGCTTCGATAGCGGTAAATAACTTCTTGAAATCTACTGATGCTAGAACCTCCAAAATACTGAGAGGAAAGTGTGAAGTCGATCACGATCTTCTGTATGAGGTGGCCTATCAAACCGCTATTAATCTTAATAAGGTTATAGATGTTAATTTTTATCCTACTCCAGAAACTAGAAAATCCAACATGAGGCATAGACCCATAGGGATAGGAATACAGGGTCTGGCTGATCTTTATGCTATTATGGGAATACCATTCTCATCGGATGAGGCTAGGAAAATAAACTCAGATATATTTGAAACGATATATTTTGCTTCTATGTCCGCCTCAGTTTCTTTAGCCAAAAAACTTGGAGCATATGAGACCTTTGATGGATCTCCTCTGAGCCAGGGCAAATTCCAATTCAATCTATGGAATTTCACCGACGAGGAATTATCTGGTAGGTGGGACTGGAAAAAGCTTAGGAAGGAAGTTATGAAGCATGGGGCAAGAAATTCATTGCTTTTAGCCCCAATGCCAACTGCTTCTACCGCTCAGATTATGGGGAATAATGAAGCTTTCGAGCCTTTCACTTCAAACATTTATACTCGAAGAACTTTGAGTGGGGAATTTATTGTGATTAATAAGCATCTCGTGAATGATCTAATTTCACTCAATCTATGGGATGATGATATGAAGAATATGATTATCATCCATAAGGGGTCAATTCAGAATATACCCAATATACCCGACGATATTAAGGAGATCTATAAAACTGTCTGGGAGATAAAGCAGAAGGATCTTATTGAAATGTCTGCTGAGAGAGGTAAATTTATATGCCAGTCTCAGTCCCTTAATCTTTTCATAGAGGGCGTGAATGCAGCCAAGTTAACTGCAGCTCATTTCCATTCCTGGAAGATGGGTCTTAAAACTGGTATGTACTATTTGAGAACTAAGGCAGCAGTGGATGCCTTATCCGGTCTCGGTATAGATTCAAGTAAGTATAAAACCAAGTCTCCCAGTGTAGTTAAGGTTGAGGAAACTGTCAATGTTCCCAATGATGAAAAGAATTCTAATCACTCTGAATCTGCTAGTGAGGAGTTAAAGGAGCTAGCAAATCAGGCAATGTCTGATATATCATGTAGTCTAGATAATCCGGATGACTGTATATCCTGTGGATCGTAACACATTTAAAAATAGCTGATGAAGAGGGAAGATTTAATAAAAGAGATCTTTGTTAAAAGGGGCTTTAAAGTAGGAGCTGAGATTGGTTCCTTTAAGGGAGAATTTGCTGAGGAAATATTGAAAACGTGGGACGGAGATCTCTACATGATCGATGTTTGGAGAGAATTGGATTTCGAGGATTACCCAGATGGATCCAACCATGGGTCTTTTGAACCCTACGCAATCATGACTGAATGTGCGGAAAGGATGGAACAGTTTGGTGAGAGATCGACTATGATAAGGAACTTTTCTAATAAGACCTATAAGCTATTTCCTGACGAGAGCCTGGATTTTGTTTTTATAGATGCTAACCATACCTACAAGTCAGTTTGTGAGGATATTGGTCTTTGGTATCCCAAAGTTAAAAGCGGGGGCATATTAATGGGCCACGATTATATAGACCTTAATTGGAAGGAGGGGCCTTTTTTACCAAACGGCAAGGATAAGCACATTTATGATAATATCCATAAATGGTATTGTGGTGTATTTGGTGTGAATCCTGCAGTAGATGAGTTCTGTGAGAGAATGGGGTATCAGCTATCTGTAACCGATGAGTGGTTCGGTACTTGGTATTTCGAGAAAAAATAAGCTAAATTGAGATGGATAAGGTTAAAAGCTACGAATATTTTATCAACGAGAGGGAAATCCCAGATAAGCAAGGAGAAATCATAATCATAATGGGTCCTCCCGGTTCCGGAAAGGGAACGGTTTCTAAAAAACTTGCCTCCAAGAACGGATTTACCCATATTTCTACGGGAGAACTAATCAGGAATTCCAAGGATGAAGATCTAAAAAAGATCATAGCCAAAGGAGATTATATTCCGGATAGAATAATGGCTAGAATGTTAAGAAGAGAGCTTGGTAAAGCGGATCTTGAAAGTGGTGTAGTAATAGACGGATTTCCAAGAACTATTAAGCAAACTAAGATGCTTGACTCCATCCTGGGTAAATTGGGTGTTGGATTAAACCATTGCATCTACCTGGACCTGAGCAGAAAAAAATCGAGGGAAAGAATCCTCAATAGAGCCGAGAAGGAAGGAAGGGAAGATGATAAAAATCCAGATGTAATTAATAAGAGGTTCGACGAATATGAGAATAAAACCAAACCTCTATTGGATAAGTATAGGAAAAGTAGAAAGCTGGTTAAGATTAATGCCTCCCCCGGATCCGAAGAAGTCTATAAACAAGTGATAGATAAGATAGGAATAAAGCCAACCTCACTTGAAAAAGAAAAATCGTAAATTACCGGATTCCGTAGTGTTTAATCAGGAGACCGGGGTTTTTGATGCTTTTCTAAAGCCATATCCAACTTCTTTAAGTTCCCCTAGTTTCCAGATAGATGACATCGACAAGTTTAAAGGAGGTGCTGTATCCAAAGCTGCTAAAAAATTTAACAAGAGGGCTGAGGAAATAAAAGAGCAGATTAGGGATCTGTATAGTGAATATTCGGATAACCAGATGATATGGTCTTCTAAAATTTCTTTTGAACCCTATATAGGAATAGAGATATATCTATATGTTGGTAATAAAGAAAAGACATTTGCTAGCATAATTTCACCCGAAGAATGGGGTAATAAGTTTGAGTGTTTAGGGAGATTCAAGCTTGACACGGATTACTCCTGGAAAAGAATCTAAATTGAATATGAACGATAATAACATCCTCTCAGAGTTTGTAGAAAGATTCGAACATGAGATGAATATGAGGAAGAAGATGACTAAATCTGAGGAGGAACAAGTTGCTTCCATAGGTATTGTCTTCGAAAATTATATAAGGTATTATTCCAACCTTCGCATCAGGTCTTCCAAGATTATAAAGGGAGCTAATCCCCATTACCTAATGGATTTCTATAAATCTGAGGATGTGGAGGAGATAATGGAGGCCCTAAGAAAATCCTTCATGGAGCTAGGTGTAAGATTTAAGCACCATAGATTCTCGGGTTCTTTAGGAATGTTTTCCTGCAAAAATGATACCGTCCCCGGGCTTCTCGAGGGTAGAGGGTATTTTTTGACCTCATTTTCTTCAGGTTTCAAGTCTAGAGGACCCTCGATAAAGATAGAATGCCTAAGAGAAAATCAGGTTGTAAAGATATTGGATGGTAAAATAGATAATCTCACCCTGGTTTATTGGAACGGTAGGGGTATGAGTAGATCTACCTTTCTTCCCAGGGTTAACCCGACGGAGGATATCGACATATGCGAGGAAACGGGATTTCTTAATGTGGATCTCATATCTACAAGCAAAAGAAATGTCGTAGCTAAGGGTGAATTTACTATGACACTCAATGATGGACTCATTCTTGAGAGAATAACCTCGTTAGATCAGGGATAAGGGTGAAATTTTTTAGTGTATTCCCCATATAAATGGAAAATATACTCATATAAAAGATGGCATCCAAAAAATCAAGGAGCAAATCCAGACCTGCAATTAACAAAGAAAGTAAAAAAGAAATCGCTACGGAGGATGCATCTACGGAAAAAGTAGATAAGTCCCAATCGATTAGTCTCTGTCTTGTTATGATCGTGAAAGATGAGGAGGACACGATCCGAAAATGTTTAACCAGATGTGCACCATATATCTCATATTATGTAATATGTGACACTGGATCAAGCGATAATACAATAGATGAGATAAAATCAACTATGGATGAGCTTGGTATAGAAGGCGAAATCTACGAGAGACCCTGGGTTAACTTTGAAGTTAATCGCACGGAAAGTCTGGAATTAGCCAGAGGTAAATGTGATTACTCATGGATAATAGATGCTGATGATACCTTCGAAGTTTTAAATCCCAACATTAATCCATTCTCGGATTTACCCTCTGATGTTGATTGCTTCCAGATAATGTACAGATTAAATAACCTACAGTATCATCGAGCTCAGATAGTTAGATCCGATCAAGATTGGGTATACAAAGGGGTTTTGCATGAGTATTTGGATCTACCTGGAAAAGAGCCGGTAATACAATACCAAATTCCAGGTGACAGATGTAGGGTAGATGCCGATATAAGTCCTCTGAAAAGGGCTAGCTCCTTGGAAGAAAAATACGCAAAGGATGCTGAAATATTGGAGGAAGCATTAGATAAGGATCCAGAAAATACCCGATATATGTTCTATTTGGCTCAAAGTTATAGAGATTCCCAACAGAAGGTAAAAGCCATAGACGCTTATCAAAAAAGGGCAGATGCTGGCGGATGGGATGAGGAGGTTTACTATTCCCTTTACATGATAGGTAGATTAAAAGAGCAGCTCGGGAGGCACCCCGATGAAGTCATTACTGCCTATTCCAAAGCCTGGGAATACAGACCGGAAAGGCTCGAAGCTATATTCCATGCTATGAGAAAACTAAGGGAGCAGGAAAGATGGGTTCTTTCCTTTACTTACGGAAATATGGCAGTAAAGAATCCAGGAACATCGGATATATTATTTGTAGAACCTGAAATTTGGCAATGGCGTCTTCTTGATGAATTTGCATTAGCTGCATATCACACAGGAAATCCTGAAATCTCCGCTGAGAAGATGGAAGCCATCATGAGGATGCCTTTCTTTGTTACAATGAGCGAAAATGAAAAATCTAGGATAAGGAAAAACCATGAATATTTTAGGGAAGCAGCTTTGAAAAAAGCCAAAGCTATCGAGGAGAAAAAGAAGCTCAGTAAACAGGATACCTGATGAATGGGAAATTCCGAATCGATATATAGCATATGCGAATAAAGGGATTCTCAGATTTTGATAGATTAAGCGAAGGGATGGACTACCATTTGAAAAATGAGGTCTCTCTAATGGAAAGCGTGTATAGGATAGAGTCTGAGTCCTGGTTAGATCTAATTAATGAATCCAGGGATATGTGGCTTAATGATAGATTGGATCTATCATTCGATGATGTTTTCCTTATAAGTACTGACGCTGGATCTAAATCCACTTATCTTGGCGAAGAAGTCTTATTGGATGTCCCCTTTGAGATTAACGAGGCTGAATATAAAGGAAGAGACGTGGAATTGAATAAGCCTTTCAGAACACCTAAAGCTCCCAGAAAGTTCGGGGTTTACACTAAGAACGGAGATGGGAAAGTCATACTGGTTAGGTTTGGTCAGCCTGGAATGAGAATAAAGAATTCCGACAAAGAGGCATCAAAGTCTTTTAGAGCTAGACACAGATGTAATGATCCCGGGCCAAGATGGAAACCAAGATGGTGGTCATGTAATGTTCACAGGTATCATAAACTACTAGGACTTAAATCAAGTAATCCTTGGTAGATCATCCTTATATAGAAATACACGAATCTGGCAGCACCTACCGGAGAGTGTTCAGTGAAAATTCTGACGAGAATTCTCTAAAGTGGCATTGGGATGAGGAGGATCGAACTTTGGAATTTTTAACCCCGAATGACTGGCTATTTCAGATCGATAACCAACTCCCGGTTGAATGTAAAGGTAAGATAAAAATAAAAGCGGGGGTCTGGCATCGGCTTATAAAGGGAAATTCTAAGCTTGAGGTGATTGTTACAAAATATTTCCCTGAATGAGATATATAGATAAATCTAATTTTTAAGTAGATGAAGCACATAAGTTTATTCGAAGACTATTCAAATAAGGTAAACGAAGGATCTACTCCTCTTTATAACGAGCTGGACTTTAAGAAGAATATAAATGCAGCTCCTGTCGAGGAATTGAAATACTCCGAAATCATACCTAGATTGAGGGATCTTCTAGCACAGAAAGAAATGGGATCGGTTGAGAACATCAATGTTATTGCTGAAGTCCCAACCCAGGGAAAGGGTGCTCCTGATTATATAAAAGATATTATAGCTCAAGAAAGAGAACGACTAGCCAGACAATATAAATCGACCATAGGTAAAAAAATAGGGAGCGACGTAGAGGCGGAAGAATTTGACTTTGATGTTAACAGGTTCGGTGACCAGAGAACAATATTCTTCGATTCTGAATTTATCGTAGATCGCATTGAAAATGTAGGTGGTAATGATATGATAATAGGAATTCCAGCTTCTTTGCCGGATAAAGGATATGAAGCTAAGATCTCCCCTATGAAGGTCGATGAAATATATTTTACCCCAGCCGGAGAGGAATAAAACCCCAAAATCAAATTAATAAAAAAATGAAAGAAAAAACACTAGGAATCATTAGACACGCTTTAACCTTCTTGGGAGGTGTGTTAATAACGCAAGGTCTTATTGATGATGCTATGTTCACAGAACTATTTGGTGCCACTATGACCTTAATAGGTGGTATTTGGTCTGTATTGGACAAAAACAAAGCTCCTGAGGAGGCCTAAACCCTCCTATAATCTTCGATTTAAAAAGGTTTGGTTAACTCCAGACCTTTTTTTTGTGAAATAATCACATCGATTGGACATATAAACCTAGATCAATAGGATTTAAATATGAAATCAGCTAATAAGAGCATACAGGTACTTTCGGATTTTGAACATATACTCAAAAGACCAACTATTTATGTTGGATCCGTAAAAGTAACGGAGGAGCAGATCCCGATAGTGGAGAAAGATAAGATAAGACTGGTTCCTTATAACATATCTATAGGTATGTATAAGTTATTCGATGAGGTCTTTTCTAATTCTGTTGATGAGGCTAAAAGGATGAAGAAGTCCATGGACTCAATCACAATCGAGGTTGATTCAAAAACCAATACCATTAGGGTAACAGACTCTGGCGAAGGATTTATTAACGGCTCGTCTATCAATAAGAAGAGTGGAATGTCCAATGTTGCTACTGCGGTCTCGATGTTAAGAGCAGGGTCCAATTTTAATAATGACGATATAGCTGAAACCCTGATAGGTACCAACGGGATGGGGGTTAGCCTTGTTAATGCCATGTCCAGTTATTTTTCCATAGAGACTGTTAGTCCCAATGAGTATTACTTTCAGGAGTGGAATAACTTTAAACCAGGGAAACCTAAGGTCCTCAAGCGAGGTAGAAAAAAACTGGGAACCTCTGTTAGCTTCTCTCCATTAGCTGAGATATTCGATAACTGCAGGTGGAATAAAGAAGTTCTAAGATCCCTGTTGCTGCTGAAAAAAAGAGTTTTGGAGACGGAGGATAATACTAAAAGTATAAAGATTAATTTCATCTGGGATGAGGTCGTTATACCTATAGACACCAAGGTTTTCCAGCAGCTCTCATATAAGACTAGGATCGGAGAAATATTGATATGGGAGAAGATTGATGATTCTGGTTCTGTATCATTTGTTAATTCCGCTACTTGCACAGGCATACACCAAAAGATAATCATGGATCAGATCAATGGAACCCTGGACGATTCTCTGGCTCATCACTTCTACGACTTCTGTTTAATATTGAACTTACCCCCAGGTAAGGTAAAATTTGGGGATCAGAATAAGACCAAATTTGTCACAAGGAGGGAAGAGGTAGAGGGAATAATATTGAATTCCTTTAGTGGTTCCCTAAAAAAATTCTTCTCCACCCCCTTATATAAAAAAGTAAAGGACAAGGTTGAGCGGAGAAAGAAGGAATCTAATCTGAAAAAAATTAGGAGGGAAAAGAAGAGTGTGAACGTAAAATACTCGCATAAATATTTTCCTCCTACCTCAAGGTCCGCTCAGAATTTGTTTATAGTTGAAGGTCTTAGTGCTATGGGATCGATCTTGCAGAAGAGGAATCCTTCTAGGGATGGGGTATATGCTTTAAAGGGCAAGATTAAAAATGCACGAAGCCTTTCGGACCTTGCGGAGAATAGAGAAATATTGGAGCTTATGCAGATACTCAATTTGGATCCGGAAAACTCAAATTTGCGATGTCCTTATCAGAACATCGTAATAGCGACGGACCAGGATCCTGACGGTGCACACATCACATCCCTTTTGATAAGCCTATTTTTCCGATGGTTCCCTTGGATTGTTGAGAAAAGAATGCTATATTTCCTGGAAACTCCTCTTGTATCTATAGGGGAGAGAAATAAAAAATATTTTTATTCTCTCGATGATTTCAAAAAAGAATCTAAAAACTCCAGACTCTCTGGAGTCCGATATTTAAAAGGCCTTGGATCCCTATCTCTGGATGATTGGGATTACGTGATGAGGAATAAAAAGATGACAAATATCGTAAAGGATAAAAAATCATCAGCAATGCTTGATATGGCTTTCGGTAAATCTTCGGAGGCTAGAAAAGCCTGGTTATCTTCCATGGGTTAATATTTTTTTAGAACGGCTGGTAATTGTAATTTTGGTTTATGGATAGAAGATATGGATATTGCTGCATTAACCTGAGTATTTCTGAGGGCAGAAAAAAGAAAGATCGAGTGACTACTAACAGATCTATGACCAAGAAAACATTTCTTGAAAGGGGTATTGAGTATGTCTCTGAGTTATCTCTGCTCAATGTGAAAGATCTCTGCACCATAATTGAGTGGAACAATCAGATGGGAATAAAGATGTACCGGATGAGCTCCGATATTTTTCCTTGGTGTTCTGAATATGAGCTATCCGATCTACCTGACTTCGAGGAGATAAAGACCCATCTTAAACGTGCTGGGGGTCTAGCAATTAGCGGAGATCAGAGAATAACATTCCATCCATCTCCCTACGGTGTTCTTGCTTCTCTCCGGGAAGATGTTGTCCATAATGCTTTGAAGGAATTAAGGCAGCATGGAGAAATTATGGATTTAATGGGTCTGGATCAAAATCTCCACTATCCCATAAATATACACGTCAATACTACCAAGCCAACTAAAGAGGAAGCTGCATCTAGATTCTGTAAGAACTTTATGCTACTCCCCGATTCGGTAAAGAAAAGGTTGGTCGTGGAAATTGATGATAAGGGATCTCAGTATACCTCTTTGGATCTCAAAGAAATGATACATGACTCGATAGGAATTCCGGTTACATTTGATTACTTGCATAATCGGTGTAATCCTCCGGAGGGTCTTTCTGAGGAGGAATCACTATTAGTGTGTCTATCAACCTGGCCTAATGACGTAACCCCTTTAACTCATTTTTCGGAATCCCGTGCTTTATTTGAAGACAACTCAGCAAAAGATTTAGCTCACTCTGATTGGATCCACGAAAAGATCGAAACTTATGGACATAACTTCGATATAGAATTGGAGGTTAAAATGAAGGACAAAGCACTTCTTCATTACCACTCTAATATCGAGGAAATTATATGTCAGGAAACCACGAATTAAAGAAAGAAGACTATGAAAGGTTGAGAGAGTTCGAGGAGAAGATTATTTCTCTAAAAGACTCTGGTGTTTCTTATAGCAGGGACACTGAAATGGAAGCTCAAATCAAGCGTGAAGTGCTGTTTGAAAAATTTGGTTCAAAAAAAACTGATTGGGCATTGAAAAAATTAAACCTAAATTATTTAGATTTGAGCGAACATGAAATTTATGTGGAGATATATAAATTTCTAGATACCATTAAATAAAACCGGCATGAATCTATCTTTCGACAATCAACATTTTCCAGATTGGAGATCTTCCTTTGAAGATCATCCTCAGCTTTCAGTTTTAAAGTGTCACGTCGAGAGAGCAGTCCAGGATCTTTTTTTGGAAGCCCTACGAGGCCAAAGCCAGGAGTTCATCTACATATTTGCCAGTAAGGAGCAGATCTCAGATTTCTGCAAAAAAATGTGCAAATACTGGGAAAATGAAGAGAGCTATGAAATTTGCGGGGAAATTCTATCACTGGAGAATGAGCTTCTATCTAAGTGGAAAATGGTACCTGATTCCGATAGAGGAAAAGAGATGGTAATTAGGGAGTGGCTTAAGTCATCTTTCTAATTATTGATGACAAAGGATTACTACAGGATATTAGAAGTTCAACGAACTGCTACTCAGGACGAGATAAAGAAATCTTATCGTAAGCTCGTTCAGAAGTATCACCCGGATAAAACTGGTAACGATAAGGATTCCGAGAATAAGTTTAAGGAAATAGCTGAGGCCTATGAAATCCTAGGTAATCCTCAAAAAAGGAGAGATTACGATAACCCCAACCCATTTTCTTCTCATAGCACATTTTCTTCAGGTAACCCATTCCCCGGTGGTTTTAACCCATTCGGTGGTTTTTCCGAGCAGGAGATAATCAAAAGGGGAAAGAACATCAATGCCAGGGTTGAGATAAACCTCGAGGAGGTTATTAACGGAACCAAAAAATCCGCTAATATCTTTAGAAGGATGCAATGTAGCCCTTGTATGGGTACCGGTGCTAAGGATGGACAGATGGATACATGTCAGGTCTGCAGCGGGATTGGGGTAAAGAGGAAAATAGTAAATAGCAATTTCGGGCAGATAGCTATGGACGAAACCTGTTACTCTTGCTCTGGTACTGGAAAAACTCCGAAAACCATTTGCCCTTCCTGCGGAGGCCAAGGAACGGAGAGAAGACAGGATAAGGTAGATATCAATATACCTAAGGGATCTGTATCAGGTATTAGTTTTACCTTAAGCGGAAAAGGTGATATGGCTAAATCTCCTTCCGATCCCGGGGATCTGATTATTACCGTTTTTGACATGCCGCATCCATTTTATAAAAGGGATGGACTAAACCTCATATGTTCTGAAACCCTTACATTCCCTGAAGTTTGTCTTGGCAGTGAGATTAAAATTCCGAATATCTCAACAGGTGGGGAATATAAGATAACTATCCCTCCTGGAACCAGCCCAGGTAAGATATTTAGATTAGCTGGGAAGGGGGTGCCTGAATTTGGAAATAATTTTAGAGGTGATATCCTAGTGAGAATAGATGTCTCGGTCCCTCCTGTTCTATCCCAGGAGCAGAGGGAATTTTTAGAAGAATACAAGAAAATATTTTGATATGGAATTTTTAATTACACTCATTATCGGCTGGTCTATTACCAGTATTCTAGTTAACGGAACAATATTCGACGGACTCCGCGTATATCTTCAAGTCAAAGCTCCCTCACTTTCCAAACTGCTTACGTGTATACAATGTAGTGGATTTTGGGTAGGGGTTTTTCTAGGAATTCTTTCATTTACTGGTGTTGTTACTAATCCCGTGGATTCCTGGGTACTTTCCTCTCACTGGCTATCCGAGGTCTTTCTAACTTGTATTTCCTATGGTTTTTTGAATAGTGGGGTTAGTGTGATTCTGGATTCCCTGATAGTTTATCTCATAAAGGAATAGAAAGTTATTTGGAAACAGATAAATAGAACAAACACATTGGGTTTGCATGGATAGCAGGATACTTAACTTCAGTGATTTCAGGGAAGAGATATTAAATGAAAACTCTAGCGGGACATTAGATCCTGCTAAAGCTCAACTTCACGCCTTAGCGGATCAAATACAGAAAAACAGCGATCGAATAAACCAAGCTAGGACTAATATAGCCTTATCATCAGGTCCCAACCAGCAACAAGTCGACCAACCTAAGGTGGGTGACATTGGAAGCATAAAGGCAATAGACCTACTATTAGCAACTCCTGCCGGAGCGGGCCTAGCTAAGATTTTGGCTAATAATCCGGATTATATTGCTCAAGAGGGTGTACCAACTCAATCGGTATCTGATTCCCCTATGACTGTTGGTTCGGTTTTGGATAGGCTCAATAAATCTAGAGCGGACAAGGACCAATTTGATAACAATGTGGAATCTATAAAAGCCGCAGCAGAGGATGAAAACGCGGTGATGGAACCATCGTCTAGTCTATTGCCTCCCAGCTCCCCATATAATTACGGTTCTTGGTCCAAGAAAAGATCCCACACTGATACCGATGATGAAAGGTGGGATGCGGTCAAGAAAGCACTTACGGATGAGGGATATAAGGTTAACACCAAAGAAGTTAACCTTATTGCGATAAGAAATAACCTCTCCGAGAAGATTGGACATCAAAACCACTTCACAGATTGGATTATTGTGATGAACCCAAAAAAGGATAAGATTATTCGGATGTTTGAAGCAACGACTACTCCTGGTCCTTTGTATTTGGCGGTTCCTTTCAGAAACTGGTATGTTGCTGCTAACCCGGATTCCTCGATTAATCCAAAGGGTTTAGCTATCGTACAACCTGGTAAATATTCATATAAGATCGGAAGCCATAGAGGCTACCAGGCATTGGTACAGGACGGAAGCGTAAAGGTGCATCGATACGTTCCTGTTGCATCTCCAGGCGATGCCAAATATACCACTTATTCTCCTGGTAACTCTGAATCCGGTAAGTTTGGAATAAACATCCACAGAGCTGATCGCTCAGGATCTACTGAAAAAATAAATAGTTATTCAGCTGGATGTTTTGTTTTCGAGGATTCGAGTGGACTCTCCAACACTCTTTACGCTCTTGAGAAGAACAAGCAAAGTAAAGTAGATGTGTATTTGTTAGAGTTGGATAAATTAGATTCGAGTGCACGTAAGGAAATAGAGAGCGTTATTTCATCTCTTAGCTAGTAGATCCTCTCTCCTTTCTCATAATTTTTCTTCTCTCCTTTCTGTCCATTACCATATCTGGAATCTCACCCTTGGGATGTACAATGATGATTGTTGATCCCTGCTTCTTTTTTCTGTGGATTTTTGATTTGGGCATTTGTCTTATTTTTTTGCTTTACCAATATAGAAACAAAATCACGATGTCCTTATAGAAAAGACACAAAATAACTCGGATTTGAGCTCTACTTTAACCATTACGGATCAGATAAACCAGAAATATAGGGAATATGCCTTATATGTCTTGCAGGCTAGAGGAATACCTAATTTCTATGATTCCTTGACCCCGGTACAGAGAATAATAATAGAAAATTCGCCAAATTCTTTCAATAAGACCGTTGGCCTCGTGGGAGAGGTGATAAGAACTGGCCTATATCATCATGGCGATTCTTCGCTGGCTGGCGCTATATCAAAATTGGCTCGACCTTTTGGCTGTGCCTATCCTATACTCGAGGGGGATGGGTTTTTTGGATCTCCTGTTAACCCTAACCCTTCCGCTCCCAGATATACCTCGGTAAGAATAAACCGGGATATAAAGGATATAGTCAAGAGACATGAGGATCTCAATGAGAAGAATGAGGAGGGTGGTCATGATTGGATACATCTGGAAGTTCCTGTGGGTCTTCTTACCCATGTGGTCGGTATTGCGGTTGGGTACCGGAGTAATATACTTCCCCGTAAGATGGAGGATATAGTGGAGTATTTGGAGGGGAAGAATAAGTTATTGAAACCATATTTCAAAGACTTCAGAGGGAAAATTTATAAGGTTGGTCCAGAGGATAATATCTGGATTCTGGAGAGCGGATTTGAGGTCAATAAAACTAGGAAGACAGTTAGAATTTTTGATCTTCCTCCCGTTATGAGGTATGACTCATTCATGAAAAAGCTCCTATCCAAGCTGGATTTTTCAGATTGGGAATTTAGGGTCAACAATAATTCTCAGAGTACCTGCGATGTTACGGTGTATCTAAATAAGGTGCCAACTAAGGAATTTGATTCTGCTGTTGAGCTTATTAAGAAACAAACGAAGATAGTGGTGAAAGAGGATGTCGTCTTAATCAAAGACGGGCTTGTTGCTCAATTTGACTCCGTAAAAGAGTATCTGGATGCGTTCAGGGTTCACTTAGAGAATGTCCGCTTGAAGAGACTAATTAGAGACGAGGTGAATCTTAACCTTGATCTCGAATTCTTGGAGGCCAAGTTAAAGTTCCTGCTCTACATGAGCGAGAAGAAGAGGAAGAATAGTGAAATTATATCTTTCTTATCTGGATTCAAAAAGTGGATATCACAGAAGCTATCATCTATCCAAATTATAAAGCTCTCTTCTGATCACATCAAGGAGACCGAGGATGAAATAAAAAGAGTTAAAAGTGAGATTAGAAAAACTCAGGCCCTAATTAAGAAGCAGGAATCGGTGGTTAAAAAAGTAACAGCTTCTCTTAGAAAAACCAAGGCTGCTTCTCTACTTCCTAAATCCAACGTTAGAACTCCCCAGGAGATAGATCCCGAGGTGGAGATTTTTGAATTAACAGATGACGAGGAGGATATATAGGATAAATTATACAGGTTATCCATGATTAATGACTATGTAGACCACTACTTCCTAACCGCAATCGATGAGGGACTTCAAGTTGACTGGGAGAAGTCAGGACTCCCTATAGACAGTGAGATTAAAATAAACAACCAGTCCGTAAAGCCATATGAGATCTCACTGAATGTTGTTGATACCTGTTTGGAAAACATTAGGGAAGTTTCCAAAGAAAATGTTGTGAATGCTGCAAGGCCGATCTTCTTGGTAGCTTTTAATAGGATGGCCAAAAAGATATTTCCTGCTTTGGTCCCCTATATAATCCCGGGAATTAAATATGAGGGAAAGGACGTTATAAAAGAGAAAGTCATAACTCCACAACAATTTTGGAAGGAAGCTTGGCCTAAAGTATGGAGTGAATTCAGTGAACCCGAGAAAAAACTTCTCAAGAAATATACCGTCCTATCCCCTGAGACCACGTACGATGAAGTGATGGACGGATTAGCTGATGCACTGTATAATCCTACTTATAGTATGATTGTAGAAGAACAGGCTAATCTTTTCATAGAATTGATGGGAAACACATTTTCTCGACTTTTCGGTGGAAGAAGAGTTGAGATGTCAAACAAGATGCTTTCCGATTTATTTACGGATCTTAATTCCAGACTTGGTAGTAAAAAGATAGATTTCAAGCTATTAAAGAAACCGGAGGTAGAGGATGGCAACGTAGAGGATGTGAAATCCGATATAAAGTCTCCTGAAGCTAAGAAATCCCTTGCGGAGCTAGAGAAGCAGCTTTCCTCTTTTAGTGCAGATCTGGCCAAATCTAAGTCTACCGGAGGATCAAAAAATGACAGTCAATCGACTATCCCCACTGATGTCCCTTCAGTAAAGAAATGGGCAAAGACCTTAGACCCAGCTACTAAGCAAGTTATAATAGATACCATTAGATCTACTGGCATGAGGTAAGATATAATGTAACTTAACGAGATTTAAATCCCAGCAAAAAAGGCTGGGATTTTTTGTTTTAATCGAAAACAATCTACAGTGTCGTCATAGAAGATCTAAATATTAACACTATGAAGATTAGAGTAACCAGCACCAGCAACCTTATTTCTTTCCTGAAGAAGCTGAAGGTTGTTGATAAGAGCGTCCTTCTTGAATTAGATAGCGAGAAGCTCTTTTGTAAGGTCCACACCCCCGATAAATCTGTTATGAAGTATGCCTCGGTGGATGTTGATCAGGTATTTGATGAAATGCCTGAATTAGATGGGTCCTGTGATAGAATAAAGATCGGTTTAATCGACGTCACTAGACTCATGGATTGCTTCAAGCACTTCAGGCCGGAGGAGGATATACATCTTGATCTCGAGGTTTCTGAGATTGATGGAGATTGCGTAGCTACACAACTACATGTTATATCAAATTCTCTCCAGATTAAAATTAGATGTGCAGATCTTTCCCTGATATCATATGTTGAGGACAATATCCTTTCCATAGTGCATTCAAAGGAGGATCCTCTCTCAAAGTTTAAGATCTATAGTTCGGATTTCTCCTCTGTAATGGCCCTATGTGGGTTGGAAAGTAATTCCGAGGAACTTCTAGTCTACAAGGTAGACGCTGAGAATGTGAAAATCAATGGGGATTCATTCAATTATAAGCTAAACATAGGCCCGGATGAGATTTCCGTTGAGGGTAGCACAGAATCCTCCATCTATAAATCACATCTCAACTATGTTGATACTGAAACGTGTGGATGTTATTTGCACGAAAACAGAATCGTGTTTTTTTCTGAGCAGTCCGATACATCAACTGCTGTGGGTATTATAGAGAAGTAAGATAAGCTATGTCTGAGAGGGAAGAATTAAAGGAAAAAATTGAGGTTCTTACGGCTCTTAAGAATGAGCTTAAGAACGAGGAGCAAGCTGTAAAACTTACCATGAATTCCATTTATGGTGCAATAGGGAATAGCTGGTTTGCCTGTTTTAATCCCGAAGTAGCTGAAGCTGTTACCCTACAAGGACAAAGCTTGATTAAGCACTCCGAGAAGATTCTCGATAAGTATTTTCATGAGTTTTGGCATAAGGACAAGGAATTGCATGATAAGCTGGGACTAACATCGGTTAAGAAGATACACAAGCCGATGGTCGTTTATGGTGATACTGACTCCAACTATGTAACCTTTCAGGAAGTCGTAGCCTCTTGTGAAGGATGGGAAGGAAGTGAAAAGGATTTGATATTAGCAATAAATGAGAATCGATTAGTCGGATATCTCAAGAAGTGCTTTGATATCTACGCAGAAAAATGGGGAACTGATAATTATCAGGATTTTGAGATGGAGACTCTCTCCATCAACGGGATATTCCTGGGTAAGAAAAAATATGTTACCAATATCGTTTATTCCGAAGGTGTACATTCCGAGCCTTTAACATCCATCAAAACTACTGGGGTTGAGATGGTGAAAGGCGGAACCCCATCATTCGTAAGGGAGAAGCTCATATACTTAACCAAATTTATTTTTAGCAAGGGTAATAAATTCGAGCTCCGAGAATTTGTTCAGGAGCTCAAGAAGATCAAGAGAGACTTTAAGGCTCAAGAGCCCGAAAATATATCCGCTGCTATCATGGTTAATAACTACGAGAAGTTTGTATTAAACGACACAACCAATCTGGAGGTAGCCAAGGGTTGTCCTATACATGTTAGAGCATCAGCATATCACAATTACCTTCTGAATTCAACGAAGTTCAAGGATAAATATCCCTTGATCGGGGGCGGGGAAAAGGTTAGATTTTATTTTGTAAAGAGGAAGAACGTAATGGAAAATAACGTTTTTGCATATGCTCAGGGTACATTCCCACATGAATTTGCTCCACCTATAGATTTTGATGAGCAGTTTACTAAAACTATCCTTGATCCGATTAACAGATTTATAGAGGTAATGGGTTACAACCCGATAAGCCCTAATTTATTTATGATAAACACTCTTTTTTAATATGGGATTTAATAAGAGATATCTTCCCGATCTAGCTGAACTTAAATCAATAAGGGAGAGAATGAATGACGACTCAAGGTTTCTTGAAATTTACCTATATAAACCCGATGCTTTAATTGGTCCCACTGAATCCATGGAATATCTACATAAATTGGAAAGGGAGATTCAAAAATGAGAGAAGTTTTTGAAGATGACGAAATTGATGCTGGTTTTGAAGAATACCGGGATTCGATGTATTTAAACTTTGATGTAATAAGCCAGAATACCTTCGAGTTCATGAGGGATGACTATTTTAGCCCTAAATACAAGCTCAGCAGGGTACAAGAGATGTTGGACTTCTTCCTATTGGAGGACCGATATGACAAGTGCGAGAAGCTTATGTATATAAAGGCAGCACTGGAAGTAGATTACATAATATCTGAAGTTTATAACAGGGAAAGGAACTACTAGATGTAAACGTGGATATATACAAGAAAAGAAACAACCGATGGGAAAAATATCCCCAGCTCTTAATTATAGCTCTTTCTTAAACGAAGCAGAGGATAGAGGGTCAATAGATATAATAATTTTAAGTGGTCAATCCTCGCCCAGTAAAACAGCTGAATCTTTCATTAGTGAGTGTTCGAACAGAGGAATAGAATGTAAGGCAGTCAATGTCAATAACTGCGTACTCGAGAAGGTTTATAACGGACATTTACTTAGAGAAGAAAAAGGGGATGAAACCATAGAGATACTAATACGCCCGGAAACTACAGCCATAGTTCCGAGAAGAGGAGTCATAACCAACTCGCATACTAAGAGGATCATGTCGGATCTGGAAGACTCCAGATACTTTTGTCTGAACTCCCTCGAGTCTATAGAGATCTGCGAAAGCAAATACACAACTTCACAGGTACTTGACGATTCAGGAATTCCCGTTCCTAGGTATTCTTTAGTAAGTGGAGAAGATACACTTGATAGATCGCTCGAAGAAGTTGGTGGGGAATTTCCGATAGTAATGAAGCTGTTAGCGGGTACTCAGGGAATCGGAGTATCCGTAGTTGATTCCTATGCTTCTCTTAAATCTGTATATCAGACAATAAGGAAGCTCGATCCGGATGGTGAGATCCTACTCCAGGAAAAAATAGATTCCAACTTCGATATTAGGGTTCAAGTCATTACTAAGAAGTTTGACCCTCTTAATCCTGGCAAGGATAATTTTGAAATTCTGGGTGCTATGAAAAGAGAGGCAGTTGAGAAGGATTTCAGAACTAACTATTCACTAGGAGGAAGCGTTTCCTCGTATGAAATCACAGAGGAGATCGAAAAGATAGCTTGCGAATCTGCTAATGCTGTAGCTTGTCATTGGTGTGGTGTTGATATTATGATAGATTCAAAAACCGGGAATCCCTATGTTCTGGAGGTTAATTCCTCCCCGGGAACAGAGGGTATATCAGAGGCTATAGGAAAACCTATTGTGGGTGATGTGATCGATTTTATATCCAACAAGAACAATTGGTCTTACACCAAGATGGAGGTGGGATATCTAGAAACGGTGGAAATCCCTCAAATAGGAAAATTTGTAGCTAAATTTGATACTGGTAATGGTTCCACCGCTAGCTCTATACATGCGGATGAGCTTAATATAGATGGAGACCAACTAAAATGGAAGATCGGTGATGTTGAGTTAGAAAATAAAATAGTAGGATATACAAACACAGAAATTGGAAGAGAAACGGTAGAGAGACCAATAATAGAGGTTGATCTAATTTTTAATGGTGTTAAGATACCAGGTGTTAAAATAGCACCAACTGATAGGGTATCCAAATCCACCCCTTTGCTTATTAACCGAAAACTTATGAAGAGATTGGGTGTTATGGTCAATCCACATAAGGCTTTTGTGATATCCGATCCTATCGATGATTACTCCCCACTTAAGACAAAAGGGGAAAGGCACGGAGGTATAGAATTTGATCAGAGTAATTGAAACCTCGGGGATATATAAATCAATAAAAAAACCAATCTAAAATGGCTAGCGAAGAAAAAACTGAAAAGATCCAAGTTCTCCTATCTAGTGAAGATCTCGAGGAACTAAGCAAAAAGATATCCAAAAAAGCATTGACCCAGGGACAACCTCCAGAGTCGATTTCACATTACGTGAGAAGATTGATCAGGAGAGATCTGGGTAGATCCGGATCGGGTGATTAATTAGGATTGATCCCTGATAAAATCTTCAAACCTCATCACCCTTGTTGGGTTAGGTGAGGTTTTTTGTTGTTCTATCTCGGGTTGATTGTGGTCGGTGTTTTGAAGTCCAACGTCCTCTTGTCGATCTACCTCATTGTCAGGAATCTCAGATATACCATTATGTCCTTCTGGATCTTCCGCTATTTCTTGCGGGTCTGTTTCTCCTGGAAATTCTTGGTTTACCGGAAAATCCTCTGTTGAATCCTGTTCTTGGTCGTCGAATTCAAGTGTATCCTCAATTTGGACGTCAATGTTTTCCTCTTCTGTCATTTTGATTTTTTATAAGATGTTGATCTATATATTAGTATTCATATTTCCGTTTTTTGTTTCTCCCTAAGATAAATAGTGTATAATAATCTTTATCAACATGAAAAGACTTTTTGAATTCGATGACTTTATGTCAGATCTTTCTTTATCCTTGCCCCAGCAGGAGATGATTAAAAATTTCGTGAGGAAATATGAGAAGTACTTTAAATTCCATGACCCAGATGAATTTGAAAATTCTTTAGATGAGATAGTTAAGGATGTTATGAACCAATTCTCATTCAAACCCAACCTGGAGGATGCAGTGAAAAACTACATATCGGGTTTACAGGACTTATCTGATGGTATATCTGTTATAATGGCTCCTAATCCGCAGATGATATATCGAACCCAACCGGACATGGTTCAAACCATAATGGGATAAATAATATCGGAGGATCGAAATATTCATGTAGTCTGTGTCTAAAAAATCTAAGAAAATAAATAGCGAAAGATATGAATGCTTTAGAACTTATTAAGGAAATGGATGGATCTGATTTAACTATGGTGGATTTTTGGGCCCCATGGTGCGGTCCATGTAAAATGATGAAACCTATCTTGGAGTCGGTTGAGGAGGATAACCCAAGGGTAAAGCTGATCAAAATAAATGTAGACGAATCACCAGATCTTGCTGGACAGTTTAATGTAAGAAATATACCAACGGTTGTTTTCTTCAAGGGAGATGATGAGATACAAAGGGCGATAGGAATTAAGCAGAAAAATCAGCTTCAGGAAATCATAGATAGTAATCTTCCATGAGTTTAGTTGATAGTCTGAAAGAATTCTTCGAAAAATCAGGGGGTACCCAGGTTTGCTGCTCTAATGTAAGATGGGGATTAGAAGGAAAGGGTGTTGTCTATGTTGATTTGGAACATCCCGATCACGGTAAGGGTAGAATTAGATGCGGCATACACAGAAATATGAATGACGTAAAAGTTACTTCGATAACCCCAATGAAAAGATTCTTTGAAAACTATTCCCCTTGGGATAGCACTATAAAAAGTGTCGCTACTCTATATTCAGGTATATCTGGAGTTAATGGGGTTGCTAATAGATCGGTGAATACCTCTCTTATTTAATTTCATAAAAATTTTTTTAAAACGACTGATTCTGGTATTTTTGTAATACATTTCGTAAAAAGTGAAAAAATGAATCAGTTAAAATTATTAATCCAAGGCGCGGAGTCCAAGCTAAACTCCGTGGTTACAGACATTGAGGACCTAACCATTTCCAAGAATAGGAGAGTTAATATACTTGACGTTGTAGAGGAAATTAAGGTGACACAGAAAATGCTTAATGAAGCCCTTAGCATAACATTAAAACAGCAAAAAATAGATGAACATAAAAGATGAATTCGGTAAATATGCAATGAGCGAACATGGAATCAGCTCATTGAATATGATGTATTACGAAAATATGGTCGAATCCTCTCTTACCCCATATATATTGGAGGAAAGGGAATTGAGAGCTACCCAGATGGATATATTTTCCCGACTGATGATGGATAGACTCCTTTGGGTCTCCGGGGTGGTCAACGATAAAATGTCGACTATCGTTCAGGCTCAGTTAATGTTCCTAGATTCGGTTGACAAGAAGGACATAACTATGCATATAGATTCACCAGGGGGATCTGTAAAGTCTGGCCTTTCGATGGTGGACGTTATGGATTATATTAAATCCGACATAATCACGGTTAATACCGGTATGGCAGCTTCCATGGGATCTGTGCTGCTTGGAGCTGGGACCAAGGGGAAAAGATATTCTCTCAGATTCTCGAAGGTAATGCTTCATCAATCTTCCGGGGGTTTTAGTGGTAATATACAAGACGCTAAAATCGATTTCGTTGAATGGGATAAGTATAATAAGATCCTATTTGATCTTCTGGGCTCATATTGCGATAAAGATCCGGAACAAGTAAAGAATGATGCGACTCGTGATTTTTGGCTAGATTCACAGGAGGCGGTAGAATATGGAATTATAGATGAGGTCATCTCAACTAGAAAATAAATGGAATAAAATTTTTTTAGTACGATTTGGATAACTAAATTTGCTCCCAATTAAAAAAGAAACAAAAGATATTTTTTCCATATAAGGAATTGATTAAAACGGAAGCTATGAAACTAGTAAACGCCTTGAGAACGAAAGATTCGATTACCGAAAACGGTATGGCAACTAACTCTTCATCCCTTAGCTTCTGTGTTGATCTATTTTTTAACATCGGAGCTATGAGGGGGTCGGAGAAAGAAGTCTTAATCCAGAAGTTTTCCCTTGCATACAACGAGGATCCGGAAAGGGCAATGAAGATCCTTTTCTGGGCGAGGGATGTGAGAGGTGGAGCAGGAGAGAGACAGATATTCAGGGATATTATCATATACCTTGCTGAACACCAAGATCTAATCGTTAAGAGTAATCTTTCACTTATACCTTTCTACGGAAGGTGGGACGATGTGCTAGTTTTCGAGGGGACCAGAGTTGAAAAAGATGCTTTCAGTCTAATCACCGAAGCATTGGATAACAAGGACGGGCTTTGTGCTAAATGGATGCCACGAAAGGGTAAAGTAGCTGCGAAGCTTAGAAATTTTATGAAGCTCTCTCCCAAGGAATACAGAAAGCTGTTGGTTTCTCTTACGGACGTAGTTGAAAGTAAGATGTGCTCGGGCGATTGGGATTCCATTGACTTTAGTAAACTCCCCTCTTTGGCCTCTGCTAGATATCAGAAAGCATTTACTAAAAATGCACCCGAGCAATATGCTAAATATAGGGAGGCTCTTAAAAACGGGACCGCAAAAATAAACGCAGGTGCCGTATATCCTTACGATATAACTAAATCTCTGGGATTTGGAGATTCCGAAGTTGCTAATCAGCAGTGGAAATCCTTGCCTAATTATATGGAGGGTGCAAACGGAATGATTCTGCCCGTGGTAGACGTCTCTGGATCTATGCAATGTAGCGCTGGTAATAATAAGAATCTTACCTGCATGGACGTGGCAATTTCTTTGGGTCTTTATATCTCCGAGAGGAATGAAGGAAGTTTTAAGGACTCTTTCATAACTTTTTCTGCTAATCCTGATCTCCAGGTTTTAAGCGGAGACCTCAATGATAGATTTAGACAATTGAGCCGCTCGGATTGGGGAATGAACACCGATCTCCAGGCGGTATTTGAATTGATACTCAACCAGGCGGTAAAAAATTCAGTTCCTGATGAGGAGATGCCATCAACACTTCTAATTTTATCCGACATGGAGTTTGATCAAGCTGTATACAAAAGGGAAGAGGTATTCGGTTGGGGAGAGCAGGGAAAGAATATTTGGAACCCTACTGCACAGGAGATGATTAAAAAATCCTATGAAGAAGCAGGATATGAGGCTCCATCCATAGTGTATTGGAACCTTAATGCCAGTGGAAAAAACATACCAGTTAGCTTTGACGAGGCTGGTACAGCTTTGGTTTCTGGATTTTCCCCAGCAATCATGAGGAGTATCCTCAATTGTGATGGGATGACACCAGAAAAAATTATGGATCAAACCATCGATTCTGAGAGATATAAACAAATTAAGATATAATATGCCTAGCTTTATAATAGAAAGAGAAGTAGATTTTGATCCTGAGGAATTTTGGTCAGAATGCAGCGACAGAGAAAGAGAAGAGATCTCTCTGATATCCATCAGAGAAGGGTACACCTCGGGAGAGAAAGCTTTTATTACCACCTCCTATAGGGAAGAGGAAATAGCCAAGCTAATATTGGACATTTGGCAAAATAAGGATTTCATGACTGTTCAAATGGTTGATTCATTACGAGAAGAATTAAGGAACAAAAGAGTACTTTGACGTATAAAAAATAGGCTTCTTACAGCAAACTTTTTTCAACTACGATTATGATTACTGAAAAAAATGAAGCCTGGTAAAGGGATCGGTTCAGCAAACTTTACCGTTAAAACAGAGAGATGGAATTTTGGGATAATACCATCAATAAAAAAAGATAACCCCTCTTCCGACGGGAAGTAAAACACGAACCACGATCCCGTTTTTTATCATTAATCCCTGGCCCATCGGGCCGGGGTTTTTTGTGTTAACATACGAAACTTTAGTTCCCATCTTTTATATAGATTAAAAATATATCAGGTAATGAGCAAAGAAAATATTCCTCTTTTTAAAGTTTTCATGTCACCCCAAGCTGGAGATAAGGTTGCTGAGGTTTTAAATAGTGGCTACATAGGACAGGGTGCAAAAGTCGATCAATTTGAGTCTGATCTGAGAAAGTACTTTAATCAAGACTATATCTCGACAGTAAACTCGGGAACCTCAGCTTTACACCTAGCTCTTCACCTATTGAAAAAACCAACCAAGATTACACAGATATATCACGGGGCAATTGCTGCGGATTCTATATGGCCTGGGCTTCAGCCAGGTGATGAGGTTTTAGCAACCCCTCTGACGTGTACCGCTTCAAACTGGCCTATCTTAGCAAATGGGCTGAAAATAAAATGGGTAGACATAGATCCTGAAACACTCAACATGGATCTAGACGATCTTGCAAGGAAGATAACGCATAAAACAAAGGTTATCATGCTGGTCCATTGGGGAGGATATCCGAATGACCTCGATAAGATCAGAAGTATACAGGAAAAATCTTACCTTAAACTGGGTTTCAAACCAGCGGTTATTGAGGACGGGGCTCATTCATTTGGGTCGAGGTATAAAGGAAAATTAATAGGATCCCACGGAAATCTAACTATGTTCTCCCTTCAGGCTATAAAGCATGTAACCTCAGTTGACGGGGGATTACTTATCTCTCCACATAAAGAATTGCACAACAGAGGTAGACTAATCAGGTGGTATGGAATAGATAGGGACGGAGATCGCAAGGATTTTAGATGTGAGGCGAATATAGAGGAATGGGGATATAAATTTCACATGAACGACGTCTGTGCAACCGTGGGCATAGAAAATCTAAAACATGCGGATGATATAGTTAATTCTCATAGATCGAATGCTTCTTTCTACGACTCGGAGCTTTCTGATGCAGACGGTGTGAATCTCCTAAGGAGGGATGAAGGTTTTGATTCCTCCTTCTGGATCTATTCAATGCTCGTGGATAATAGGGATGGGTTCTATAGATGGATGGATGAATGTGGAATTTCGGTATCTCAAGTCCATGAGAGAAACGATAAGCATACCTGCGTTGCAGAATATAGATCTTTTCTACCAACCCTGGATAAGACTATAGGTAATGTTGTTTCAATCCCAGTAGGTTGGTGGGTGACTAATGAACAAAGAGAGTATATTGCGGATTGCATTAAGAAGGGATGGTAGAGATAATTTCTTTAATTACTATGTATAAACACAAGAATGGGATAACTCTATTAAAAATAGAGAGTGAGGATCTTCCGATTCTTAAGGATCTCAAGAATGAGTCATGGTTTGGAACCCACAATATATCCTTTGTTAATTCGATGGACCAGGAAAGGTGGTTTTCATCTCTAGATAGCTCCAAATCACTAATTCTTAAAGCTCTGAACCAGTCCGGAGATATGGTTGGTTTATATAAGATACAAAATATAGATTGGGTTAATAGAAGGTATGATTCTGCCCATGATGTGATATCGGATCATAGGGGACAAGGTTATTCCAAACCTGTACTAGAAGCTGGGATAGACTTTGGCTTCGAGGTTTTAAATATGAATAGGATTGATACTGAGGTCTTAGAGAATAATATAGCTAGTCTAAAGAGTGCCCTTTGGGTTGGTTTTGTAAAGGAGGGAATCAAAAGGAGATGTATCCATAAATGCGGGCAATACCTGGATAGCATATTCCTGGGAATCCTGAGGGAAGATTGGGTTAGTCTTAGCCGGGTGGTTGATATGTCAGGTCTATGTAACATTTCTTATGTACCCAAGGATGGAAAATAAGTATATCGACGATTCCTTAGTTATAGTGGGAGCTCACCAGGATAGCATGGAAAAACTATCACATACTATGGATATGCTACTGTCGCTAAAGAGAAGCGGAATTAACGTCTGTTTCGTTACACATTGCAATTATGGGCTGGACAAAATTGCCGAGGCCTGTGATTATCTTATTTTTGATTCGAATAACACCTTTGTTAACGATTACGAGCTTATAAATTGCTGTCCCTTATTCAAACCTGAAGGGATTTCTCAGAGGTGGTCTAACTGGTATTCCGTTCCTAATCTAGGTCTGTTTAGTTCATTCATGGCCAGACACGCACCACACCAAAGATCTGCTTTAAGCTTAATAAAAAATGGAATTAATTTGGCTTCTCGTAATAACTACGAATGGACAATATACCTCGAATATGATTATTCCCAGCCCCTGGTGGATTTTGGAGATATAATCAAGGATCAGATAGAAGATATGGTTTCAGAGGGTAAGGATTCTCTCCTACTTATGAGAAAAAATGAGGGATTTATAAGTGGGGGGTTTTCGATATACCGAACTGAGATATTCCAGCAAAATGAGATGTTTTCATCACGGTGGGAAAAAGATAGTATTTCATGGTTTGGTACGTTTCGAAACATGTTCTTTGAGGAAATAATAGAGGCTGTAGCATGCTCGGGAGGTGAAGATTCCGTCCTATATAGAGACGAGGAAGAATTCTTCCAGAAATATTGGGGAAAGTCCGGGAGGGAACTGACATTATATAAAGCGCTTACTGATAAGCCTCCAAGCAAGGATTTTAGTAGAATAACAGCAATAGAGTATCTCAAATATTCTCTTTTTCCTTACAAGGCTGATGGAAAATACGGAGTTGTCCTAGCTTGTTACAATATATCTGACCACATTTCCTTCAGAATCTCTAGCTCTACCCTTAAAATTAGCGAGGTCGAAATAAAAATACCCGACTTCATAGCTGAGCCAGGGTCTTGGTTTACCTTTCACGATCAGGTAATAGGTGATATTGATTCAATCTCGGAATTAAATGGGCATCTGCATTTGGAGTTTGACGTTAAAAACCTAGAGGAGGATTACGTACATCGGATATGTCAAAAAGTTCCGGTTAGCGATATAGAGAAATTTTGGTTACTTAGAAGGCTTACAAAGGAGTGATTATATACAACATGGGACAGGGAGAGCTCATACTAAAAACGGGGGATAACTTTTCGTATGCCGAGGGTGTTATTTCAGACGAGGAGATAAACATCCTGATGAAATATTGGGAGGGTATTGACACCTCTCCGGAAATCATGAATTCAAATATGTGGGATGTAAGATCCACAAGGAAAACAGTTATAGATAGCATTCCCAGACGGGTTGAAATTGTTGGTATACCGGTAGATGCTATTGGATTCTTATCAGAAAAAATAGAGCGGGTTTTTTCAATGAAGGCAGATTATAAGTTCGGTATTGAAGGCCCGCATTACTTTACCAAATATCCAACCGGAGGATACCATACCTTACATATCGATGATGGAATTCATAATGGTGTCAAGAGGGATATGACGATTACCATCCAATTGAGTGACCCGAGAGAATATTCGGGGGGTGATTTGATCATAAACGGAGAAGTTGCCCCGAGAAGTAAAGGAACATTCATCTTGTATAGAGGCACGGATCCCCACGAGGTAACTGCGGTAACGAGCGGTGAAAGGCTTTCGATAACTGAATGTGCAGGATGTATAAATAATCACTAGAAAAAATAAATAAATGACATGGTAGTATCAGATTCTCCACCAGGAGAGGACATAAACGTATCCGTTGCAGATGAATCCATAACCGTAACCATTGGGACCGGAAATTACCTGGTCAAATGGTTCAAGAACTCTGACGAATACGTTGGAGAAATGGAGCTTCAGGGAGGGATGTGGGGTGCTTTTTCTAATGAGAGAGAAGTTTTAGATTGGAGAATAGAATTCTATGCCCCTGATGGCTCAGAAGTTCTTTTTACACACCACCATCTTGTAGAAGGATCCAATGTTCTACTCTTTGTTTCGTTTAACGGAGATAGCGGAAAGATCGATCTAAATCTGCTATTCGAGTATGCGAATTCACTAAAACAAAGAGGGGTTTCTCGTGTTTATTGTTTTATGGATGAAAGCTATAAATATGACCTGGAATCAGGAGGAATCACTCCGCTGAGATTTAACCAGCATCTGGAGGATAGAATTGAGTTCTCCTATGTACTAAATAAAACATTCTAATGGAGGAAGAAACATACCTAACCAAGATATTCCCAGCAGAGCTTCCGTCTGGAATTTGCAAAAGGATCATAGATCTATTCGAAATGTCATCGAACAAATTCGAGGGAATAACATCCGGAGGGGTTAACAAGGAAAGTAAAGCTTCCACTGATCTGATGATAAACCACCATCTGAATGATCCGGAGTGGAGGAAGATATACGACTATCTCACTGAGATTCTTCTTCACAGAGTGGTAGATTATCTGGAAGATTATCCCTTTATATTTAATCAAGGAATGGTGCCGCAAAGAAATATTCTGGTTCGACACGCACACCAGATGCTATCTGTGACAGGAGGGGGATTCCCAAGTATACAGGCTCAGAGATACATTGGGGACGAGGGATACTATGCATGGCACTTCGAGAACGAGGGTGGGGATTCAGCAAAGAGACAGCTGTTCTTTATATTCTATCTCAATGATGTAAACGGGGGAGCAACTGAATTTAAATATTCCGGGCAAAAGGTTCAACCGGGAACTGGGGATCTTCTATTAGCACCCGCGTTTTGGACTCATCTGCATAGGGGAAATCCTCCAGGCGGGGACCAATATAAATACATAGTAACTGGCTGGATTGAACACACTGATTTAGACCCATATCCAGAGTTCTAACCGGATATAATCCTTAACTTTTTAAAACGAAACCATTTTCGCGATGATACATATAGATCACGTAAAGGTGAAAAATAAAGCAAGTCTATATTGATATCCTTTGATATTGATTGGTTAAATTTACCTAATAAATAAGGGGCTGAAATGGAATCGACAGGAGGCCGAAGTTCTTTGAATTGATGCAGGCAGAGTTAGCATTGGAAACTCTATAATAACCTATGTATTTTTTAAATGGCGAAAACCCATTTTATATCCTTGCAGGACTAGCTCCTGTTGAGGAAGCTGAAGTTGCACTTGTAGCCTAAGCACCGGGCGGTAACTGCCTAGGAACAGAAAGTTGCAAACGGGGAATAAGGGTTAGTAGTACCCACAATAGGAAGTCGATCAGTAACCCTGAGGACCACAGTCCAATACCCTTAAGATCGCTGTTAGCGTCTTCCGCTGAGGAATCCGATCGCCTCAGTTCAAAAATCCGGATTGGGAAAAGTTTGTTGATGTCGTACAATCAACTAAGCCTGTGAACGATGTTCTTAGGATTTGCCTAGCTGGACGGGGGTTCGAATCCCCCCAGCTCCACAAATCTAATTCCTGGTTTTTCCTCAGGTATTTTTTTTCATAAAGGAGAAACACTTTATGCTTAAGAAGTATAAACCATGAACAAAACATCAGGTTCTTTGACATGTTGGAAATTTAGGAGAGGTGGCAGAGTGGTCGAATGCGCCAGTCTTGAAAACTGATGTACCGCAAGGTACCGGGGGTTCGAATCCCTCCCTCTCCGCAAAAAAAATCGTAGTACCGAAAGGGAAAAAGGTGAAAGGAACACTCACCGCAGGTTAAGCGATATCCTGCAAATGCCGGGGTGGCGAAATTGGTAGACGCACTAGACTTAGGATCTAGCGCCTTACGGTGTGTCGGTTCGAGTCCGACCCTCGGTACTTCACAAGGATGTATGCAGCAAGTTTCTTTTCGTTATGCAAATTACAACCCAACATCCTGATCATATGGGCACGTATCTCCTCAAGCTTATACCTTGTAGAAAGAGTAAATGGTTACATGTGGGTTCAATCCCCGCCGTGCCTACCTAGACAAATTTTTCCTTTAAAAATCTTTTCCGCTCTCTTAGCTCAGTTGGTCAGAGCACCCGACTCATAATCGGTAGGTCGTAGGTTCAAGCCCTACAGGGAGCACATAGCAAATAGCGGGATGGTAGCAGTTGGTAGCTCGCCAGGCTCATAACCTGGAGGCCGTGGGTTCGAGTCCCACTCCCGCAACTAAGGTCTTCAAAAGGGCCCTTTTTGGGCCCGGACCTTTCTATTCCCCCATAGCTCAGCTGGTTAGAGCGGTTGACTGTTAATCAATAGGTCCCTGGTTCGAGCCCAGGTGGGGGAGCAAAAGCGGGTGAAGCTCATGTGGTCGAGCACCAGCCTTCCAAGCTGGGGGCAGCCGGTTCGAATCCGGTCACCCGCTCTAACTACCGTTTCCATCCTAAAAAAATAAAACTAACAATTATGGAAACATTCTATTTTCTTGCGGGTGTATGTGCGGTCATCGTTGCTATGATGGTCGTGGGTATGTTCGTGAATTACATGCATTTAAACAAAATCAAGAAGCAGATCATTGATCTTTCGAGGAATATCGAAGAAGTAGATAGGGCTAGGGATAAACAGAATTCCGACCAAATCGACTATACAGATACCCTCAACAACAATGTGCACGATGAATTGAATAAGCTTTATGGCTATATAGATTCTCGGACAGACAAAATGGCGGATGGTATTTCTAAAGATATCGAATCTATCAATAGAAAATTAGAAGCTATTTCGAAACATAAGTAGATAAGTAAACTAAGAAATCCGGAAACGGTAGTTAAGTCGAAGTAGCTCAGTGGTAGAGCAGACCAGCTAAGACTGGTTGTGACGCGATAGGTTCGATTCCTGCCTTCGACTCAAGTAACAAAGAAAAGTCACTAAAATTGTCCAACATAGAAGATAAAATCAAATACTCATGCTATTATAAGTATCAAGGTATAGCTCCCGAAGGGTTTATATTAATACCCGACGAGATCATAAAGGAACTTGAGGATTTTGACAATTGGAAGGAATTCAAGGGGGATAGCTACGGATGGATAGAGAGGAAGTCTAAAACCATTCTTAAGGATAGACCTCAGGAACCCTTGCATGTGGATTCAGATCCGGCGGATGACTATGGTGATGTGTATGGCGAATATGAATATTAAACATTTTATAAGCTGATGAGAAGGTGGTGGAAATCCCTTGATTTTTATACCTCGATTTCCGAGATTAGCGATGATCGTAGAGAGCAGGCGGAGAAGGTAGCATCATTGATAGACCTTAACACAATCGATAGGATAGAGGTAATCGAAACTGGTGCTAGTCAAAACCTGGGTGATGGGTGCTTTGGTCTACTATTTGCACACCTTGCTAATTTGGATGGCGGGAGTTTTTGTTCCGTTGATAATGATAAAGAGGTATGTGATTCCAGCATTGAGATATTCAATAAATTCTTACCTGATCTTGAGTATACAGCATCTACATCCGATTCAATTCAATTCCTAGAAAAATATGATGGTAGTCCAACCATAGTACACCTGGATTCTTGGGATCTTGATATATTTGACCCAGAGCCAGCTATGCTCCACGGATTCTTGGAGTTTCAAGCAATAGAGAGCAAAATGGAAAGCGGAAGCTATATCGTGGTAGACGATAATTTTATGAGGGGCACTTTTATTTTCTGGAAGTGGAATGGCGGGGACACCGAACAATACGAGGTAAGACAGGAGATATTGGGCAAAGGATCCATGATATACCACTACTGCAAAAAGCCAGAATCCCCGTGGGAACTTTTAGGTGAATATCAGCTCGGGCCAAATCAAAAATTGGTACTAAGGAAAAAATAATGAATTCCTTATCATGAATCTGCATCACCATGTATGATCCGAAAAAAGATCCAGCTTTTACAAACAACCCATATCTCACTGACTATGGCAGCGGATCTTATCTTAGCGGGCCCGAAGAAAGCGACTGTCAGCCTTGCTATCAGGTAAATCCACCGTGGTGGTGTAACGATACACAACATCCTTGCTACAACTGTTGCGGTACAATATCAATTGACCCAGGATTTTTGTTTATCTTTATCTCCGCCTTATTTGGTGTATACCTAACCCTAAATAAAAAAAACCATGCGGAACGGCGAATATGAAGATTGAATCCGAGTTGTGAAATATGCTCGAATGGTGGAATTGGGAGACACGGCAGACTTAAACTCTGCTGAACAGAATTGTTCGTGCGGGTTCGAGTCCCGCTTCGAGTACAAAAAAAGGAGTAATTTTTTTATTCCGTAGATATTGATTAGATTTACAGTCATCAAAAAGGATTCAAGCGTGAATCCACCCCAATCCGAAAATCTTTAAAAACCAAAAAATTCCGACATGGAAAAAGTAGCGCCGTTTATCTTTGCCCTGATCCTCTCAGCTTCAGCATCGGGTCAAGAAGCTATTAGCTCGTATATGATGAGCTATTTTGAAAATCCCTCATATGAGGTCTCCGCAGTCCAGGACGACGGTGATTATGAATACTTTATTGACATGTATTCTCTAGCTGGTGAAAATAGACCTGTTGTTTTAATGGTTGAAAAACCTGATGATCTTGCTTCCTTAATTAGCAACATGGAACAAGCGAGGAGTAAGTATGCCGAATGGGATTCGATTTCTGTTGCTAATAATGTAACGGATCTTGAAAAAGAGATGTCAATTAAACCAAGAAATCTCAAATGTGCATTTACATATGGTGATTGGAACTTCGACTACAGCGTAAGATTGACCTATAGATTTAAGCACATCGATGGTGCTCCTCTACTTATCGTTTCCACCGGAGAACTCAACTCATACTCCAATCAGTATATTGATTCCAAGGGAGGGGTTTTTGTTTTCTCGTCAGCGGATGAAATCGATGAGTTTGTGAATGCATTAAATCGGGAGCATGCAGAGAAATACTTTAACCGAAAAACGAACACTGAAAGCTTATTCGAGGATTGAGAAATCTCTGTTCCTCGTCTATACCAAAGAACCCTGGATTTTTATCCGGGGTTCTTTGTGGATTATCTAAATACTGTTATATTCCCGGAGGTTCTGAATGTGTTAGCTGGGTTGTATCCGATGCCAATAACCTGATAGAAATAAACTCCATCAGCTACGTAATATCCTCCGTCGAATTGAGACCCTGGCCAAACCTCTCCTGGAGTGAAAGATTCCCAAATAAGTTGTCCCCAACGGTTGTAGATCTGTACGTGCCACTTTAACCAGCATTGAGGATCAGTAACTATGGTCCATCCATCATTCACACCATCGTTATTAGGAGTGAATGTATTGGGTGCATAATAAACTGCTCCTAGTATTCCGCTACATGGATCATATATGCAGCTTCCGTCGTCATATGTTGCAGCAACATTGTAGTTAATAGCTTCTGGGTCTGTGCATCCTCCTAGATAAATTACGTATTGGCAGCTTCCGTCGTCCAAAGTAGCCAGAGGATCATAATTTAATGCAGCCGGATCCGTGCAACCAAGTATGTCATATTCACAAGATCCGTCGTCAAACCAAGCATCTGGGTTGTAGTTAGTAGCTAGAGGGTCGGTACATCCTACACAGGTTTCAAAATCACAACTACCGTCATTTACTGTGGCTAAAGGATCGTAATTGCATGCCTCAACTATCGTACATCCATATATGCACTCGTCATCCGAATATGATGCATAGTTAACCCCAGTGATTGTCTCAGTGAAGCTTATCTGTCCATTTATTCCATTTACTTGTATATAGGCAGCACCTAATCCATCCTCAAAAACAGGAGGGAACTGTATGTAAATAAGATCCCCCGGATTTAAGGTTCCTGTCCAACAAAATTCCTCCTCGTATGTTGATCCGTAAATGTCGTAGGTAGAGCAAAACTCGGTTATTTCTACGTTTCCTGTATTTTCAAATAGAATTTCCGGTATGTAATATCCGCCTTCCGTGAGGTCACATCCATTAATAGGGTAGAGGTCAACATAGATCAGTTCTAATAAATCGTAAGTGCAAGATCCGTCATCATCAGTAGCATATTCGTTATAGTTGTTTGCCTCTGGATCTGTACAATCGTAACACCACATCTGGAAGTTATTTACACTATAGTTGTTATCGTAAACTTGATCATAGCCGGCTGTACTTGGTGGATTTTCACCATTTATATGTATGATATTTGTGGTTACTGTTACAGGAAGATCAGCTCCATAATTGTTTTGTGGGAATTCGACGACCAGCGTATCTCCTGGGGATAAAGATAATCCATCGAGACAAATAGTATCCATTGGGATTCCGTCATTCAGGATATCGAAGGTTGTGCAGAACTCGGTTATGTCTTCTTCCCCGTAGTTAATTACGTTGACTTGGGGTATCCAATAAATAGGCTGGCCGTTACAACCCCCAAGTTGTGAAGTTAGTGTGTCTATTCCTAGATCAATCAGGGGTAGACAAGGATTGACTAATATTGGACTTATATTAATCACCTGTACGTTATTCCCACCGTCGCCAACTGGTTCTCCATCTGCATCATAAACTATAACGGTGAATTGGGATAGGTTGCTTGGGACATTAAAAGTTCCCATGAATTGTCCTGCCCCTGGTTCAATCCATAGATTTCCCATTTCATATCCGTTATAACATTCATCAAATTCCAATTCTGGGATTTCTATGCAATAATAGAAGAGTGTATCTTCACCGTAGTTATAAACAAAGATATTATATGAGTTTTCCGGATCTTCCCCGTTGCATATTACTTGGTTAAAGTTTACCGAGGGATCTGCGTCTGGGAAGAGATATTCGCAAGAATTATTATCATATACTGCTTCAGGATTATAATTACTTGCGCTTTCATCCGTACATCCAATGCAAGAATAATCGCAACTTCCATCGTTTGAATTGGCTGAGCTATTGTAATTGCAAGCCACAGGATCTGTACATCCTAGAACAGGACCGTATGCGCATGTATTATCGTCATAACCTGCAGTAGGATCGTAGTTAGTTGCTTCAGGATCCATGCAACCTGGATACAATGGGGGAGGTGTATCGCAAGCAGATAGGGAGTTTAGACCTATGGAAATGTCGGGATATTCCTGTGTACTATTTCCGATGCTTGGGTTTACCGCCCATCCGCCATCCGATACGTTTAAGGTTTTAGAATAATTTATTTGCCATATAACAATTTCAGGACAAGCGGTCAAGGTATCACTGGATAGAATCTCTTGAAAGCAATCACCACTTCCGCCAATATCTAGAAGGTTAGCATTAAAGATGTCACCAGCATGTAATTCAGAGGATTCTATTCCTAAGCTACTCCATCCTGCAAATGACCATCCCGGGTGATTAATCCCGGTTGTGCATCCCCATGGATAATCCCATCCTGGGACATGGATTCCGAAGTGTATGTGATTAATGGAGCTCATTTCGGAACTCATCCCAGCGTTCAATGTAGTGCCACAGTTCCAGTCGCTTATAACCTCGACACTTACATCCAGAGTGACTGGGTCGAATCCTATAAAATCTAAATCACAATCACAAAAGGCGTCTCCATTTAGATCAGGACAATCAGAATTAAATGGACCATAGTATTGTGTACCGTCTGAGTTGTATACCCAAGCACCATCAGCTAATCCGCAACTTCCTAGTCTGAGGTTAACTTGTGACCAAGTACCATCAAACCCATCTGGGGTTACTGACCAATAGGGCCATTCGTAAGCTTCTATCCAGTTGTCATCCAAAGTACCTCCTGGTCCTGGGTCTTCAGGAAACCAAGAAGGGAGATTAGGAATATCGAACCAGGGGGTTTCTAAAGTACGAGTTTCTCCTGGGGCTATTGGCGGTTGATTTGTGTTAGTACTATAATCGATATTCCATATAGGGGCACCCGAATTGAGAGACCAGTACATTTTTAAGACGTCCCCGTACCAATCACCAGAGGATGAGTTTGTAACATCAAACTCAAACATTACACCAGAGCCATTGTCTATAACATTAACTGATCCTGGTTCGATAAAAACATCACATTGCGAGAAAGAACTGTGAATAGGAAATAATAACAGCAGTGATAAAAGACTGATTATTCGCATTGATTTGAGAAGTTATTTAGGAGACCCTCCAAATCACCCTCACCATAGCTATCGTTGGCTAGCATTATAAGCAGATCTGAAACAGCTATCCTTCCATCCTGATCCAGATCCCACTGACAGGTGTCAGTTTCATTTTCGTTATATTGACTACAGGATTCCCATGGACCACCAACCTCATTAATTAGTGGAGCACTAAATCCGTCCCCATCAATGAGCTCGACAGTTCCAATTACGGCGCATACAGGTAATGTCCATCCACAGCAGGGTAGACTTTGGGTGACTGTATCGGATGTTTCACAACTAACGTATTGCCAAGTGGTCCATTCAGTGGCTGGAACTGTTGAAAGTATGTGCTGTTGGCAAGTCTGTGAATATGAGATTATGTGTAGAATTGATAGCAAAAAAATAATGGATGTACTACGATATAAACTTGTCATTTTGGTTGATATAATTTTTTCGATCTTTTATGATCACTGATTTCTAGTCCATCATGTAAATCATGGACTTCGTTTTGTAATTGGTAATTTTTTTGATTTGTGGACTGACTTTTCAGTCTGGAGACATTGTATATATTCAGGAATCCCTTCTTCCGCGGGCATTTTTTGGGTTAATAATTTTACTGAAACATAGTGTTCTAACATCTCTAAGAGAATTAAGAGGATATGAAAAATATACTGAATCTAATATTCGATAGAATATACTGTATCAACTTGGACAGGAGGCCGGACAGGTGGGAATCATTTCTGGAGGAATCTGAAAAATTCGGGCTATCCGGCGTAAAAAGATATAGTGCAGTAGACGGAGATGTCCTCACCAATGCTGGGGGGATAAATAAAAAATTTCCCAGAGCAGCTGCGGGTCTTGTGATGACCAACATACAAATAATGGAAGAGTGCATTAGGGACAAGGTTGACAGGGTACTAATAATGGAGGATGATGTTGAATTTACTCCGGGGATATCCGATATGTCAAATCTAGATTACATACCGGAAAATTGGGATTCTTTATATTTTGGCGGGAATCATAATACCCATAAAGGTATTCCAATGCCAAAAAATCATAACGAAAGACTGCTAAAGATCAGCCATACCTTCTCGACCCACTGCGTGGGGTTCAGTGGATCTTTTATACCGGGTGTTTTAGATAAGATAAGGAAGGTTGATTCCCCACTGGATGTTGCATATACGGATTTACAAAAATCACACAACTTCTATTGCTTTTATCCTGCAGTAGCGGTTCAAAGAGCTGGGTATAGTGATATACAAAACCAGACTATGGACTACAGCAACTGGATAAAATAATTTTTTCGAAAATGTCTTCATATTAGGCCAAAACGGTACTTTTTTTGAGATAGATATATTAAAATATCCATCATCAAATGACCCAATACCTTACCCCAGATCCCGAAGAAAAAGCAAATAAGAATGCAGAAAATACTTCTTCGGATAACATCAAAAGTCTGGAGGAAAGGATAAGTCCTATTCTACAGGATGACACAGAGGATGAATGGCCAGAGTATGGCGATGTAATCCTATTTATTTAAATACCGTTTTTATTTTTTTATAACGCCTTTATTCTTTAGTATTGTAATACATTAAAGAATAGATTACTCGTGTTTAGATATAATACCAAAGAGAGATGAACTATATAAAAATAGCGAAATGGTTTTATCAGCAAGGTCGTGATGACCAAGTATATGATAAGAGCAGAACTTTTGAAGAGGCTTTAAATCATTACATAGAAACCTTTAACACCAAAGAGAAATGAAAGGAATGAGGAGATGTTTGAATAAGTTTTTGAATTGGCTAATGCCCAACCGTAGACAAAGGATTCTTGTTGATATGATGAAGCGGGATCAAGAATCAGGACTTTATGATGACTGGGAAAGAGTCATAAACGACGGCATTGAGGAGTGGGACGAGGACCATGCTCTAGATATGGTTCTTAATAGCATGATAAAGGATATGACAGAGGAGGAGATAGAAGAAATAACGGAGGAAATGAGAAAGAAGAAATAAATCTGGCCCCGTAGTTCAACGGATAGAATAAGAATTTCCTAAATTTTAGATCCAGGTTCGATTCCTGGCGGGGCTACCAATAAAATATGAGAAATAAGAAAGGACAATTCGTGAAAGGACAGATACCTTGGAATAAGGGTATGAAGGGATTTTTCCCAAGTCCAGAGACTACCTTTAGAAGTGGTGAATCTCACCAAGGGAAAAATCACGTTAGTTGGAAGGGTGGAGTACAAAAGCCTAAGAACGACTGCATACATTATTGGGATGGCGTGGGTAAGAGGAAAAGGAGACCCAAATTTGTCTATGAGGAAACCCACGGTCCTGTTCCCGATGGGTATATCATTTACCATATAGATGGTGATAAGTATAACGATTCCCCCGAAAATCTTGAGGCGATATCTAGAGGGGAATTGCTAAAAAGAAATAGAGCTAAAAATGGTTGAAGTACTTAAGGCGGGTGAAATATTGGAGCAGTCAAAAGCAATAAAGAAGATCCATATAAATCAGCACAATATAAGATCCAACAAGAAAGACGGAACTGAATTGCCCGTTGTGACTATAAAAGTCGGAAGGAAAAACTACTACTGCAATTCCATAGAGATCATGGGACCATCAAAACTCTCTTATTGTGGGAGCGGAGATAAGGATCCCATTCTGAGTTGCGGTGCTAGAGTTGTATTAGAAACAAACTCCAGCGTTAGAATAACTGGATAACAGACTATATGAAGAGACTACTTTGGTTAGATGACATAAGGAACCCATTCCAATCAGACTGGATTATCAGGTTTGCTCCAGATTACGAGATAGGAATTGATGATATCTCATGGGCAAAGAATTTTGAGGAATTCACGGAATACTTTGCCTTGAGGGGAATGCCAGACCTTATCTGCTTTGATCACGACTTGGGAGAAGACTCCCCCAGCGGTCATGAGTGTGCAAAGTGGTTAGTCAACTATTGTATGGACCAGGATTTAAATATCCCGGATTGGAGAGTACAGAGTGCAAATCCAGTCGGCAAGGAAAATATAAATTGTCTCCTGTTTAATTATAAGAAATCAAGAATTTTGTAAAATTGAAAAAATGAATATTTCATATTACTTGGAAATGTCAATCCTTATGTTAGTTATGTCCCTGGTTGGGGGATTTTTGATTTACTCCGTCTTTAAATGGGGCTACGAAAAAGAAAGAGCTGGGAAAAGGAGGGATATCTTCGGAAGACCTAATAATGTTGGCAGTAGATCAGCAGGAGATATGGATTAACCTAGAAACTATGGGAACAAATTATTATAGAATTCCGACTGAAGAAGAATTAGAACGGAAAAAAGAAAGACTTAAAGAACGGATAGACTCCATGCCAATGAGTGTAGGTAATGTTGAACGTGCCTTTAGGTATATTGATAACCCGGATGACGAGTGGAGCTCGCTTAACCCGTGGGACGAATTTATCAGGGTGACAAGCATCCATCTTGGAAAGCGCAGTAGTGGCTGGAAATTCTGTTGGAACTTCAATGGCAATAAATACTATTCTACCAAGCAGGAATTAATCGATTTTGTCAGCAGCGGTCGAGTAGTCAACGAGTATGGGGAAGAGATTGATGCTCGGAAATTCTTAGATATGGCATTTGCTTGGGGACAGCCAGACGGCTTAGTTGCAGATAGGACATATTTTGATACAACTTCGCATCACCACTGGATGAGTAACCCGGAGGATTATTATGATCGTGAAGTTGACGGGCTTAGAGTCAGTAGTTCTACCGAATTTAGTTAAATATGAAACGTAGTAATAGATTCTATACACCGCCAACAATTAAAGAACGACTGGCTAGTCTGAAATACTCATTCTTATTTTGGAAAGGACGTAAGAAGGGAATGATTCATACCCGTAATATTGAGTGGAGTGATTTTCGCTATATCTTCTTTCCTAGAGGATTTGAAAAATTCGGTTACTTGGGAACGCAAATATGGAATGAAGATAGCGATTATTTTAAAGCTTTGTATCCACTAGTTCTTGCTTTAGATTATGAAGCAAAACCAAAATGGTGCCCAAGATGGTTCTTACGTTTTCTGCACGTCTTTGGGAGTGATAGAAGCATTGTTAGGGTTCGTAATTGGAAATTACACAACTTAGAACGAAAGCTTACTAAGGGTATCGCTTTTGTTGATTGGAAAACTAAATGGGAAGATTATGATTTACGAATTAGTATCCATGCTCCTAAATACCTTCAGGATTTAGCGGATGATATCGAGATGGGATTTTATCGGAGGGGTGAGGAAAGTGAATTGGTCGAAAAAATACTAAAAATAGATCCGGATGCAAGTATCATTTGGGGTAACAGTGATAGGCTTAGAGCTCAATTGGAAGAATTAGAAAATGCTGGCTTGGAGCAATAAATTTAATATGGAGCCAGAAAAAGACATATTCGAACAATGGACTGAGGAAAGAAATAATAGACCTTGGATAGTAAGGAAGCTCCGAGTGGTAGGAATGTGGTGGGACCGTGAAGGCAGATACACTTGGCGTAATTTTAAGGTGGGTATTAAGAACCTGATCTACTGGTCCCCTGTAATTTGGAAAGATCGCAATTGGGATGATTCATTCATCTTTATTATTCTTTCACATAAATTAAAAGCACAGTCAAAATATATCGGCGGCAGAGGAATTCATGTAAGCGCAGAAAGAGATGCTGAGATCATGATGACTTGTGTTCGGCTGATGGAATTGATAGATGATGAGACCTATTCTTCAGAGTACATGGACTATCACAAGACAAAACACTGGTTTAAACCATGTGATGATAAAGAGGGATACACAACCTGGGAATCTAAAGAACTAGAAGAGAACTTTGATGATTACTTTTCTAAATATCCATTGATTTATAAAAGGGTTCTAGCAGGTGAAGGCCCATTTCAACCTATATCTTTTAAACAAGAAGATAAACAAAGGATTGCAATGAATATTGGTCATATTAATCACGATAGAGCCAGAAAGCTGCTTTTCAAAATCATGGAACAAAACATTGAAAGATGGTGGGACTAAATAATGGAAATAATATGAAGGAGAAAATTAGGTTAGCTTTGATAGCACATGATGGGAAGAAAGCTGATATGGTCTCTTTTGTGATGAAGAGACTTTCATTCTTCCAACTAAGCGATGTTGGAATAGTAGCAACCGGAACTACTGGAACTATGATAACACATGCAGGGGTAGATAAGGTATGTAAAGTAGCATCTGGTCCGATGGGAGGGGACGCTGAAATTGGTGCAATGGTTACAAGGGGCGAGGTTGATGGGGTGATATTTTTTCGGGATCCACTGGATAAACACCCCCACGACGTGGACATTTCCATGCTGATGAGATTGTGCGATGTTCATGAGGTGCCTCTTGCCACCAACTACAAGTCTGCACACATAATGATCAAGTATTTTAAACATAAGGTGGAGAAATAAGCATGCCTAGTTTAACCTTCATATTGGTTGTAACAATTTTTGGTAGAATCATATGGGCAAAGAGAATCCCTTTTAAGGAGACCGGGTTAGAGGAGTTCATATTTTTCTTGGTCTTGCTGCTGATGCAGGTTCTTTTCTTCTCGATATTGCATTATGGGATCGGAATAAACTTCTGATAGATTATGATACCGAATCTGAATAACCCATTAATACTGAAGGTTTCAGACTTTGGTTCATTAGGTGAGTATATCTCATCTCTATCCAAACCAGCGAGGAAGGACTTTAAGAGCACACTCTCCCGGAATCGTAACCTGGAATATCGGTTGATCGATTACGACGTTTCACTCGTACAGGATTACATGGATCTCTGGTGTTCACAGCCTCTTTCAAACGGGAACTTTCCGATATGGGGAGAATGGAACTCTAATTCCATTCTTAATTCTGGCAATGACATAATGTTATTTGCAGGATATTTAGGGAATCAGGATATCTCCATACATTTTATATTTAGGTGGGGAAACTATCTTTATTGCAATGCCCCACTCTATAACAAGGAATTGTATCCAGGTTTGGGTAAGTGGATGTGGATAAAGCTTATCGAGTATTGTATAACAGATCACTCAATCGACTATCTAGATTTCGTAGCACCTGAGGGCATGTCAACTTCTTGGCATGAGGTTGTAAAGAGCAGGGTCAAATCCAATTCATCCGGTGACTTCGGTTATAAGTGGAAATTCATCCCCCGGGATGGTAAAATATATACTACAGAGAATCCCAATTATAAAATAGGTTTTTGTAAACTATGCAACTCAAGATGGGTTTATTGGGATGACACTAGAAAAGAATGCGAAAACTGTTTGGAAATTGCAAGAAATCTTATAATAGTCGCTCATCCGGATGATGAATCTATATTCTTCGGTAATTGGCTTTCAAAGAATGCGGAAAACACCAGGGTAGTTTGTGTAACTGGCGGATATGATGAAGTCAGGAAATCTGAATTTTTAAAAGCAATGGAGATCCTCGAAATAGAGGATTATGAAATATGGGATTATAGGTTCTCCTTATCTCCCCTTGAGGATTCTAGTTCCATCTACTCGGATCTGCAGAGACTTAGATTTTCTGAAAAATGGGATTGCGTAATAACTCATAGTAGATATGGCGAGTATGGTCATATCCAACACATCGAGGTTCATGATATGGTTGTTGATGTATTCAGTGGAATCAGGATTAAGGTTTTTTCGATCTCATCTAATCCGATATCGAATAAAGATTTAGAGTTTAAAATTCTTCTTAACAGGGCTTATGAATCACAATATCGTAAAGGGTTCGAAGAAATATTAGCATCCTTGGCCACTGGGTCTGATTGGTATAAGCACTCGGTTGGATTTGATATGGTTAGACATGAATCCTTGATTGATATCGAAAAATCCATCTCTCAACTAAACATCTCGATCATCGATCCTGTTGAGTATTCGGACTTCCCTTTTTATGAGAACTGTGCGAGAATGGCATCATTGCTCAGAGGAAGGGGTCATAAGGTAGATATTAGGAATAGTAATGATGACCTGGTTTCATATGACATTAACATAGTCTATACATTGGTGGATGCTCTGGAGATTTCCAAAGTTCCTGATTTCCCCTTCTTCTTTCTCTGCCTGGATGGTACACTAAAGAGAGATATAGGGGCTAATAAAATCAGATACACAAAGGAAATTATAGATAAATCTAATAGAACAGCATTTCCTGATAAATCTACTAGGGACCTCATAGGTAATCCACTAAATGTTGTACATCTGAATATGGATTCCAGTTGGTATGAAATCATAAGACAGCTAGAATCTCATATAATAAGGTCTATAGTAGCGAAGAGACTCTCCACCTCATTATCGAATCCACTGACGGAAATTTCGTTCGATTCATCTCTAGATAGGTTATCATTTAAATATAATGGAAAGTCCCGGGGTAATTGTGGGGTAATACTGGAGGATCAATACGGACAAGCATTGATCAGATATTCAATAAATTTAACAAGCGGTGGGAATTACTGGATAGGTGTTTCTCGGGATTGGATTGGGATGGATCTGAAGCTTGTTATACTTGATCCCACATGCTACCAGGAGCAATGGATCTTTTTGGATATATAATCTGATGAAAAAGATAGATCTTTTTGAAGATTATTGGAATAGAAGAGCGAGGAGTTCACCCTTTCCCCAGAAAAAACACAGCAGAGGGGTAAAGTTCATACGCAGACTTTTACCATGGAGTGATGAACTTGACCTGGAGGAATTAATAGGGAAGATTAAGGAATGGTCTGATCGTGATGGTACCTACTCTTACTTTCTGGATCCATCAGGGGAGGCGGATAAGGAGAAGATAAAGAACCAATTTAAAAACACCTCATGGGAGGCTGTGAGTGTTATTAGACCCGATGGTTTTGAGGATATAGTAATTCTAGATGACGATGAGATCACTGAACCCGGAGAGGGATTAGGATTTCTTACAGGGATAACGGATGATTCCAAGTATGTGTTTTATTTTCCAGCTCAGTTCAGCGGCAATAGATATGCTGGTTATGATGTGGATGATATAGATTTCCAAGATATAGATTGGGATTATTTTAAAAAATAATCCAGAACAAACGAAATATTTCCGATCAATTCCGGTATCATAGAGTAAATAAGTCTCTATGAGGAATTATTTAATTACTGGATCCAATGGATTCATAGGGAGAAATCTAAAGAGATCCCTTGTATCAAGCGGAAATTCAGTATTTTCGTTCGAGGAGGAAGATGCGTTATCGCATGACTGGCAAGATAGACTCAGAAAGGTATTCGAGAATAATAAAATACACGGGGTTTTTCATGTAGGTGCTTGTTCAGATACTCTGAACCAAGATGTAAATTACATGATGTTCCTGAATTACGAGTTTTCCAAGTATCTAGGAAATCTCTGTATGGAACATCGGGTAAAAATGGTTTATTCATCATCCGCTGCCTGTTATGGAACAGATGGGGAAAAACCGGCTAATCTATATGCCTGGTCCAAATATGCTGCTGAGGGCTTTCTCCACGGGATGGGGATTGCTGTTTGCCTCAGATATTTTAATGTCTTTGGTCCAGGTGAACAAAATAAAGGTAGGATGTCCTCAGTAGCTTACCAGGCTTATTATAAATATTACGTGGAAAAATCCATGAAGGTAATGGAGCTTTTCCCCAAGAAACCCCAGAGGGACTTCATTCACGTAGATGATGTTGTTAGTGCAAATCTGATAGCGATGGACAAGGTTAAAGCCGGAACTACCTGGGATATAGGAACCGGTACTCCATGTTACTTCGAGGATTTTATGACAACCTTCAATATACCTTTTACGTATACTGGTCCGGAGATGATACCCGAGGGATACCAGTTTCTAACTTGTGCAGATGTTAATAAGAGATTACCCGGATGGGAACCCGAGAAAGAAATAAAAAACAGAATAAAGGACTACAAGGAAAGTCTTGATCTGGAATTTAAGAATAAAAAATAAAACATATGAAAAGAAGAGTAGGAATAGTGGGTAATGGCTTTGTAGGAGAGGCTCAGGCCTTTGCTTTTTCTCCAACAGCCGATGTCAGAATTTATGACATAGATGAAAAGAGGAGGACCCATAGTTTAGATGCCGTGCTCGGGCAAAAATACATCTTTGTGTGTCTGCCCACACCCATGAGATCCGATGGAACCCAAGATTTATCCCTTATTGAGGATTTCTTTAGCTCCATTATCCCCTCACCCGATTCTATCTTTATAATCAAATCAACGGTACTCCCAGGAACCACCATGGAGATGAGAGAGAAATTCGGATACCGGATTATATTCTCGCCTGAGTTTTTAACGGAGAGGACTGCTAAGCTTGATATTTTAACACAGGCTAGGATAGTTCTTGGTGGGGATGAAGACCTCACTAAGGAGGTTGGTGAATTATTCTCTGAAAGATTCATGAACAAGCATATCATATACACGGACTCTACAACTGCTGAGTATATCAAGTATATGAATAATACCTTTTTTGCTACCAAGGTTTCAATGATGAATGAATTCTACCGATTAGGTGAGAAGATAGGTATTAATTGGGAGGATGCAATCCATGGATTTGCTTCGGATGGAAGAGTGGGTGATTCACATCTTCATGTACCAGGTCCAGATGGTAAGATGGGGTATGGAGGAACTTGCTTTCCTAAGGACGTTAATGCGATGATCCACTTTGCCAGAGAGGCAGGTCTTCCTATGAATACAGTGGAAGGTGGATGGAAAACTAACCTGGAGGTGAGACCCGAGAAGGATTGGGAGAAAATGAAAGGTAGAGCAGTATCTGCGGATCAGATATAGATTTTTTTACATAGTGATCTGGTGAGAGCTGTGTAAAGTTGGATAAATATCTGTACAAATATTAAAACGAGATGGAAAGATCAGCAGGGATAGCTATAGTGTGTGAAAATAAGATACTCCTTTGCCATAGCTCTAGGTCTAGATGGTTCAAGAGCTATATGCCACCAAAGGGACATGTTGAAAAGGGGGAAAGCAATAAGGAAGCAGCATGTAGGGAAACCTTGGAGGAGGTTGGAATTGAAGTACCTATGGATTTATTGGGGAGAGAATTCAAGATTAACTATATAAGGGCAAAGAAAATTTTCAAGGAGGTCTTTATCTATGAATATAGGGTCGAATCCCTCTCTGAACTGGGACTGAAGAGCGAAATAATTCCACAGACTATGCTACAATTAGAGGAAATAGACGACGCCAAATTCATGGATAAGGATGAGGCTAGCGTGAGAGCACTTCCCCGATATCATGACATGATAAACGAATTATTAAAATAAGATAAATCCAATGGAAAAGCCCAAGGTATTTAATGCAAAAGAATGTCCAGGATGCAACGTTCCCAAGGGATGGGGACATGAGATAATCTTTGAGAACAATGAACTTTACTGTGGTAAACTATTATGCTTTAAAAAAGGAGCTAAATTTTCGATGCACTACCATATGATAAAGGACGAAACGTGGTATGTCCAGGAGGGATCTTTCCTTTATAGATGGATAGACACAGAAACCGCCGAGGTAAACGAGGTTGAACTCAGGGTGGGGGATTCAGTAAGACAGAGACCTGGTCAACCACACCAGTTGGAAGCTTTAGAGGACGGTGTAGTTTATGAAGTCTCTACTGAACACTTCGATTCAGACTCATATAGAGTATGGAGAGGAGACTCTCAAAAGTAAGTTCAATTGGATACAGACATAAATAGATCCAGTTGAGTCTGTACCGGTCGAAACATACTCGGCCCCCAATCGTAAAAATGAATAATCCAAACAGATATCAAATTTTATATCCAATGAGTTCTTCCAGTACTAAGAAAAAAGAGGAAGTTATCGTGAATCTTCTACAGGAGAGACATCTAAGTTATCTTGGTTTAACAAGAGATGACGTCAAGAAAAACCCGTTTTGGCAAAACACCAAATCAATCACCCGGATGGAATATCAGGAGTGGATTGAGTATGGCGTTAATTCGATCATGTCAATTACTGGATGTGAAAAAATGAAAGCCGAGATGGAGATGTCTTGGATCGAAAGCAAGTATCGAATTAAGGTAAGAGACTAACCGAGCTAACGGAATTGGGTAGTTAATATCTAGAAACCATTACATCAACATACCGCTGAAGATGAATTCAGATTTAAAAATTAAAAATCTGGAAACTCCAAGATAACAAGGCTGTATAAAAATGTAAGTTCTTGTTATGAAAACATTTTATAAGCCATCGGAAGCAATTAAGTGGAGTAAGGAAAGACTTTATAATCACGGATATGTGGTTAAGACCGAAAGGTGGCAAGGGGTTCCTTCCCCAGATGACATGTGGGAAGTAATGAACCACTCTTTCCAGATGTTTATACCTAAGGATATAGAAAGCCTTATCGAGGAGGTTAATCCAAACCTCCCCTGGGCTGATGATCACTTTGACGAGAGGATAGGTGGGGTACCACTTAATCCTCCTCCCTCAAATGAATGGTGGCCTTATAACAGGAAGAAAAATGAGCAATTCAAAAAGGATGAGATGTTTTCCCATACCTATCCGGAGAGAATTTGGCCAAAAAAGGCTCCTATAAACAATCAGACCGGCAAGGTTAGAAAAAAGAGTCTTCAGGGCATTAGGTTTGAGTATGGTGATATGTCTGATTTAATAGATATGTTGGAAAGGGAGCCATTCACTAGACAAGCTTTTCTCCCAATTTGGTTCCCAGAGGATACCGGAGCCCCACATAAGGAAAGAGTACCTTGTACAATAGGTTACCACTTCATGAGAAGAGGAGATAGATTTCATATATCTTATTTTATCAGATCCTGTGATATCATAAGACACTTTAGGGATGATATCTATTTAGCTTGTAGAAAGCTATATTGGATTTTAGATTCCTTGAAAAAGAGAGACCCCGAAACTTGGGGAGAAGTTGAACCCGGATATTATTCAATGCATATCATATCTCTGCATTGTTTTAATCGGGAGAAGGGTATATTAAAACAAAGCAACATATAATGGGTTCATTACGTTTACCCGAACAATTTCTAAAATACGATATATGAGGAGGTGTTTCGTTTCAATAACAACCAAAAATTATCACTACCTATCGGTATTGCTATCTAATAGTATATCGGAGTTCTCCTCTTATCCCATACATATTTTTTGTATTAATTACAACCCAAAGAAAGAAGGGTTGGAAATGCCCTCTGGAGCGATCTTCCATGAGATAGAGTATGATATTAACGAGAATGGAACACCATTCAACTATGTTGAGGGTGGGAATTTCTACGTCGACAGGAGGAATTTGAGAAGCTTCCAGATCATGACCAGAAAATCCGAAGCTTGCCTGAGAGTTCTGGATATGGGATATGACGAATGTTGTTTTATAGACGGGGATAGCATAGCTTGCCCAAACATAGATGAAATCTTCTCGTACTCGGATAAAATTAAATCCACCCCTCTGATGACCAAAGGTCCGCATGAATTTGTCATGGTAACCGACGATGATGGGAATGTGAGGGGAAATCCATTCGAAGGATGCTGGCCAGAAAGAGATTTGACAAAGACCATTGAATATCCACTAATGAAATTTTTTCAGGTACCCATAGAATCAAGGGATGAATATAGGACTGGTAATCTCTTCCTCTTTAATCAGGGCTGTAAGGAATTTCTCATTGTACTGGAGGAAGTTCTCAATGTCCTATGGAAGGTAGTTGATGTGTATGAATATTCACCTTTCCAGGATGAGAGCGTAATGAATACTCTGGTTTGGAAAAATGGAGGTGGTGGATTACCAATGTCATATATCAATATAGAGGGGATGGATACGGTTCTTCATTTTTTCCAGAATCCAGAGGAGGTGGAAAGCGGCTTAATCTCTTCATTCTATAGAATTCCAGAAAATAAAAGGGACATAAAAGTACTACACGGGGAAAAGAGGAAACAAGAGGTGGAGACGATAATAGAATATCTAAAGGAATTAAAAAATAAAGGATACTACGATAATGGAACTGAAGAAGAAACCCCGGAAAATTAAGAAGCCAACCGATTCTATGAAGGAATATTACGAGAAGCTATATCTCAGAAACCAGAGCAAGTGGATGAGGAGATCTAAACTCGAACAGTCTCATTTGGGTTCCGAATTTGTCTTTCTTAAGGAATCACACAAGCTCCTAGGTAGCTCTAGCTCCACTGAGGTTGTTTTAGAAAATCTAGTCAGCGGGGAACATTACATAGTCCATATAGACGATATAACAAACATTATCCTTAACTGATGTCCAGTGATAGTAGAGATTACCACATACTCCCCACAGGCACACATAGAGGTTTGCACAATTATAAGAATCTATAATTCGGAGATAGTAGAGAATGGACTCGGGGCTGGGGAATCATATGGGAATTTTATAATTGACACACCGGAGGAATCCATGGAATCTCTCCTTTTGTTGGACGGCATAGAAATTATCTGGGAGGATTAAAAAGTTGATAGTATTACAAAAAATTGTCCTGCGGGTTTGGCTTACTAAAATATATAGAGTACACTTTATTTGGGATTGTTGGGGAACAAACCATAATCAAAGTATATGAGCCAAAATAGGGAAATACCTGAATTGATACAGGATATATTAAATCAGCTTAACTCGATGCAGAGTCAGCTTCCTAATGGGGAGTTAAAAATTATTCAGATTAACATCCAGGAGCTAAGACATGCTCAATCTGAGATGAAGCAAGATTTATCTGAGCTAAAGAGGAAACTCCTGGATCCCGAAGACGGTGTTATAGTAAAGGTTAATCAAAACACAAAACACAGGCTGAATCACGAGGAAGATGAGAGGGCTAATCAGGAATTGCTATTGGAGCATGCTGAGTTAGTTAAATGGAAGGGAAGTGTAACTAAAGCCTTATGGATAATATTCTCTGCACTGGTTGGTATTTTGGCTAAAATGTTCTTTTTGGATAAATAGATAAAAGAAGGAAAGTTATGTCCAAATTACCAGTAGTAGAACCAGATAAGAAATTCAAGACAGTCGACAACTTTGTAAAATGGTTCGACCAGAAAACCTTTGGATCCGAAAGGGGATCCCTTGGATTAGAAAGGGGAACGGTTGGAAAACTAATGCAGTACGAAGACTTCTCCCAATCTGCGAAGGGGATTCAGTCAAAATAATCAGGAGAATTTATTTCAGAAAAGGCCGAAAATTTTTTGATAAACTAGTATATAAATAGTATATCAAAAAATCAATCTCCTTCATGAAGATAAAATTAGAATATGTCTGGCTAGATGGTTATAAACCCGAGCCTAACCTGAGATCCAAGGTCAAAGTAATTGATTTTGGTGGTGATATCGAGAATCCTATATCTCTGATTATGCCTAAGTTAATGGACATTCCCCAATGGTCATTTGACGGAAGTTCCACAATGCAGGCCGAGGGAAGTTCCTCAGATTGCATATTAAATCCGGTTAAACTCTACCACGATCCAACCCGCGGTGGATTTTCCTATATAGTTATGTGTGAAGTCCTTAATATGGATGGAAGTACACACGAGACTAACACCAGAGCTTCCATAGGGAGCGAGGGGAAGGATAACTGGTTCGGATTTGAACAGGAATATGTTCTAAGATGGTTCAATAGCAAGGATAACAGACCACTTGGATTTGAGAATTTCCAACAACCTGAAAAGCAGGGCAAATACTATTGTTCGGTTGGGCATCCACATAGTGCAGGTAGAGAAATATCCGAAGAGCATATGGATGCTTGTATTTCCTGCGGTATTAATATTACTGGGACAAATGCAGAAGTTATGCTGGGTCAATGGGAATATCAGGTTCTTGGAGAGGGTAATAAAGATGCAGCTGATGATCTATGGGTTTCTAGATTTCTACTTCGCAGAATAGCAGAAAAATATAGGGTTAGCGTTGATTTTCATCCCAAGCCTATGGGGAAGGGAGCAGATTGGAACGGATCAGGTATGCACGTAAACTTCTCAAACAGGGAAATGAGAGAAGTTGGTGGAAAGGAACTCTTCGATTCAATATTCAGACATCTGGAAAAAACACACAAAGAAGCAATAGACATATATGGCTCTGATAATGATCAGAGGCTAACCGGAGAACACGAAACCCAGAGCATAGATAAGTTCTCATGGGGAATGAGTGATCGAGGGGCTTCAATCAGGGTACCAGTTACCACTGCAAAGGAATGGAAAGGATATCTGGAAGACAGGAGACCTGGGTCAAATGCGGATCCATATCTTATCACTGCATATATGGATGACATATTAAAAACAGACGTGGTATCTCTCCAGAGCTAAATTTAAATTATGGAAGGACCCGAAGTTTTTCTCGATTCAGATGGGATGTCCTTTGAGGAAAAGGATTTATTCTGGAAGCTAATCTATAAAAATGTATCAAAAGCGGTGAAGAAAAAACACTCATTCACCCTGATATTCCATCTGGATGAGATGGGATTAGATAACGAGGATGGATATTCCATTGTTATACAGAAGAGGGATTACGGAACTTTTCTCAGAAATTACCTCATGTGGTCGGAAGATCTTGAAAGATACGAAACCTGTATGGAGGTTAAGACTTTAATTGATGAATATAAATTATGGGAACAGAATTTAGATTAACACAATCCGCAAGGATAAATGGGATACAAGTCTCAAAGGGTGATATTCTACGAGAGAATAACACGTCCAAGACTGTAAAGGTGCTAAATGTACTTAGAAACTCGGAAAACCAGTACATGCTTCAGGTGGAATACAACTCTCCTTCCGGGGCGGCTGGGGTATTTCAAAAACCCGTGGAGTCATTCTCTTTCCTGCACTAAGTAAATATATACTTAGCATGGGATATTATGAGAACTCTAAGATCTATAGAAGAATTGAATTGGGCTCTGAAGATATATTCGGATATAATAAAACGTGGATCGAAAAGTCCGCTATTTGAGAGTTCAAACGATTGTATGGGCATACTCGAAGAGTTTGAAGAATATGAAAAATGCTCTGATCTTTACGAGGTTATAAAATCCTTAACTACTGGAGAAAAAAAATAGGAAATGGAAGTGAAAGGCAGCAAGCCACTTGAAAGAGATATTTATGAGAATGCTATAAGCAGGATGGAGACACTCGGTACTAAGGCGATACTTCAGCCCCGTCTTATAGAGAAGAGACACGCTATAAAGGAATCACTTCTGGATTATTACGAATCGACAGAGGAGTACGAGAAATGTAAGTACATTACGGAGTTCTTCAATATGGTGGAAAAGGAAATAAATATCCTTGGCATAATAGGAAGACTGAAGGAGGAATAGTAGAATCACATCTCTGTTCATATATAATGGGTATTCAATTTACCCATTTTTTGTGGTATAGGTCTAACGAAGCCCGGATATAAATACTAAGGGGACCCGAAATTTTTTTGAATGTCTCCCATATATTAGAAAACTTCCGAAGTATTAAGAACCCAGGAAATTAAAGAATAGCATATGTCACCAAAAGAAATTGTTGAAAAATTTAGCGATGATATCATCAACTTAAGTCAACAGGGACTAAGCCACCCAGAAATAGCAAAAAAACTAATCTCCGATAGGGGAGTAGATATCGGTGAATATAAACCCGACTCGCTAAGGAGGCAGATCACCATTTTTCTATCTGCAGAAAAACCCGAGAGTTCTTACATCTCAGAGGAGGAAGGAGAAGATATGGAAAGGTCAATAAGAGAAAAATTTGAGAAGGATAATATAGATGATAATGTTATACAGGATATAGAGGAGGAGGAATCTAATCTTGCTAAAAGAGCATACAAGAAATACAAGCACAGCACCGCTTATTATTACGACGAAGCTAAAGATCTCTACATCATATACATAAAAAACAAGCCCTATAAGTTTACAGGAACCATTGTTAGGGATATGAAGTCCAGATATTCGAATATGGACGGGTCTCCGGAAACCATCAATGAAATATGTAGAAACTTTGAGATCCCAAGGAATATCTTTATTGCTCTAAAGTCTATCATGGGATGGACCCACGACTCCGAACCATTCACAGACGAGGAAATGTTCTCAAGAGGTGAGGATGAGATGGTTCAGGATGCCTTACAGAAAAGGAAATTCTCTTTCTTCCAGAAATATACACGAAGCGAGGAAAAACTTATCAAGGATGCCGCAAATAATTGGTGGGCTTTCAAAGGATTAACTCTAAATCCCTTGGCTGAAAAACTAGAGAGCGTTTTTGCCAAATATACCGTTCCTAAGATCAATATACCGGAAGGTGATAAACACGCTTTGGTGATATCCCCTTTCGATCTCCACTATGGTAAGTACTCTTGGTCCGGCGAAGTGAAGGAGGAGTACAATAGGAAAATGGCAAGGGATCTTTTGATGGAAAAAACAAATGAGCTTATCCCCGATATTCTCAAATATAACATAGAGAAAGTGATAGTCCCGGTGGGATCTGATTTTTTCCACGTAGACACGATGAGAGGCACCACAACTAAGGGAACTCCGCAAGATTGTGACGGTACCTTCATACAGATAATGGTCGAAGGTCAAAAGCTCATGGTAGAGTTCCTGGACATATTAAGACAGGTAGCTGATGTTGAAATAATTCTTACTGCAGGAAATCACGACTTTAAGTTATCACATGTTTTACTTCAATATCTGGATGCATATTACAGGGAGTGTGAAGACGTCAATGTTATAAGGTGTCACCGATTCCGACAGTACTTCAGTTACGGGAATACCCTAATGGGATTTACCCATGGGGATGGGATGAAGCTTCAGGATTTGCCATATATGATGGCTAATGAAGCTCCGGACCTATGGGCAAAGACCAAACATAGAGCTTTCTTTACTGGTCACCTCCATCATGAGATGGTTAAAGACTACAAAGGCGTGAAGGTATTTCAGATGCCTAGTCTTTCCGGATCGGATAGATGGCATCACAATCACGGGTATGAAGGATCAACCAGAGCTTTGCATGCTTATGTGATCCACCCGGAGAGTGGGATAAAAGCCACACTAATGGCAAACGTATGACGTAATAAACGTAATATAGAAATGAGTCTAATAGAGGATCTACTAATGGAAGCATGGAAGCTCGGAATTAAGGACCAAGTTATGGAAAAGGTCTCTAATGAAACTGCTAAACTCCACAGTGAAGGCAAGAGACATATCGACCGGGAATCCATCTATGAAAATGCTTTTAAAGAAGCCATGAGTGAAATTGATAAAAATGACGGCAGGAATAGATGAGGTAGGCAGAGGGTGTCTTTCCGGACCAGTTGTATCTTCGTCGGTAATTCTACCTGATTCTTTTTCCCATGATCTAATAACGGATAGCAAGAAACTAAGCAAGAAAAAGAGAGAAATTGCCTACGGGGTAATAATGGATAATGCCCTTCATGTAGGTATCGGCTATTCATACCCAGCCGAGATAGATGAGATCAACATACTTCAAGCTACATTCAGATCTATGTTTAGATCAATCGATGAGCTAGGTATAATACCGGAAATGTTGTTGGTCGATGGTGATAAGTTTCCGGGTTATCAAAACATACCATTTAAATGTATAATAAAGGGAGATTCTAAGATTCCCTCAATATCGGCAGCTTCCATTATAGCAAAGGTTACGAGAGATAGATTCATGGAAAATCTTTCCATGGATTACCCCGAATACCTATGGGAGAAAAATTCAGGATATGGAACCAAGGACCATATGAATGCTATCGAGAACCACGGTCTAACCGAACACCATAGGAGATCTTTTTGTTCTCGTTTTATAAAAGGCAATTCTATTTTTTAATTAAGGTTATATAGTGGAAAATATAGAAGAACTAATAATGGGAGAAAGCTGCACATACAGCTTAGATCTGGTCTCGGAAAAGAGGTGTCAGGATCACATGTTGGAAGATCTGGAGGGAAAGATTAGATCCATCCCCTTTGATTACCCGGAGATCGCTGAAAGTATATGCTCAGTTCTGAGGATAAACCAGGAAGGTAAGATAGAGATTTATATAGAGGACAATAAATTTAATGAGGATTGCTCTGACTCCCTTGTTGATTTTATTGTAAAGATAGAATTGATAATCGGGCAGTTTGACTACGGATCGTCACTTAAATGGGAGGTTGAATTTCCATTTACGAGTAGAACGTGGGTTAAGGATAACTACCAGTGGGAATTATCACATTCCGAAGAGGACAACTACTACGACGGGGATAACTGGTCAGACCCAGAATGGGACGATTGGGAAAATTAAAAAAACATGGATCCCACCAGAACCTCTAACTACGGACCGGGTGACTTAAGGAGGATCTGCGAGCTGAACAAAGAATCAGACCTCTCAAGGATAATAGATATCGGAAGTAAATTTGAATTGAGCGGGAAGAACGAGGTACAATTCCCAAAAAAAGCCTATGTTATAAACTTGGCCAGGAGACACGACAGATGGGAGAGATTCAATTCATTAAATAAGCAGCTCTTTTCCAATTTCGAGGTCGAGAGATTTGATGCGGTTGAAGATCTATCGGACGTTCCCTGGGCCATCTTTAGAAGTTATCTCGATGTCATGGAAAAAGCATTTGGAGAAGATTGTCAGGATTCGATAGTCGTGATGGAGGATGATGCTTATTTGGTTTCCGGGGCTATGGATAAAATAAGGGATTCATATGCTAGTCTTCCACAGGATTGGGATATTTTGATAGGCAACCATTATTTCTTTGGAGAAATGGGGGTAATAAATGAACATCTGGCAAAACCCCTAAATAGGGCATCCACGATTAATTTTTCAATTATCAGGAATACTATTCTGGATAAGATAAAGGACAATCTCAACATGAGGGAGGGGGATAAATTGGATATAGATCATTTCATCACAAGCTGTGATGTTCCGATAAACAACTATTCCATTTGGCCAATGGTATCTAGAGAGTATCTCAGTCACTCAGACCACAAAGGATGCGAAAAAAATATGGAAATGAGAATTCGGGAACATGCGTACCTATTCCCATTTGTCGATGGTGATAAGTATTACCCATCTCTAGCGGGCTGGTAAATATATGATGTCCAGCTTGGATATATATGTGGATATTTTCAAGATCCATGATTAAAAGTTACGATCAATTTAAAAATAGAGGAGAAGATCTCAAAGAGGCGGTAACCATCTTCGGGGGTTTAGATCCCAAATGGGGATCTTATGAGAACGGCCCGAGAAACCACCAATCCAGACCATTAGGTAACTGGCAATCTGATAATGCCTGGGATATTTTCGCAAAGGCGGGTACTCCGGTATATTCCATCACGAGCGGAGAAGTTAAGAAGGTAAAAGATACAGGAAAAAAATCTGGAAAGGTTTACGGAACCCACGTTACTGTGGATAGTTCTGGTAGGGATCCTCAAGTTTTTTACACACATCTTAAAAACGTATCAGTAAAACCAGGAGATAAGATAGAAGCGGGTGATGTAATTGGTGAAATATCTGAATGGGGGGATAGTAAATCAACCCACGTTCACATAGGTCTGAGCAATAATAAGCACATCAGAGACTATATGAAAGAAGATGGGACCCTTCTTCTTGTTAACCCTGAATCATCCAACAAAGGAAGGAAAGTCACCGGAGGAGAAACCCCAATGGATGTCAGATGGGATACCAAATATACCGATGCAACAGCCAAATCGAATAGCAACGTGATGGGATTCCTGAAGTTCCTACAAAAGAGGAAGGAAAAAGTGTTAGCCGATGCGGGTGGGGCACAAGGATCGACTGGGCTATTCACCTTGCTTAATCTACCTCGGCTAGGATCGCAGGCTTCCCCCATGAGAAGCACCACCTCAATCACTCCAAAAGCCACAACCATAGGCAAGGGACCATCACCTATGTCAGTTGCTAATGATTTACACAATGAAATATCCCCAGTGGTCGGTTCGATAGTACCCAAGGGTAAGGCTTCTTCACATAAAGAGAATATCGAGATAGTAATAAGTGCTCTAAATAAGTATGGAATAGTTAATCCACTTATACAGAAAGGAATACTGAGCGTAATAGGTAAGGAATCCGGATTTGTTCCTAAGAATGAGCACGCATATAACAACACCTCCAATGAGAGGATACGCAAATACTTCGGGAGTCGTGTTTCTAATTATACTGAGTCGGAATTAACAGATCTCAAGAAGGATGTAGATCGATTCTGGGACGTTGTCTATGGGGGTAGATACGGAAACGATTCACCAGGTGACGGATCCAAATACAGGGGAAGGGGATTTAACCAGCTCACTTTCAAGGACAGCTATAAGAAGTACAACGATCTTCTGAAGAAAAATGGGACAAACGTTGATATAGTGAACAACCCGGAAATGGTGAATGACCCTAAAATAGCGGCTGAGGTGGCAGCCCTATTCTTCCTAAACAGATTAAACAGCAGACATTCCAAGAAAAAGTACGGGAATGACGACCCCAATGATTTTACGAATTTCGATACAGCATTAAAAGCAGCTACGAATGCCAACGCAGGATGGGGTAAAAATATAGAAGGCAGTAAATCACTTAGCAACGCCAGAGAATACGCAGCTAATTTCGATATAGTCAATACAGATGGATCAATGCTAGCCTAATGGGAAAGATAAAGAAAACATGAGTAAGCTTTTTAATTTTTCAGAATGGCTAAAGATCCAGGAAGATCTGGATCCTACCTCACATTTCAGGGAAAGGGTCGAGGAGAGAATAGTGGATATGAAGGATATACTCCTTCCGCAGCAGCTACTTTCAAGGATACCAACCCCAGCGAGTAAGCTAAAGGAACAGGTTAAAAAACTCATAACAGACGAGACACTGAGCAGAATCAAGGCACTGGAGAAATCATCCCTTGCATTTGATAGAAACTCTGGATATCCCCTGATAGCTCCATATTTTACACACGATGGGGTAGATTATCCCGTAATTATAGTTTCTGAAAGCAGGGACGAAAAAACTGGAGTTAAAAAAGAATCCAGAGGGAATCAGATCTACGTTCCAATTAGAGATGGCAAGTTACTTACTATTATTCCATATCCAGCAAATATGGATGACTCTGAAATAGAGAAGAGGCAGCGGGATCATGCAATCAGGAGTTTTGGTGAGTCTGGAGGAGCTTTTAAAATGATACCTAAGAAACAGGATTATATCTATAAAGTGGAGGTAAAAGAAGGGGAAGTCGTTCCATATAAGACCAGAAAATCTGCTCCTATAGACTACAGTAAAGAACAGCAGTACAATCTTAACGCCGGGAATAAGATTAGGGTTTTTGTAAAATTCGCCGGTGGATTTGTTGAGGGTGAAATTGATCGCATCAATAACAGGATTGATGATGAATTCAGAGAAGAGGGCATAGGACTGGATCTTCTCATCGATGTAAAAGGGAAAAAGATGAAGCTACCTAAGAAACTACCTGCTGGTGAGATAGTAGAGCTTCCCATCGGTGAAGATGGAGAATGGGTTAAGTCCGAGGTAGTTTCCCCTGGATACGTAATAGATAATCGAATGGACGAGCCTATAAACCTCAAGTTCAAGGCTAAGAGATAATTAATATTTGTCGAAACAAATCATCCTATTGTCCTGTAAAATACATGACTTTAATAGGATAATTATGAGACGGTTACTAGAAAGAATATCATGGCTAACTAGGAGATGGAATTATTCATT